GTTGGGTTTACTCATTTCGGACTCCTTGTTTTGGCTCTACTTGAAGCTCCATTAGTGGAGCGTCCCTCGAGCCTGTAATTCTATTATAGCATAGTATAGCACACCTTGTCAAGTCCTACAGGGACGGGATAGGGACTACCCTGTCCTGCGTGACATGGTTATGGGCCACCTCCTTTAAAGGGCGAGTAAAGGGCCGAGCGCGCCGAGCGCGCGTCCTTGACAAGGATATCACACTATGCTATAATGGAAATATGACAACAGCAACTACCGTTTCCCAATCACAGCGTTCCCAAATCGTAGCTACGTTGGAGAACTCCGAACAGTACCGAGGTCGTCGTATTGTTAAATCCGAAGATGGGAAACGAGAATACACGGTCGCCATTCGAAATTCGGATAGCCGCTGGACCTGTGGCTGTATGGGTTGGACGCGGGTCTGCAACCCAAAAGGCACGGACTGCAAGCACATCAAGATTGTAAAGGGGCTTTGTGGCGCAGGAGTCACTGCCGCCGCCCTTTCTGCTACCGATGTCGTGAATGCTCTTAACATGCTTCTCCAGGACTTCGCTACCATTTCGGTTGATGAGGTGCTGGGGAGATGGCTCCGACTTCAGGACACTGCGCTCAATCTGCTCACTTATTTCAGCATGAGCGAAGACGCTAAAGCTGCCCAGGAATACGACAGTTTGTTTAATTCCGTAAAGGCCAAAGTCGTTGCCGCCGCGATGATGTAAAAGACTAGATGAACCCATCCTTGGTGTACCTGAAGCCTATAGTCGCGTTTGATGTTGATAACACCCTGGTCGATGACGACGAGGAACCACGCGAAGAGGTAGTACAGCTCTTTAGGCTTCTGCAGCGCTTTGGTTGCCGGATGGTTGTCTGGTCCAATGGCGGGGGTGAAAACGAGTCCTCACTCGATTACGCCGACCGCATCTGTGAGAAACTGGGCTTAGAGGCCCAAGTGATTGAAAAAGGCTCAATTCAGCCTGACATCACAATCGACGACTTGGACATGCACACGCGAATTAGCGAAGGGACTCTAGGTCGAGTCAATATCAAGGTCTAAGTTAGACCACCATGAAGCATTGAAGCCAGTTTGCCTGCAATCATCAACCATTCCGGGTGTTCATAGCTCGATGCAAACTCGTCGCGGGCTTCCGCAAGGGTTACATCCATAACACCACTCAAATCCTCGATATCGTTGTTATAGTTCGGAAAATCTTCACAGGCACCGGCCAAAATCTCTTTGAAAGACTCGGATTGGTAAATTTTCTCCGCTTCATCGCGCACAGAGAATGCAAGCACTAGACACTGCAAATCGGCTGTTGTGATTTGCTCGGGGTCAATCTGGTTGGCATCCAAAAAGGACTCAATCTTGGAAAGCATTTGGCTTTCTTTTGCTTTCTTTTCAGCGAGATAATCATCCTCCTCGTTCTTGTCTTTTTTGCTCTCAGCAGCATCCGGGGCGGGGGACTCTTCGAGGTCTTCTGGTTTCGTGTCTTCGAGGTTCATAGGCATTCTCCAAACGACGCAATTGTCCGGTGGACCAGCTTTGGTTTTCATGGGCCTTGCCACTTATCCGCGCCTGAACCAAGATGAGGACCAATTGGAGCAATACCGCTGTCTGCTTTATCCTTTGCGGGAGCGGTTTCGACCTTCGGCGCAATAAGAAGTCGGACTTCGTATTTATTAAACTCATCCATGACAGCGCGAACTTTATCCCAGTCCCCAATAATTGACATCAGCTTCTTTTGAAGCATCTCGAGGAAGATACCATCTTGCCAGTCATCAACGTCGTTAAAGCCTGCTGCGGCATCTTTGTGCTTCTCTTCTTTTGGGACTTGTGGTAAGATGTTCTCCCAGTCCATATCAGGGCGCTTGGCCTTTAGAGACTTAATGGCCATCTCGCGATAGAGTTCCGGCGAAAGCTCGATATGAAAGGGCGCTTTAAGTGGTTCGGGGCTGATACCAAGGTGGTTCAACTTTTCGGCCAAAGCCTGGACCCCTTCGAGGTCCCATTGAAGCGCTGCGTTTACAGATTTCCGTGAAACTTTGTTGTCTCTGGAGACCTCGATCCCGAGGTCTGCCAATGCGTCAAGAATTTGGTTTCGCGTCAGGGCCATATCGCATAAAAATAACCAGGATGCCCAAAAAAGACGAACCTATGGACAAAGTCAAACTCACCCTATACTTCGACACCAAGCAAGGCCGCAGCAATTTTTTGGCCTGGTATCTAGACGGTGGAGGTGAACAAGGTAGTCATTACTATACAAGGGGCAACTGGACCGAAGAGTGGATATACTTAGCGCCGCCGGAGACTGCCTGTCCTAAATGTGAATACAGCTTCGACGAAGATGAAATCAATGGATTTTTCTGGGACAACAAGTCAATCATGCGCAAGACTTTCAAGTGCGGCAATTGTGGCCACAAATACAACATTGAGAATATCTATTCAAAAGATCCCAGTTAGTCGCGCCAGGCGCTGAGATCACGGTCGGGCCAATCGAAGTCAACAATAGGAGCGAGACTTCCCGGAAGGCCGCAATAAGGGCAATCTCCGAGCATACAGGTCGCCACATGACCCTCAGGCCAAGTACCCTTTTTAGCTTCTGCGCATTCGAAACAAATCCAATAATGAGCCAGTTTTTCGGGTGCCATACCTCAAAATATAGGCTAGGAATCTGGCTTGTCAGTTCTATTGTAAGCCCATTTGAAAAGTGTGGAATTCTCATCCGGTCTTTGGTCGATTGACGCTAAAGCTTGCAATGTATCAATAACAAGCACTAGAGAACCATCAAAAGGCTTACCAACCTGGGTGAGTTTGTGGGCTGCCCGTTCTTCATCGAACCTAAGCACACTAACTTCGGTCTCAAAGACAAACCTAGGCACACTAGCTTCGGAGACAACCTCTCTGTTAGCCTTTAACATTTGGAAAAAGTGCTCATCAAAGATAACCTTATCGAATATCATCAGACCTCGTCAGTTTCTGGTTTCCCCTCATCTCCAAGGACCATTACACCGCCGGTCAACCAAGTTCTTGAATAACAAACCGTATCTGCGGCTGGAGCGAACCTCACATTTTCGGCGATGGTTGTGCCCAATTCTGGGTCTTTACAAACCTGAATGGTTCCGCGTTCTACTCCGCGCAAAAGGCCATAGATGCGATCAAATTCCGACCCATCGTAAATTGCGCATTCAAAAATATTTCTGGAAATAGACATTGGTTCCTGTCCCCCGCGCCCCAAAATCATTGACGTCCAGAAATCGTTCCAGTTCCAGATTTGGAGTTTCCTTATATACTTTTACGCGGTCAACACGTGCATAAATCGGCCCGTGATGGCACCAGGCAACCATCCACATCACCGCCTCTTGAGTTCCACAAAAGACCGCTTCCACATCGCCGTTTGCAAGATTTCTTACAAACCCTCGAAGCTCTTCGCCCATCTCCATCTCGGGGGCGTAGCTTCGCATTACTGCGGCTTCACGGGTGGAACTTCGAAAGCCCACTCCCTGCACTTTTCCACTTATAATAAGGCGTCTTTGAATAACTTCGTGCATACCAGTGTATACCACTCCGGAGCCTCTAAGTCAAGTTTACCTTAGCAATAAGGATTGGCCACTATAACGCATAGCAGGAGACAGTATGTCCAGGCATTTTGTTTGTGGGGTGGATTTTGAGGCCGAACTCGACCATACCCTTGACTTCTTTAACAGTATTGACGAATTAAAGGCCAAGAAAAAGTGCTGGCCGGAGTGTGGTATTGTGGAGGTCATCTTGGATGAACAGTGCGAAGTCGTCGCACATAGCGTAGTTTTGGAACCGAAATCCAGGCTCTAGAACCGGCGCTCGCTCATCGGCTTGTACGTGATAGTGTATTTGCGCAAACCATGGACGGCTTCATAAAGCTGGTCTACGAGGAGTCTAAGTTCTTCGACTGAGGCGTTCGCCACCCGCTCTTTACAGGCTTTACAACGTTGGTAACTGGTGCAACTTTGAGCGTTAAAGCAGCCGCACTTATAAGTGATACTCGAGCAAATCAAACATTTGACTTGGCCGTGTTCGTTTCCACATTTTGGAGGCTTCCAGAGAACCATTACTTCTTTTTAGAAGATTTTGCTACTCCTGGCATTGGCATTGGATACGCGCCGCTTTTCGGGGTAATAGGCTGCGGTGGCATTTGGAAGGGATAAGCGCCCTGGCTGGGCTTCGTTGCCTTAGGGTACTTGGTCGTATTTGGGGGCCAACCGTTGTCATAACCATCACAACTTTTGGTCTTCGGTTTGCTCTTGCTTGGGTTTTTCATGCTCTAAAGATAATCTGCACCAGCTACCGGTCTGCGCATCGCAGTACCAGTCCTTTTCCCAGTTGACCCATAGGAAATACTTGCCCTGGCAGCGTGGGCATCGCGAGACCGGGCCGGGTTTGTATAAAAACTCAACTCCACACGAAAGACAACGAAAGTGTTCGTTATACTTAGGTGGAGGGGCTATGATGGTCTGAGTCATATTTCTTCTTAAAATATTCCACGATCTTTTGCCAGTTTTGTTCGGATGGCGACTGGGGGTCAAAGTGGAGAAATTTGCCCTGGAATTGGTGCTCCCACTTGCGGTCGTCATCGATTAAGTAATCTCCTCTAAGGAGGCCTTTATCGCAAGAGAGCATACAATGCCGAGCGAGCTTAGGGAAATGCTCGTAGAGCCATTCTAGTTTTTCCGTCGCTGAATTAACATTCTTGTTGGAAAACTTAAACCCAATGTAAAGCGCGAGTTTTGGCATTTGTAATAAGGCATGAATACCTTCGGCGGCACCCGGCATGACCGGTAGGTTCCTAAAGAAGCCTTTGACAAACATCTCGGGCGGGTCATCGACTTTGACGTAGGGCTCACCACGTTGACGCGAAATTGCAGAATCAAAATTCGCCAGTACACCATCCATATCAACAAACACTATAACTTTATGACTGTTCACGTAGGATTTTTAGCAGTCGCGCCATTAATTTGAACCTATGAGGGTTTTGATTTGTGGTGATATTTGGGAAGTGACGGCCCTGGACGACGAGGAATTCGAGCAGCGCTTTGGGATGCATGCCGGAGTCACCTTTCCAGAGACTCGCTGCATTGTTCTGAATGAGGATGACTTAAACCGAGAAACCGTGGTCCATGAGCTTTGCCACGCATATTTCGCTTCTACTTGTGTGGGAGCTGCTGACCTAACGCCGCACCAAGTAGAAGAAGTCCTGTGTGAAATGTTTGCCAAGCATGCCACCAAGATTCTGAAACAAGCCGCATTCATCATGAAAGAACTAGGGGACTAAAACCCAGGATGCTCGATGTCAAAAAGGAATTTGAAGAGATTTTGGACGACGAAAGCGATTGGAAACCAGGCACGGTGGTATACGTGGACGTCGATGACACGATTATGGACCGCCATGACCACCCCAAACCTTCGGTTATTGAATTTTTGCACTATGCCAAAAGTCGCGGCTGTCGCCTCTTTCTTTGGTCGCAAGCGGGCGATGATTACTGCAAGGAGCACGCGGAGCGCCTTGGTATTGCGCACCTTTTTCAGGCTTTCTTACCAAAGCCTGATATTGCTGTGGACGATCTTCAAATCACAACCCGTTTCATTCGTGCGTGGTTCCACCCCATCCAACTCGCCGGAATCAATTGGACAACTCCCGAAAAACGCTAATGCCTACCTTGAAAGAGGGGGTATTATGCGTAAAGAATACGAAATTCGACAGGAAGTCGACCGCCAAATTAGACGTGAGGTTTCAAGTAAGCTCACCAACTCAATCGCCCATGAGATAGCCCACGCCATTCAGGTGGTAGAAAAGCAAATCGAACTCGCCAAGGACAAGGACCCAGAGTTTCACAAAAGAGTAGGCTATCTGGCGGGATTAAAGTTCGCGGCAGCTTTGGTGGAGTTGCAGGCCTTACAAAATGAAAAAGCGCTGGAAAAGCCTCTCCTTCAAATTGGGTCAGACAGCGAGACCAAATGCGAGGCAGTCTAGCCTAAAAGTCTCTATGAGCAAAGAAGAAGAATACGGCGACGAAGGTTTCGATTTGGATGACGCAGTACGTCCGCGCATTTTGAAGGTCATTCCCGAGATGGAGGGAAATGTAGGCTATCTAACTTTTGTACTCTCCGATGACCGCCAAATCATTATGCCGGTGGATTGGTACATGAAGTTGAAACTTGCCGGACCCCATGACATCGTGATCTGGGAAATTGTGGACGATGGCCAGATGGTGGCCTGGCCAACATTGAATGCCAGCGTCCACATGAAGGTTCTCCAAGAAGGCAAATCAGCGATTCGCTAATTTTGCTCCTTTCTTTTCATTGCAATGCTGACAGGCAACCACATAGTTGCTAGGTTCGTTCTTGCCCCCTAGTGCCCGTGGAACGACATGATCAATTGTAGCAAGCTCCTTGGGGTCCTTGCTTTTGATTTTCAGGTTGGTTTGCTTACAATAGTGGCAGGTCAGGTTTTGTGTTGCAAGATACTCTTTCCGGTATTTCTCCCAGCGCAAGTAGTAGGAAATGGACGCATACTTTCGCCGCAGCAAATACAGAGCGGCTGGAGATTGCAGATGTGGTTGCTTAACAAGAATGTGTTGGTTTCCAACACGCGCCACTATTTGTTCTCACAACTCCGTTTGGGTGACTCCCCTTGGTGAATGAGCAACCCACATTTCTGAGCAGCGTTCTCGCATTGATAATACCAAAAAGCCTTACCGTCAACAAAGCCTTTCATCATTAAGATGCAGTCGGACGTTTCAGGTTCGGCCTGGGCGATGGGAATAAGGACCACGAATAAAGACAGTAGCAGTAGCGCGAATGATTTCATTCGGTCCTTATAGCATATAAGAACAGTGCGCACAAGTCTTAAAATGCTTTCATGCAAGACTCACTCGGCGACAGAATGAAAAACGATTACGAGGACCGGATGCGTTACGAGCTACCGCGTCGGACCTATACATTGATCCGCGTTGATGGCAAGGCGTTCCATACCTTTACGCGTCACTGTGAGCGTCCATTCGACGAGGATCTTATTAAAGCCATGAATAATACGGCTTTGGAAATGCTCCCAGAAATGATGGGAGCAAAGTGTGCGTTTGTTCAATCAGACGAGATCTCCATCTTACTTACAGACTTCGAAACACCACAAACTCAAGCGTGGTTTGATGGAAACTTGCAAAAGGTGGTTTCGATTTCCGCCGCTCTGGCCACTGCAGCATTTAATCGTAACTACCCAAAGGGCGAAGGCAAGGCTCTTTTCGATTCTCGTGCCTGGGTGATTTCTAGTCCAATCGAAGTTCGGAATTATCTCATTTGGAGACAGAAAGACGCGACTCGCAACTCCATCAATATGGTGGCCCAATCACTTTATTCTCATAAAGAGTTGCACGGTGTGAAACTCGACCAAGCCCAAGAACTCATCTTCCAAAAAGGAATCAACTGGAACGACTACGATTCCGGCAAAAAACGTGGACGCCTTATTGTGAAGAAGGACTACTGGATTACACCGACTGGGGGTGATTTGCGCGACACTCCGGTCAGACGGACTCGCTGGGAAGTTGTGGAAACTCCGATTTTCACACAGGACCGAGAAATACTTCCATCCTTGATTCCAAACTATCCGGATATTGCGGACGAATAAGCATCCTGCGCAGCCTCTAAAAAAGAGAAATGAAGAATAGCACATATACCTTTGAGATCTATTTCTCACAGGATTACCAGTCCGAAGACCAACTTTATCAAGAGGGGCAGTGGTACAATATTCCCCGCATTACAAACCAGCCCGGTTTTGCCAGTCAGTCTCGGGCATGTCAAGAAGCTCGTAATCTCGCCAAGAGTTTTCACGAACTCTCCGGAGTGAAGCTTTCCTGGCGCGTAGTTGGTGAGACTGTCGTCGAAAGCGGAACTATTTAATGCACCGGTACCTCAGTTGGTAGAGGAGCAGCTTCTAAAGCTGCGTGTCGTGGGTTCGAACCCCACCCGGTGCGCCTTTATATGGTCCCGTAGCTCAGTTGGTTAGAGCAGAGGTTTCTAAAACCTAGTACATGGGTTCGACTCCCGTCGGGGCCTCAGTTATTTTGATAGGAGAGGTACTTATGAGAACAAGTAAACAGTGGTGGAATGAAGTTAAGAACAATCCTAAGGCTTTGATACCCTGGCTCAAAGACCAATACCACGGTGAAGTGACTGCTGCACGTCGCATCAAGAGTCTGGCCAAAGCACTGCCCGCAGGGACCGATAAAGCCTGTTTAGACTTGATTGCGCTACAAGAAGCGAAACACGCGCTCTGGGTCTCCAAACTGCTTAAGAGTCGCGGCATCAAACCCCAAGTTTTGAAAAAGAAATCTCGTTATTGGGAGCAGACTCTACCAAAAGATTACCAATCTCTGCCACTGAAAGAAATTGCTGCAATTGGTGCGCACGCTGAAAAAATGCGTCTGGCTCGGATTAAAGTCATTGCCCACGACCAGTCCGCTCCAGAGGACATCCGTCAAGTTTTTGCAGCCATTCTCCCCGATGAAAAGTTTCATGAACAGGCCTTTCGAGCACTAGCAGGTAGTAAAGCCTTGAAACAGGCATCCCAAGCCCATCAAAATGGGCTTAACGCTCTTGGCTTGGTGGCTTGATCTATACTGATGGAATTCACATCGTCTCCGATGTTTCAGAAGCAGAACTAGAGGCCTACTGCAATTCGATTGGCATCAAACGTTGTTGGTTCCATCGCGGGAGGCACCCTCACTACGATGTGCCCAAGAGGATGCGTGGTTCCAAACTTCCGGGTGCCAGAGTTGTCTCGCCAAGAGAGATAATTGCGATTCTCAAAAAACGTGGCATCACGCGTTGATAGAAGCCGGTTATATTCCTGGAAGGGCAGTAAACTCACAACGAGGTTTCCATGAAAACGCTATTAGCTGTTTTGTTTATGCTTCTTCCATCAATCGCGCACGCCGAGGTCATCACTGCGGCAATCCAACTAAAAGAGCGCGTTTCACTTCAATCTTTGGCTCAATCAGTAACTGACCCCCAATCACCGCGTTACCAAAAGTTCTATTCTCCGGAAGAAATCCGCCAGCTTGCTGGTCCTACCGATGCCCAATTCAACCAAGTGGTAGCGCAACTCAAAACACAAAAAATCGCAATTGTTAAAGTCTCAAATTCTCACTTGGTTATTATGGTTCGCGCCGACCGTAAAGTGCTTCAAGGGTTCCAACAAAACATGCGTGCTTTAGATACCAACGCCGCTCCGGTTAAAGTACTTGGTCTATCTCCAAGTGTTAAGCGTAAGCCGCATCTTCGCTTCTTGACGTCTGCACCAAAAGATTTCAGTGGCTTTTTACCCGCGCAAATTCAGAAAGCCTACGGATTTGACACTCTTTACGCAAGCGGTCTTTCGGCTAAAGGACAAAATATCTCGATTGCAACTTACGACAGTTTCTACGTTCAAGACGTTAAGGACTACTATACCAAAAATGGTGTGAGTCCAGCTCCCACAGTGGAACAGGTGAATTTCAATGGTACTGCGGTCTACAACACCGACTCCGCTGCCGAAACCCAAACTGATGCCGAATTTTCCGGAATGATTGCTCACGGAGCCTCTATTCACGTTTATACCTCGGCTGAAAACAGTGACGCCGGGGAACTTGCAATGTTTACCGCCATCGTGGATAACAATCAGTCTAAAGTCGTTAACTACAGTTGGGGTAGCTGCGAAAGCCAGCTTGCTGCGGACCACAAAACGGCGATGGATAAGGTATTTGCCCAAGCGGTCGCCCAAGGCATTAACATTTTCGTTGCATCTGGTGACAGCGGCTCTGATTGTTTGCAGGACGGATCGGTAATGGCGGACTATCCAGCTTCTAGCCCGAATGTGGTGGCGGTTGGTGGAACCACTTTAGCTCTTCTTCCTTCAGGTCTCGCTTCCGAGACTGCTTGGTCCGGTAGTGGTGGCGGTATCAGCACCTTGTATGCGAAACCAAGTTACCAATCGGAATTGAGCGCTACGACCTATCCTAAACGCGCTTATCCCGACGTGGCCTTCAATGCTGACCCAAATTCGGGTCAACCAACTTGGCTTCATTACTACGACGCCAATGGTAACGTGATGAAAGACGCAAGCTATATCGTCATCGGGGGAACTAGCATTGCGGCACCTCAGTGGTCAGGTTTTGCTGCTCTTGTAAATGCTGCTCGGGCCAGCAAATCCTTCGACATGCATGGAATTTACCTCAATGTTTCGGACGCCCAGAAAGCGAGCTGCTTTGACGATGTCGTCTCCGGCAGCAATGGCGCATTTACCGCAGCTCCGGGGTGGGACGCCGTAACCGGATGGGGTAGCATGAGGGCTGCCGCTCTCCTTAAGGTCCTAAAAGCTCTTTAACTCATCTACCTATGGTAGAAGGAGATTCGTGAGCCAGCATCGACGGGTGCTGGCTCACGGTTATAAAACATTCGTATGGTAACTCCAGACGAATTTCACAAAGCAGTCGAAACAATCCATAAAGCTCTTCGAGACCGAGTAGTCACTATGGGGCTCACCAGTAGATACAACTGCATGCATCACATCATTGATGAGCTAGTTATTACCGGTCGACATCCAAAACCGCGAGCGACATATTACTACGAAGAATATGACGGTTACAATGAAAAGAAGGTCATGGGCACCCAAGACAACTTCGAGGTCGCAGTGATGACTGCAGAAGAACGTATCCAACTTGACGTCAAAAACGCCAAAACCCGATACGAAGCAGCACTTAAAGACACCGCAACCGCGCTGGCTGCCAAAGAAAAGGAATTGGCTCAATCACAAACCAGGCTTCATGAGCTGGAATTAGAACTCGCAAAATTGAATTCACCTTTGCAAGCATTCACATCAGCGGGCAGTAACTAGACGGGTCTGGTTTTCCAAAGGATACACAGGCAGTAACTCGATTATCGAGGTCTGGTTCCCGGAACATTGATTCCGCCCAATCTTCCCACTGGCTAAGGTCATAAGACTTCAGGATAATGAGCGTGCCATTGTTCCATTTTGTATCTCGGTGTTCAAGCAAATACTGAGCCACTCCGTGCGCTGCCTGTACGCCCTGCTGTGACTTAGAAAGAGTGGCATCAACCACGCAGTAGAGTTTATCGTTCACTCGGTCGACGGTACCTTGTTCATAAAGTACTTTGCCCAGGGCGTCCTCGTCGATAACACCAATTTCTTTGAGCTTTTGGTTCAACTCATAGGTTCTTTGCATCGTTTGATAGCTTTGCTCCGCTCGCTCTTTTGGCGTCAATTTCTTTTCACTCATGATACCCATACCTCCGCTATGTACCTTGTTCCATCTACTAACATGTTGGCCACGTCCTTGATTAAACTCACCCGCAAGATACGGTCTCTCCGATGAGCGACAACCGCATACAATCCAGATGAGCTTGTTTCCCCGGAAGAAAGCACCTTTCCTAATTTGAGCCCTACCCGCCGAATCTCATAATGGCCCTGAGAAAGGTGTTCAGCCAGTGAAAAACTGAAAGTAGCACGATAAACCTTACCATCTTTCACAAGAAGGTAAACTTTATCCCCCGCACAACCAACGCATTCCTAATAGTTACTCATCGTACCATCCTTCCAGAGTCCACCAGGTTGTGTAGGCCCCATAGCCATGGCTCTTGAAATGACTGTTGAACCGAACGTCGGAAACGCCGAGATGTGCGAATTCCTCACGAATATCGGCCATTTCCGACTCGACTTCTTTAAACGATTTCTCACTCAAGTAGAGCGGGCATGAAGCCCGCTCATCTTGGTGAAAAGGATATTTCTTTAGTTCAACCCACGGCACGTTGGGCCTCATTCAAAGCAGCAGCCTTCTCTTTTTCCATTGCCTCTTGACATTCAGCCAACTCAGTCTCGATACGCTTCTTGTTGGGATGATTACATTTGTAGCAATAACCCTTCTCATTGGCGCAGCGAGGCTTGTTCTCAATCTGCTCCATAGTACGACCTCGCAATAAGCAATATACAATATGCTTATGGCGAAATTCGTATTGAGCATTGCCGAGTTCACTACCGTGAGTAGTTACGGCGGACCACGGCCCAATATCGCGGGCAGCTTCACTGTAAGCGGTGCGATAAGCAGGTTTTTCCACTTTGATGGTGGCTGTGAGATTTTTGAGTTCAGATTTCAGACGGTTGAGGGTAGCAGATTTGTAAGTACGCATTGATTTCTCCTTGGTTGATTGTTGGGATACAATTCGGGGACCAAGAAGAATTAGGGTGGTTTATCAAGTGATACCTAGTGATAAGTCATAGAGTGCCTCCTTTGTTCTTTTATAAACGGTAATATTGGTTAACCATAAATTTCTGGCGGTGGCCTGGGCGATTCTGAAAAGGTCATAAAATACCAAATGAGCAAATCAAAGAATCCCGCTAAAAAAGCAATTAGCCTAACCGAGCACAAGATTTACGCAGCCGCAGATACTGGAAGATTTTTAGCTGACAAACTGGTCAGAATTTTTGTTCAGCGTGGTTTAATAGCTGGTAGAGTTCATCCGGGTTTAAAGTCAAACACTGATGCTTATTTGGATAAAGATGGTGTGATACACTGTGTTGAAATAAAAGTGAACACCACCAAGCACCACGAGATAACAGGAAAACACGATCACAAAAATTGTAAAAAAGGTTACAAGGATGCATTGGGATCGGCTATGCTCCAACGTCGTTCGGACCCAAAACATGGAATGGTTAAAAATTTCTTGTTACATCTGGATCTGGTTCAAGATATGAACGGTTTTGCAACTTCGGGTTCTGAACATTATAGCCTCAAAGAAGATCTGGAATCTTATGATATTAAGGTCAAAATTATGACACAAATACCCAGAGACTCCGAAGTTGAGGAGCTTGCAGATTGGGTGATGGGATTAAGTGATTAAACCAATATTTGAATCTGAGGGCGTCATTCTCTATTGCGGTGACGCTCTCGAAGTTATTCCTGAACTGCCAGCAGAGGGTATTGGGGCAGCAAGACGAGTCTATGACTTGTTGCTCACCGATCCACCGTATTGCAACGGTTATAAGACCAATAGTCGAGACGTGCTCGAACAATTTGATGGCATTACAGGCGATGACGATTATACTAAAGTCTTGGAAATTTTGAACAAGTCGTGGCGAGAACTCAAAATCAACCGTCATGGGTACGTTTTTGGCCCGATTACTCCTAGTCAGACAATTCCAAATGAAGTGGGCGGTGTGACAGATTTAATTTGGGATAAATCCTCAATGTCTGCGGGAGATCTTACAATTCCTTGGGGCAAGAGCCATGAACCAATTTGGTTTGGTGTTAAACGTTATACTGGCAAGCGTTCTGAAAAGACTGGGCAGCTTGCTGCCCGACTGCGTAAAGGCACAGTACTGCGCGTAAGTCGGTCGGGAGAAACTTCACGTACTCACCCCACTCAAAAACCAATCGCCTTGCTTACACAGCTCATTGAAATGTCTACTGGACAAAATGAAATCGTGTTCGATCCCTTTATGGGTACCGGCTCTACCTGTATTGCTGCGATCCTTGAAGGGCGCAGAACCATTGGGATTGAAATTGAACCCAAATATTGTGAAGAAGCAATAAAACGCGTAAAGCAAGCCATAGAACTGTCCAAGCAAATCAAGCAATTCAAATAAATGGATTGACATGGTCCACAACCTGTGTTACCTTTGATGTGAGGCCCCAAAAAGGCCTCAAAGGGTTGTCCAATTATAGCGGCTGGTCTTGGGGACTTGTTCACCGCTCTCGGCGCAATCTTTCATCACTTGACACACAAAGGGAGGACTATATGTTTATAGGTCATTAGTAAAGGAGCCTATAAACTATGCATTCTGTATCATCCCCTTGGACCGAAGACGTTCAACGTCAGTTCATAGCATCCGCTTATGAATTCTACAAATCTCAGCACGGTGACCCCTGCTGGGCACCCCCATATCGCTACTACGCCCCTTGGCGTGACCCCGAACCCGAGCCTGTAAAGCCCAGCCATCAAATCCGACTTGATACTCTTACCTATCTCTACCACCTTGGTCGCGGTGGTGGGCAACTCAAACTCTCCTATAAAGAGTTCGAGACCGCCGTTCTTAATGGCGGCCTGCCACGTGTTTGCGAAAGACATCACCGTTATCGTCGCTACTGTAGCTGTCTCCGCGACGATTATTCCCATTGGTACCCTCGCAACGGTGCGCACTACCGCCAAAAAATCCCAGTGGACTATTCCGCTAAAGAGCGTGACCCCGAAGTCGAGGCCGAAAAGCAAAAGAAGAAGGACTGGCGCGACAAAAAGGGCTTCACCCGTAGTCGCCGCCGAGACTACGGTAATTGGCGTCGGGGTGTGGGCGCACGCAAGTACTGTCGTACTCTCGGAAACCGTGGCATGCGACGCTGGGAAGAACGTATGATTGCCAAGGGCGATTGGGATGCTTTTGCCGACCAAAAAAGCCTATTGCGCCTTTGGCTTGACCCTTGGGACTACGATTAATCCCAGTCTTACCTTTATTGTATGATAGTTGTCTATAAGGCTACTCATGCAGACGGACGTGTATATATCGGAATCACAAGCAGGGGATTGAAAGATAGGAGATGGCACCACGAAAGCAAAGCTGGGAAACAAAGTTCGCACTTTTCTAGAGCTTTAGGAAAGTATGGTAAGGCTGCGTTTGTTTGGTCTATAATTGAGGAATGTGCAACCTGGGAAGAAGCCTGCCGACGCGAGATTTTCTGGATTGACCATTATGACTCAACAGATCCCACCAGTGGCTTCAATTTGACTAAAGGTGGTGAGAAAGCCACCCATAACCTCATCACCAAGCAAAGAATCTCCGACGTAGTTCGACTGAGAATGAAACAGCCAAAAGTAATAGCTGCGATTGTCGCTGCTAACCAACGACGCCACGGTCATGTCAACAGCGCTGAACACAGGACCAAAATCGCTTTGAGTAATGGCGCAAAGCCTTTTGAGGTTTTCAATAAAGAGACAGGTGAGAAAGTGGGCGAATTCTTAATGGTACGTGATGCTGCGCACAAACTGAATGTGGACCGAGGGCATATTAGAAATTGCCTGCGGGGTAAAAACGGGTACAAGTCAGCAGGCGGGTATATTTTCCGCTGGGTGTAGTTATTTTATGGCCATGATAAACTTTCTGATACTCTTCAAGTTCGTGCGGGTTGCGCCCGTCGACAACAAGGAGAGTATAAATGTCTCGGTCTCGTGCTTATCGAAGGCAGCAGTCAGAACGTGTCTCAAAAAAGCGTATGCGTATTTGGGGCGCGATGGTCAAAGAATGGAAAAATGATCCCAAGCAGTTGGGTCGAATGCGGAAGTCTAATTTTTCGTGTGGTTGTGGGATGTGTAAGCCCTGGAAACACTGGAACAAGCCATCGTGCTATGGCTCAATTCAAGGTTTACGATTAAGGTACCGAAAATGAGTTGGTCACTTTATATCGATGACGAGCGTGTTCCTAAGACCAAGCGTTCCTGGGTAGTGGTTCGTAATGTTGATGAAGCGAAGACCGTAGTCCTGGAATCAGGGTGCCCTTCTTATATCTCATTTGATCACGATTTAGGCTCCGATATTGAAAGTGAATCCGGTTATGGCTTTGCGAAATGGCTGGTGGATGCTGATCTTGATGGAAAAGTACGAATTCCGGATGATTTTCAGTTCAACGTGCACTCAGCTAATCCGGTGGGCCGAGAGAATATTGAAGCCATCCTCAACGCGTATCTCGAATACAAGAATGGAGCTACTACTGATGAGTGATACTTCTTGTCCAGAATCGGTAAGGAGAGTTCTGGCCCAAATCGGAGTGCTGCCCTATCAAGAAGTGCTGCTCCGTCGTTCTCAACAACTCAGAAACAAAATTTTCCCTCTCCGAGAAAAAGTTTATCAGAATTTGCCTCTCACCTCAGAAGAGCATCAGCAATTATTGGGTCTCTGCGAGCGGCTAGAAGAACTCACAGTACAAGCAGCGAGATATACGAGCAAATAGAAATATTGACTCGATATTAGATTTCATGTTAGAACAATCCAGTGGACCATAAAAGGCCACAGGAGATTAGGTAAAACAAATGGGATCGATAAAGCTAACAACCAGATTACATAAGACGCACGCGTTGCCAGCAGTGGCAGTCGCGATTATGTGCCTGGATCGTCGCCCCGGTAAACTCGGGAACGAATCGGCTTTGGAGGATCTCAAAACTTAATCAACAAGATTAAAAAGTTTTGAAGGAATTCGAGGCCGGTTTGGAGAGATCCAACACCGGCCTCAAACGTATTGGGGGACTAAGTTTGCAGAAGAGTTTTTGAATTTACAAGCAGTGAGTGGAAAATCCGCTGAGACCCTATCGAGTCCGATACCCTGGCCGGGTGGACAGACGGGGATAAGCTAAACCAATAGGGGGCCACAGGCCCTTGCGGTGCGGAAATTCCAGAGGTCAAATCCACCTGATCCAACTCATGAACATAGTTTTTGGCGCTTGTCAAACGGCCCGAGGAATATCCACCAAGAATTCCTCGGGCCTTGACAACGGGCGGAGCTGTCATGCAATGTGAGGGCTCCGCCCATTTTTACTTATGTGAGACCGGCAACCACGTTTCCGTGAGCCAATGGGCGTAAAATAACACAGACCTTCTACTTCAGCAATTATCGCTTCGGTCCTGGTCGCCTTCGAAAGGAGCCACCGTCGCTCCCAGGCATTTCCCGCCCTCGCTTTGGGTAACTTTATCGTGGCCTGAATTCATTTGTAGCGTATTATGGGTTGGGCAGTAGTGCCACTTATGGCCGTTTGGGCATTGTGACTTTAGAAGCTCAGATAGACTACGACTTACAGCAACATTTAGGCTACGCCCATACTCATCAAGCTCTTCCTGGGTATCGGCTTGGACAATCCGGTAGCGACCTTCCTCAATGTCGCCGTGCAATTCAATGTGATTTGGAAACCGGGCATAGTCCTCAATCAGTAGATTGAAACCCCCTGAATAGTTCATACGTATGATCATTGTTGGTCGGTCAGTGATACCATAAATCACTTTATCAGGGCGGCCAGTGATTTCGCAAATACTCACGGTGAGACCCGTCTCTGGCGGCAATGGCACCCTCTCGCCGTGACTGGTGAGGGCAAAGCCGTCGTAAACAGCCACAATCTGGCCACCAGCCCCGCCGCCTCCATTGACAATGGCCTTGTCGACGGATTGCCCAAGCAGTTGAATGAAGTCAGCATTAGTCACCATTGATGTTGACATACCCAATAAAGGTCGACCCCGAGAAGCAGAAGACCACATCACCGACCCGGATGCCCGAAGTGGAACCGGGTACTAGCGCAATTCCTCTATTTGGGAGGACTTGCTCATAGTCTATTCGTAGTCGACCGAAACAGCTTTTAAGCTCTTGTTCTTGCGTACAGCCCATACACTTTTTTAAGTATCGCCACTCTCTAGGAATCTTTCATCAATCCAACTGGAAATCGGGTTCGAATCCCGTGAAAATAGTCTAATTGGATAGGACGCCAGTACAAATGCGGGTTCCATCTTTACAGTGGCAAACAACAGTATCTTTAAGGAGGGTACTCATATGGGGGCAAGTTATTAAATCAAATCGGGATCACCGAGGATCAGCGACCGGTAGTGTCAGGGCTCTTTAAGCTCTACGACACACATGGCTTACCATTAGCTGTTCTGTTGGACACTTTACACTCACAGGGCTACGTCGTCGCTTACGGCGAGTTTGTGAAGGAAGGCCTCAAGTCGGGATGGAAAGAGAAGACAATTCTCTCACGCCTAGAAGAGGCTGTAGTCGAAGTTCATGGACGAGTCTACTGGGACGAGGTCCATAAACGATTGAAGCTATAAAAGCCAATTCGCTACTCTTTTGAAACCCTTCATCACGGGGCCTATTGGCGGCACCGGCAGAGGCCGGGGCGGTTCGATTCCGCACCCATGAAAACCGCAAGGTCTGGGTTTTGAGATTATAGTAGCAAACTTCGTGACCGCCGTGATTTTTAAACGGTAGTGAACTGAACTAGGGGGTTCGGAACAAGATCGTAAGGGGCAATGCAGGGAAACCTGACTGAGAAGTCCTCTGAAAGTCCCGAATGGCTAGTTAACTGGGAGGCTCACAACCTGTCCCGAGGGTCACAACATTTCCACGGGAACCATTTTCTGGAGCACTGAGTCTAGCTGTGGCGAAGTCTGGTATCGCACTTCGTTTGGGACGAAGGGAGCGCTGGTTCGAATCCAGCCAGCTAGACTGAGTGCTCCATAAAAGGTGTAATGTCAATGTTGTCCTCTGATGGCAGGAAAAGGCCTCATGTTCATGTGGTGGTTGTAAGAAGTCGATTTGGGTATTATATGCTATAAAAGACATTTGGGAGAACCAAGATGATAGACCATACACTTTCCGATTTGGACATTCAGATGAACGGGCATAGACTATACAAAGATGTGGTTTTAGAGCAGAGAGCCAATATCCTTAGTCATAAACGTGTGATTTCCAGTACCGGCAGAGATGAAGGTCTATACCCGCACCGATTTACGAAAGCCATGGCGGAAGGCCTATTTATTGTAGTGCAAAATCAACAAACTCCTGCGCAGTTTATTCCAGCAAACATGTGCATAGCCAAACGCCGTAAAGATACCGCCGGAACCACCTTCGCCCAATTGAATCACTGGGAATTAGTTGAACCACAAGTGCCTTTGAAAGTCGCTAAACTGGGCAAGTATCGACCCACTATAAATGGCTTTAAGTTTCTAGCCGGTCAACTAAATGTTTCTAAAATTGGTTGGTTCTTCAATGCTCAGTCGCATTCCTTTGAACAAGAATTCGTAAACATTAAAAGGTTGCTTGGGCCTGTGCTTTATCAACAGTACTGGAATGACCCACGCATCGCTTTAGTAATGGCTGAGGCCAAAAGGCTCGGCCATATCCAATAACTTTTCGCCACTCTTTCTGCGAGCTTTCATCTGTTAAATGAAAACCGGCTCGTGGGTTCTACAGTGGCATTTTTCGGGGGATAGTTTAACGGTAATGCAACAGCGAGATGCGACTGCCCGCATCGTCCGAGTTGGTGCATGAGAACACGCTCTTAGCAGTTGAGCGAAGATGGGGGTTCGACTCCTTCTCCCCCGACCATAATTTATAAAAGGATATGGCAAAAGACACTGTAGCAATTAGTTGGGATTGGAAAGAACAACCAGAGATTGGCGATCTAAAGACAGTCGCAAAGTTCTTTGGAGGCCACGTGTATGAGGACCCGACTTTTGAGGGTTCCGACATGTATGGCTTCATCTTTTCAAAAGAGCCCCTCAACAAAAAGGACCTAGAACAGATCGCTGAAGATAACAACAGTTGACCATAAAATTTTAATTCGCTACTCTTTCTTAAGCCTTCATCTTGGGGATAAACAAGCTTAGGATTCTACAGTAGCAACAATTTTCTATTCGCCACTCTATTTGAAGCGTTCATCTTGCAACGATAAAACCGCTTCGAGATTTACAGTGGCACCTCCAGTTTTCTGTAAAAGGATTTTGTTTCGCCACTCTCCGTAGAATCTTTCATCTTTTGGAGATCGGGACGCCAGGTTCGAATCCTGGCCCTGCCGCTTGTCGGCAGGTAGCTTAGCGGTTAAAGCACGTAAAAGGGTTCTTCACTTACAGTGGCATTTATGGGGGAGTAGAGTAGCAGACTTACTCAGTTGGAGCAATCCTTCTCACCTTGGTTCAAGCCCAAGCTCCCCCACCAAATTATATTGAATAGTATGCCAATTACCGTCTATCGTTGCCCGAAATGTGAAGCCGAGACTGAAGAGCTTACTCAGCGCATTAGCGCAGTCCGCGAAACGGTGCCCTGCGAGAAGTGTGGTACTGAATCGCCCAAGGCCATTGTTGCACATGGCAGCTATAAGATTAGGGGTGACAATAGCGCTTCAGTTACACCTAAGAAGTTTCGGGGATAGGATGACAAAAGAATTCGTCATCAACGAAGCTATTCGAATCTTTGGTAGTAGCCGCACAGCCTATGGCTGGTTGGACCGCGCACGCCCTGAACTTGACGACAAAAAGCCGCTTGACCTACTTGAAACAGAGCATGGCCGCGAGCACATTCTTGCTGTTCTTGGCCGAATTGAAGAAGGAATTTACTCTTAGGAGTAGACCCAATTGCCGTCGCTGTGGAACAAACTACTGTGGTGGGGTTCACAGGTCCGGCAATGGCGTAAACGTTCAATTATCACCTTGCCGCATTTTCGGCAATTTCGGATTTCCTGACCCGCCGCTGAATTCTTCTCTTTTGCGAGACTCGCCTCGAATTCCTCTTCTTCAAAGGTCCCAATTTTCGGGATTTCCTTGATGACGCTATTGACTGGCAGGAATTTTGAATAGATGGAGTTAGTCGGCGGAGCAACTTTAACAACTGGCTCCGGTACTACCATGGCTACCGGTTTTGGCTTTTTTGGTTTCCGGTCGCCACGCTTAGCACCCTTAGTGGAATAAATACAAGCGTAGTGATACTCGCAGAATTCACTGTTCACACTCGGCTTACTGCAACCTTTGATGGAACACACCATTTTGGTACTCCCTTTTTACCAAAATGATATCGAAAAGTTTGGGGGTATAGTTAAATGGTATAACGGCTGATTGTCTATCAGCGATTCGGGGTTCGATTTCCCCGTACCCCCGCCATTTCTTAACGCGCTGCACTCATAGAAACTCCTGTAAAAATGCGCTATACCAGGAGGGCGTGAGCGATGCTTTACTATTTCTATGGAGTGAGTTTCGGCAAGGACCGGATGATTGGGTACATCAATTCCAAGGAGCTTATTCAGGGCTTTAAGGAAGAGTGGATTCCCGCTTATCAGCGCGAACGCATTCTACGGCGGAAAAAGATTAATGCTCTGGTCGACATTTATCGCAAAGGCTTGCCCATCGACAGCGTGAAGCTTAATCTAATTGGCAAAACCCAGCGCGGCACCGATGACTTCGTTCTGGATGGCGAATTCCACGTCATCGACGGTCAACAGCGCATTTGGGCTTTGAAAGACAGCGGCGTGCTCGACTATAAGCTACCGGTCGAACTCTATGTAAACATCGACCTCAATGAAGAAATTCGGCTATTCCACCAATTCAACTCGGAGCCTTCAAAGCTCACTTTCGGTGAGTTGGCCAAGTCTTACACCGGGCCTATTGCAGACCTTATTCGACAGCAAATGACGACCGGTCGCAAAAACATGGCTCTCCCACTTTCGGTGAACAGCACCGCCAATGGGTTGACTCTGAGCACTTACTGCCCAGTGGTGCTCTGGATTTCGCGCAAGTTAAGTTCTGGGGCCTTTTTGGAATCAGTACCTACTGGACGTCGCCTGAAAAACTTCCTGCAAGAAGACCATGACCCGCGCCAGATTTTGCTCATCGACTTCGCAGTGCGGAACTTTCTCAAGCAGACCGCTGAAATCTTCGGCGACTACGATCATAAAGCGACCGCCTATCGCCGGGGTTTCTTCCTGGCTTGGTCTCATGTGGTAATTAACAACTTCCTTGATACCAAGGGCACCTTCGATTTCGGTAAGTTTGAAAACAAAATTGAAGGCTTGCATGGTCTACTCCGCAATTCACGCATGAAAGAAATGCTGAGTGCCAGCACCATGAACCATGGTCTCATTTATAATATGATCATTGAGGTCTTGAACCACAAACTCAAATCTGGGCATCTTCCGGAGCACAAAGAAATCACTTCCTTCAACGCCGATGAAGATGATCTCGACCTCCCACAATTGCCAACCGATACCGAAAGGCAGGTTGTACTGTGAGTAAAGTAACTCGGCTAGAAATTTTCGGCACCGCTGCCACCTTTTTGATTATTGTTGGTGTGTTTTCTGCCGTCGCTTACGGCGGCTGGCGGCTCCAACGGTGGTATCATTACAAGTTTGGCTACGAGTCGCAGGTCTCGGAAACGGTCCGCGAACTGGTGAAACCGGAGTGCCTGAAATGACTGACCGGATTAAAGGCTTTACAGTTGTGCTAGAAAAGGACCTTCGCGATGATGACTTTGAGGCCATCAAGAACGCGGTGCTCATGATTCGCGGCGTGGCAAGTATTGAGACCTCAGATGTTGACGCCTCTGACTGGATGAACCGCGAGCGGGTTCGACTAGAATATCGGCAGAAGATATTGGATGTGGTTTTGCCGCGACCAGCCAACTAGCCACCTGTAAAACACGGTATGTTAGAAACAATTGTCGTCGTTTTGTTGATTATGTGGGCTCTAGGTTTAGGTCTTGGGCACGTTGCCGGGGGTCTTATCCATCTGTTACTTGTGGTCGCAGTGGTAGTTGTTCTCATCCGGGTTATTCAAGGCCGTCGGCTTTAAGCGCCGAGATAGTTCAGTGGCAGAACAATAGTTTCGTAAACTATAAACCCGAGTCCGATTCTCGGTCTCGGCTCCATTAGTGAAATATGAAAGACCCCAGAGTCAAAGAGTTGGAAAAAGAAGTTCGACGTTTACGTAAGGCTCTGCAGTTTTACGCTGACCCAGAAACTTACTTTGCAGTTGGCTTCTTTCCAGATAGACCTTGCGGTCCTTTTGTTGAAGATTTCTCAGAAACCGATTTAGGCTACAAACCAGGAAAGAAAGCCAGAAAAATTCTTGCTGCCGAGGTCGCTTAGTGGTCGATAGCACCGCTTTTGTAAAGCGGAGGGGCAACCCCACGTGAGTTCGAATCTCACCCTCGGCTCCACTTTAAAAGGTCTTATGAATAACAAAGGCGAATTTGAAATTGGAGTAATGGGAGCGATGGCCCTGATCATGTTGGCGGGATACGCCATGATGGCTTACGATTCCCATGAAAAGAGCGCTCTCAAGATGAAGGCCCTGGATAAGGGCTGTACGCCAGAGCAAATCGAAAAAATTACTAAAGACTAGCGAAACGCAACCCTTGAGGGGACCATGAGCACTAAACCACGACTGTATATTGATCTTGATGGCGTGGTTTACGCCGAGTATGGCGGAGAATGGCAAGTTCGCCCTTATGTCGTCACTCTCACCGGCTGGGCGCGGCACTACTTTGACATTTACTGGGTAAGTGATAACTCAAACCGAAAAAATGTCGTTGAGTCCATCTATGCTCATGGTTCGGTCATTATGGACTATTGGCCCAGAGCGGCAGACGAGCGGGGGTATATGATGCCTGTCTATCAAGATTGGCACCCCCGAGCAAATGAAGCCCATAAATTACAAGCCATCCAGGTGACTGGTGGCGTCAAAGAAGGGACCGAATGGCTCCTTATCGAAGATAGTCCGCCTTCCCTGGCCCAACAGGAAATCCTCAACGAGTATGGGATGCTCGACCGCTATCTAGTAGTTCCGGATACCGGCTCGGACGTTCTCCTTGACCTCCGTTTTGTTCTGGAAGGCTGGCTGAGGGATAGGAAGCTAGTAGTGCCTTTTGACTGGATTCGCGAGTATCTTCCCGAGCGGGATATGTGCATTCAGGCCCGTTGGAAAGGCTATGGGAAGAAACCTCGTGGTCCCAACGGCGAGATTGATCCTAAGGATTTCCACGACGACGGCCCACCAACCAATATTGTGGCCGGAAAGCCGCCTATATTCAAGATTTGACAGGCGTGACTTCGCATGGTATAGCATGCTGTGAGCGAAGTCACCCTTTCAGAACTAATACCCTACCACAGGCAAAAAATCTTAAGCCAAGCTCGTGTTTATAGAATCGCTCATCACGCTGCTATTATACAGAAGATGCGGGACCACGCATCGAGTCATTTTGGCCAACCGCTGAGGCCGGAAGCCCCAATGGGGGCAGTTCTTTTCGATTTCTCTCGCTGGACCGCTTCAAACTGGATGTGGTTTTGCGAGTACCTTCTTACGGAAATTAGGAATTAGTTTACTGTGGTGGCCGTAGCATAAAGGTAATGCACCCGATTGTGAATCGGGTCAAGCCGGGCCAGTACCGGTCGGTCACCCCAACTCGCTATGTGTTATCTTATAATTTTGTCACAGAGGGGACTACCATGGCATTCAAGCTCGCTAAAGAAGACCGGGATAAACTCATTGACCTTTTGGTCGACGATTACGCCGAGAACTCCGGAATCCAGGAGTTGAAGGAATGCGTAAAGGAGTTCATGACCAAGGGTCTTGGCGAATTGAAGCCTTACTGTGAAATGAAAGACGAAGAGTTAATCAAGCAACTTAAACCTCTTGCTGGTAACTCAATTGGTGAACTGGTTGACAAACTAGTACAACACGGAATTAGTCAAAAAGAAGCCCTGATGATTGCGCACGAGTATTCCCATCATGTAGAAGAACTCGAAGGCGAAGAGGAAGAGCACCTGCCTCCGGCAGACGAAATGGGCGAACCCCAGGACCTCGAAGAACCGCATCTCCCAGAATGAGCCAAAAGCTCATACTATCAATTACTAGCTAATTGAACACCTGTATAGTGCAGGTGTATATCCAAGGGAGAATAGTATGAGCCGTTTTAACTGCGTGATTGTGGAAATCTGTGATGCTGACCACAAGGAAGCTAAGAAATTGGTAGACGTCAATAAGGATTTGGGTTATCGAATTTACAAATATCGGGGTACTCTCCTTACCATTCTGGTCACGGAGAACACGTGGAGAAGCCCAGACTCTGAATTCATCGCCGTGGCCGACGGTCTCTACGTCTGGCGGGGTGACAAGTTCGAAAAGGTTTAACAAGTTTGGTGCCCGTGTAATTTAGTGGTAAAATCTCACGCTTCCAACGTGGTGTCAGGAGTTCGATTCTCCTCGCGGGCTCCACTAATAACACGCCTCGTTAACCAAGTGGCTAAGGTAGCGGTTTGCAAAACCGTTTCGGCTGGTCCGATTCCAGCACGAGGCTCCATACTTGACAAATGGCCTAATCATAACCATCTTTAGAAGTACAAGGAGGTAGTTATGATTAATGACCTTTTCTTTCCCTTTACGTTTCCTGCTTGGAATGTTCCAACAGCTCCAGCCGGAGTAACTTATAGCGATGGCAAGCTCACAATGGAACTACCTGGCGTAACTTCGGAGCAGTGCAAAGTTTCAGTGTTGGAACAAGAACATGCTCTACGAGTCGAGTACCGTAAACGCGGTTCGGACTTCAAACAGGACTTCATTTTGCCAGAGAACATCGATTACGAAAAAATCGATGCTTCACTGCAAAATGGACTGCTTGAAATCTCGCTACCGCGAGTGCAGCCAAAGGTGCGAGCGATCTCGATTACCGGCGGTTCTACCAAGCAAATCGAGCAAGCTTCCTAACTTGACAAAGACCAAAACATAACCATCTTTAAAGACAGAGGGATGGAAAGGATGCTAGTCGCTAACCGGGGAGTCCGGAATGCGACGCCTCCACCATCCCTCATCTGTATGTGGCCCTGTCGTTCAATAGGATAGGACAGTAGACTACGAATCTACAGACGGCGAGTTCGAATCTCCCTGGGGCTACCACTTTACTCAGACTTGTAAGTCGATAAAGACTTTATCTTTGCCTGAAACTTCCCAGGCTGTACAATAACTTCTCCCTCATTTCGGAGAGCTAGTAGCTTTGCTAAGTCTTCCGGAATTAGGGAAAAATCAACGAGAAGGAGATTCTGTGGGACAGTCGCCTCTAGAATCACCCCATATTTGCAAACCTCATCACAATGAAAATCACCATATTCAATGTGACTGATGTCCGTGGTCCATGAAGAGAGCTGCTTGTCGCTATAGTCAAAAACCACGCCTTCTTTGACCTCTGTACCTAGAAATTTTTCAAAGAGGGATTTATGTTCTGTCTCGTACTTTAGTCCACGATATAGTTTCATAGCATGCTTTGGCTGATATTTGCTCAAAAAGTCTTTGACCGCCGGTTCCCTAGAGTATTCGAGTGCTTTATCTTTCACCCAGTTATCCCAAGCACGGAAGAAATTGAGAACGGGTTTAGGCAACTCTTGGGGCTGTTCCTCAGCGAGAACACGAGCCAGGGCGCGCATCAACGTATTCATGTCTCAAAAATAACTGGAAATGGCTATAGAGGTTTGCAGCGCAACCAGATTTCCGGTTCGCGGAAGTTATCAAAGCGTTTCTCAATAACTTTGAAACCAAGCTCTTCTAGAAACTGAGTAAGTTTCTGGCCGCCATCGTCGCGGTCGGTCCCGAGTTCATATTTTCCGCAATGAGCCTTATCAGGTCCGGTGTCTGGGAAAGGCAACACAAGTACCAAATCACCGTCCGCCCGAAGCACATGTCGGAACTGCTGCAAGACCTTTTTTGGTTTCAAAGCGTGCTCCAAAGTATGCGAAGAATAAACTACATCGAAACTCTGCGGCGGGAAATTGTGCAGGTCGTGCATGTCGCCCTGATGTACACGATAACCGTACTGGCGGGCGCGTTCGGTCTTATCAGTGTCCCATTCGAAGCCTTCGACTTTGGTGAACCCTTTGTCTCTGAACTGTCGGAGTCCGATACCATCGCCACAAGAAATGTCGAGGATTTGGGCATCGAGCGGATAGTGCATGAACTCGTCAATAAAACGCTTCTGACCGTCGGACCATACTGTGTTTTCGCTTTCATGGGATTTGAAATCTACCAGTTGTGAATTACGGTAGTCAACATAGGAGTCAAACAAAGTCTTTTCCGGCGTGAAAGTCAATTCGTGAGGAATGGCTTCAAGAATATGTGACGAGAAGCAGGCATTCATTGCATAGTGAAAATCTTGGGGATTAATAGGATGCAAGTTAGTAACAGTTGTATTCCAAACAGTTGTATTCCAACCGAGCCATTTGTTCTGGTACCAATCATTGCGGATTTCATCGGCATGGGAGAATGTCGAAATCTTGCGAAGCATCTGTTCATCGGAACGCACATAGGACATATGGTGACAAACAATTTCGCTCTGATCTAAGTTATTCCAGACCCCAATGTCGACGTAATATGCTCGGTGCTTAGTGAAATGCACATAGCCCGGAGTCGTAAATGCGAAGGTCGGTAGAGAACTTGAAATATGGGCGATCACGGTATCGCGGTTTTTCCAATAAATTTGCTGAGGGACTGTGAAAGCCGACGGGTGACCATTACTGTGGCTCCAGTTGGAAATTCTGTTTAGAGTGTTGTAGAACTCCTGGCGATTGTATAGTTCGTCATCGTCGATGACCACGCCCCAGTCGCAACCCAGTTCGTGAAGAATCTTTAGACCTTCATTGCGTTGCTCTTCCTCGGTAGCCCAGTACTTTTGGACAACGACAAACTTCTTATCCGGGTCGGGCATCGAGAAGATGCGTTCAATGGATTGCAGTGGGTACTTAACATCGCCCTTGCCATTCCAGGGCTCGAACCCAACCAGGAACAGTATCTTCTTTAGGAAGGGGTAGACGCGGTGCACTGACTCTCTAAGAAAACCACTATCTTCGTAAACAACATACTGGGCACCAAAGGTTTGCATAGTACCCGAATTTTACTCTTCCAGGCTAAGGTACCACTCAATGTTGCCGCGATGAACAAAGCCCAAATCTTGGGCCAAATGCTTGGTAGCTGGATGAATGGCGTCACAGCAGAGGAATTCCCATCCTTGCTCTTTGCCATACTTAATCAATTTTTCAAGCAACTTGCGTGCGTAGCCTTTGCTCTGGTATTTGGGGTCGACCGCAACAGTGAAGAAGCCACCCTCGGGCTCAACCCAAATAGCCGCAGCAACATGAACCCCATCGATCATACCAAATAAGGGCACCTGTCCGGAAATTTCTAGTCCCATTTCCTCTTCGAGTTTGAGGAGGCTAGATAGAATATCGATGTCGCCATGGCCCAAAGACTGTAAGTTGATAATTTTGGAAGCAACCACTTTTTGAAGCGCCGCAAGTAGTTTCCTGGTCATGGTTACAAGATAACCGGTCCCTTCGTTCAATGGACAGGACTACACTTTCCTAAAGTGAGAATGCGCGTTCGATTCGCGCAGGGACCACCACTACAGAGACTCAGTATAGTATTTCATGAAGGCTTCTTCGGTTCCTGGGACTGCGAAATTGAACACCGGTTTGCTGTAGTCTTTGGCCAGCACTAGACCAGTACGAGTTCCACCCCGGTCGGGTGATTCGGTATAAGCCAGGACAAACATCACTGGGTCTTGAAGGTCGCGACCCAGAATGATTTGGACATTGCGACCGTGCAATCGACGAGCAGGCTCATCGCACATGTGCCAGGCAGGGTGAATACGGGCCGCGATTTCCATTGCAGCCTCGGTGGCATCCCTTGGCCGCAGCTCTTCTTTCATGTGGGGTTGCGCGACGCCCTTTTCAAAGGCCTGGTCTGCTCCCACCGCTCCACCCGAACGGAGGTGGAAGCCTCGAATTTCAAGAAGCGAGGCAATCGAAATAAACTTTTGTAAGACGGTTTCGGGAGTCGACCTAGAACCAATACCTGCGTAAACTTTAGCCATCAAGTGTTTTATGCCGCTCTAGACCAATTGGTAGAGTCACTACGTTTAGACCGTAGGCGTTGAGGGTTCGAGTCCCTCGGGCGGCACCATTTTTGTTTAATGCGCCCGTCTAGACCAACGGCAGGAGTCGCTACTTTGAGTAAGTAGACAGTGTCGGTTCGAATCCGACGATGGGCACCAATTTTGAGCGCTTTCCAACTCGTGCACTACGCACGCACGAGGATTAACCCGCGTAGGTGCATACTAGTCAGCGCGAAGGCGGGGCGCTCAATTCGTTTGTGGGGTCATAGCTCAGTTGGTAGAGCGTTAGGCTGGCAGTCTAAAGGTCGTCGGATCGTACCCGACTGGCTCCACCAAATTGGGGATGTAGTGATAGTGGTAGCACTGCTGCTTTGCACGCAGCGAGTTGGGGTTCGATTCCCCACATCTCCACCACATTTTTAGCCAAAGCGCTTTTTAATCTTCCTCATGACGGAGTATTTACCGATGCAATACAGCACGTCACCACACTGCGGGCAGATTTTTAGGTCGTCATTGACCACAAGCGTGAAGCGCTTTTTGCATACAGACACGCATTCGTACTGTTCCAGCTCGATAAGTTCCCCCACGGTACTTATTACAGCTTGGTTGACTTAACGAAAGTGCCGTCGCCGTTGCACTCGGTGCCGAGATAGGTTCCGTCAGCGGCGAAATGATAATGGGCAACTAGTACTGAAAGAAACTTAGTCGCACCAAGAACTGGAATTGGCGTGGTCATCACGCGCTCATCGCATTCTTCGAATTTGATGCCCAGTTTAGTGAAAGTTTCTACTAACAGTTGATAATCGGTCATATAGTCTCCCTAGGTTCATTGGTTTGGTTCAGTGTAATTGCCATATAAGAATTCCCGCCCCAGGCCCAGGCCAAACATTTGTGACCGAGCCAGTTTAGAAATCGGTTCTTGGGGGCAGTGGCGTAATAGGCCGCCTTCTTGGTGCGAATTTCTTCTAAATACTTTTTGTGAGCGTCAGCTTTTTCCGCGAGCCACTTGACAGTGCTTTCATGGTCAACATCCATGGCCCAAAGCAAGGCGTCGGTATAAGCATCATGCTTCACGATGTGTTCAATTTTTGAGGCCACTGAATCTCCTTTGGTCACGATAACGGGCTAATGAAACTACTCCTGGCGGCTGCACGTAACCTTTGTGCATGCAACGCAGAGTAAGATAGAGGTAGCAAACCCCGACAAAAGTACAGGAGCCAACTCCAGTAACGACTAGCCAGAACGAGTCTTTGTAGGCTCCGATAGCCCTCACCAAGCATTAGACTTCCTCATCGCTGTGTTCATGTTCGAGTGCACCCATATAGTCGGTCTTTGGAGTCGGCGGTTGCCAATCCTTAGTAATCGTATAAACCGTGTAGCCCTTTTTCTTCTGCCACTTTTTGGGCAAGTCTTTCTTGTATTGCAAGAACTTGAATGAGCCTTTGGGACGCTCAATGATAAAGAATGGGTAGTGATTGATTTCGCGCAGTTCGCGGACTTTGTGGCCGTCCCCCTTGGCGAAGTTCTTGACCGCGTATTCTAGACAGTCGCCTTTTTGTGCAAAGATGCCACTAATAAAGGCTTCGGGCTTTTCGGTAATGAACATCATTCGAGACTTTCTGGATTAAAACCAAGCCCGCCCAGGAATTGCAGAATTGGATGCCCTGAGTGCTCAGAACCGTCGCAAACCATGACGGCATCAGCATCTTCATCAACGTGCAAGTGGTGGGTTTTTTCATCAAAGCCGGGCGGAAGTTTGTTATGGTCGCGGAGATGGTTAAGTATGCTATTCAGAATAGGCTCGGACCGAGCCTTGCGCTCTTTTTTGAGGTCTTTGGCCTGTTTCACCAGAAATTCCTGCTTTTGGTCATAGTGCTCATCGACCTCGGTGAGCGCCTTTACCATCTGTTCTAATTCTGAATCCTGGCTAACTATCGCAACTGCTTTTTTCATTGATGTACCTTATAGCATATTGTCCGTAGTTTGTCAAGTTTCTTTTATGGGGTTATAGCTCAACGGTAGAGCTTCCGGCTTTTAACCGGAAGATCAGAGTTCGATTCTCTGTGGCCCCACCATACGCTCGTGAGTTATATTATAGCCATGGCATCAGCGGAAAACTCAGTCAAGTACCAAGGCGCTACCTGGCGCGTTATTGTGGACGGAAAAGAAGTTCAAGTTTACGCACTCGATGCGAACGGGGACATGAAGGAAGACTCGCTGGTTGTCTCCACGATGGACAAGCTCCCCGTCGGTCCCAATGCTCCGTGGCTTGACGTCCTAAAGGCCGTCCTCAAAGTCGGCAAGTCTGCTGAAGCGGCCAAAAAGTCTTATATGACCGAAGCTGAACGCTTTGACGGCCTCAAAACATACTTGCTGGGCTTGCTTGATAAAGGCAGTAAAGAGAAAGACCAGGAACTCCACAAAATGATTGACGAAGTCGTGAAGCAGCGCAGTTCCCTCGAAGGTTTCTACAAACACTTTAACAAATAGACTCGTCTGCGTCGGCACGTGGGTGCTTAGCTCAGTTGGTAGAGCTTCTGCATGACTCGCAGAAGGTCGCAGGTTCAACTCCTGCAGCACCTACCATTTTTCCAGTCCTACCTTGAAAAGGAGGGCCATGGATGGATACTCCACAACAAGAATACTGGCAGCCCGCTCGAGCCCAGGATTTTATTAAGCCGCTATCAAGCGACCATGCAACAATCGTAGCCGTTCCGGAATCGGAACCGGCTCCGGAAATCAACGGTGACTGGGCGTTGTTGTCCCTGGGGCTATTTATTTTGGTAATTCTGATTTGGATGGTGCCGACGGTTCCGGAAGACGAGAACGAAGATTAAGGGCTTTTCACGCTAAGCCATTGCTCGAGGACTCGTAGAGGAACACGCGGACGCACCTCCTGCAAAGTCTGCTCTTGCCCCGAGGCCCGGAGATGAAAAGGAAAGCGCGACACTCGACTGGGATTGGCCTTAGATTGGTCCGCCAAAGGGACACCTGAGAGGACCCTGCGCACCAAACGCGTGTATTCGGTGGCGGAAGGCAAAGACTCGGTAAGAGCAATGATAAAGTGGTAGGACTTGCCCCCGCTATAGCAGCAGGTAGAATAAGGCAGTTCCAACCCCTCGATGTATTCCTTCTGCTCCCCGAGACTCAGGACGTCCGACTCAATCAGGATATTTCGGAAAGCAGTTACGTTTTCGTCCAAGCGCGAGCCACGCAGTGGGTTGATACAGAATTTTTCGTAAGAAAGGTCCGTTACCGTAAGAGCTTCTTGGTCCAGAAACTGCACATCTTTCTTGGTCCCGAAACCAGTCTTTTCACCATGTTCAAAGAGCACTTCCATGAACTTCCGTAATTGAACCAGCTTGTCCATTAGTACTTGTACATTTTGAGATGACCGGTAATTGCATTGATGGCCTCAACAGGTCCAGGGCCGATAGCAATGCAAGTGGTGGTCACTTCGTTAAAGACAGTTTTGCCAGCATCCTGGATCAGGGAATGAGGAAGATTGGCCTCTTTGGCCTTCTCATATAAGGCCACCAAATCCGCCTCAGAATCGCACCCTAAAGCAATTTTCGTGAAAATCCCATGAATCCAGTCGTACTCTTCGGATTGGATGTTCTCGATAACAAGCTTTCCACCGACAGAGGCCGCCCGGTTGATTCGGTCAAAAAAGACTTTGAGAGAGGCGTGGGCACCTTGGGCAACGGCTTTTCCCGTTGGCATTTTGAGGTCGGTTCTAAGGACGATTACTTGTTTAGTCATACATACTTTTATTGGGTTGCAAGCTTTAGTGGTGAAGCTTCTGGTTCTTACCCAGAAGAACGGAGTTCGACTCTCCGGCAACCCACCATCTGCCCTCGTGTCGTTGTACCCGCCCATAGCTTATGTGGTAGAGCATGGAGATGATAACTCTAAGAAGCCGATTCAAACGCGGCTGGGCGGACCAAGTCTTATTTTTATTCGAAGTGTCAACACCGCATCTCGACGATGTCATGCGTTTGGAAGACGCTTACGGGCGCATCGTATGATTCTGAAGGCACAAGCTCTTCGATTGCATCTTCGGTGAGGTCAGTTTTCAGGCGGAGTAAGGCCCGCCGCACCTTCCAGGTAATGGAAGGGTCGTTTAAAATCTTCAAGACTTCCGCAGAGACAACCAACTTCATTTTAGCTCCCATTCACGGTTAGACAGGTAGCTCAGAAAAGTCATCGCGATGTACCTTGGGTTGCTAATCACCTTATGGACGGAATGTCGATGGGTGTAGTCCGATGGGTAAATTACAAGTTTCCCCTGTTGGGGTTTCACAGCCACCTGCTGGGCTGGGAAATAAAGTTCGCCACCTTCCTGAACGTCGTTAAGATAATAGACCAGGCTGAGCACTGGTTTGTTTGGCCGTCCGAACCACGCATCTTTGTGCTCATGGCAAAAGTCCCCTATATTGTAGCGGGCCATGCTGAAACCTGAACATAGAATTGGGAACGAGGTTTTGTAAGTGTTTTGGTAGGCCTTAGCGTAGTCCGCCACGGTTGCAAAAAGTGCGCGGTCCACATCATGCCATTCTCGGTATTTGGAAAGCTCTAGGTTGTAGGCTTCTTTGCTGTCCCGGCTGCCGTCGGGGTTAATCCAGGCGGTATTGGTTCGAAAAATCCGCTTCTCGTTTTCGAATTTCTCAATGGTCGATTGACAGAACTCCGGTGACAGAACTTTTTCATACTCAATAATGCATGATGCGATTTGTTCTTCTACAGTTCTCACATGAATTCTTTAGGCGGCAAAAGTGGAAGAGCCAGCATTGGCGGTTCACGGCGTAGAAGTCTATCCCAGAGACTAAGGCCCCAGCGAATGCGAAAATGTACACTTCGATACGCTTTCCCGGCGGTCACCTTATAGCCAAGACCCATCAAATGCTTTGAAATATCCTTCTCAAAGTCTGCCCAAGCGGGACCTTTGAAGTCATAACAAACAAAGGTGTCATACCGTCCTTCTGGGATTGCGGTTTGGATATTGGACGTACATTTTGCCAGGCAACTCTTAAAGTCTTGTTCATAAGCTTCTTCCCGCCTCTTGCGCGCGGGACTCGAAAAAGCGGAACTTCTGAGATAAGCTTCACCAGCATTTGGGATCTTGATATCATCCATGCAGCATTTTATAGATAGCCCTGTCCTCTAATGGAAAGAGATTCGGCCTACACCCGAAGAACGACAGTTCGATTCTGTCCGGGGCTACCAATTTTATCTTCGAAACATGCGAGCAACTCTCTCCTTCAAATTGCCAGAGGAGTCCGAAGAACATCAAACTTGCCTTAATGGCGGCGTGTATAAGAGTGCCTTGCAAGAACTTGATAATTGGCTGCGTGCGAAGTTGAAATACGAAAACCTTACTGACGAAACTAGTAAGGCCTTTCAAGATACACGCGACCAATTGCATGAACTGCTAAAAGAGGAAGACATCAGTCTGTTCTAAAGTGCGGATGTAGCTCAGTGGTAGAGCGCGATCTTGCCAAGATCGAGGCCGAGGGTTCAATTCCCTCCACCCGCTCCAAACACCGCCTGAAATCTAAATGGTCATCAGCACGCCTGACTAATAGGTTTTGGTTGTTCTTAGTTGGTGTGTCTCGAACAGAAAAGCTGGCTCTACCTTCAAAATCGCCCATTCTAAAGAAACAGATTTTGTCTTTGTCTATCAAGTATACAGCCAGCAAGTCCACCATCTTGGAAGTGTACTGAAAGTCCCTTCCGCGTTCTTCTTTTCTCAGCCGCACTTGATAAGTATCGTGAGCTGCGGGTTGCAATGTCTTTACCTGGACTTTGACTAGTTTGTCTTGATAGTCAAGGATGAAATCAACGGGACTTGCGTCGGCGACTTCTCTGAATACAGGGTAGCCCAATGCGATGAAATAGCTCATCACAGCCGATTCACCAATTGCGCTAATTTGCTTAGAGTTTCTACTCCTATGAAGGGCCTTGATATCGTGTCTCATCCTGCAACTATATCACCACAGCTTTGCTGTCGTTGCCGCTCCTGGACTTTTTGGTCGAGTTCTTTCAAGAGACGGTCCCGCGTCTTGTGGTAGTCTGCCCCACTTTCATCTTGCACAAGTAGCGTAGTAGGTTTGTGGAAAATGCGGAGTGAACTCTGACCGCTGGAAGATGTGTAAGGTGTTATTTCTAGGTCTTCAGGTTGTAAGGAAACGAGCCGGAACATATAAACCCTTCATTGTTGTAGGTTGCCACGGTATCGTGAGATCTAACATCCTCAGGAAGGGACGACACCAAGCCGTAGCTCGGCAACCAATGTATGGAGCGTTCGGATAGGGCCAAAATGGTACCTTCACCCGTACGCGATAATCCCTTTTAGCACTCGCTTGCGCCCTGCGCAAGTATATAGTCTACTCCCGTTCGGTGGTTCCGAGCCAGGATCTTATAAATCCTTCAAGCACTAGATGGGTGTTGGTTGAGAGTTCAACTCTCTCCGGGAGTACCATCTCTTAAAAAACCAAATGTGAGTCACACCGCAATTGAACGTATACATGATGCACTAGGCAGGACTAATGGAAGAGATACAACCGGGTTCGTTTATTTTTGCCGAAGAGAAGGTACTGTCCGCTGAATTGTGCAGCGACATCATTCGACGCTTTGAAATGGACCCTCGAAAACATCAGGGGTTTGTTGGTCTAAACTATAAGAATGACGCCTCTATTAAAGATTCTACTGACTTGTGTGTTTCGCAGCAGTCTGGTTGGGGTGATATCGATAAGAAGCTTCACGAAATCCTTGCTCCGAGGGTCTATGGCTTTACAGAACGATTTCGGGGCTTGAATTCTTATAAGCTCGGTGACACCGGCTACCAAATCCAGCATACCAAACCCGGAGCGATTGGATATGTGGAGCATGCGGACTATATGGCTGGCCACAGTCGCCAGCTTTCTATCATTTTTTATCTAAATGATGTGGAAGAGGGCGAAACCGAATTCCGGTACCAACAGTTAAAGGTCAAGCCTGAATCTGGAAAACTTCTTTTCTTTCCGCCTTTTTGGACCCATCTTCATACTGGCTTGCCGCCAAAGACCGACAAATACATCATTACTGCTTGGGTCTCTTTTGAGACCCGTAATGTGCGGGTGTAGCTTAACTGGCAAAGCGTTGCTCTCATAAGGCAAAGACAGAGTGTTCGAGTCACTCCACCCGTACCACCTCATTTATCACTTGATAAGAAAATTTTCTTGGTCGGATAATGAACCGCCGCTAACGGCGAAGTGGGTTTGTATCCACATCCCGTATCCAAAAAGCAACGACCAGCGTATTGCCGTGGTCGATTGCCATGACTGCGCTGATGCCCATTAATAAGATATTTTTTGAGTTCCGGAATACGAGGGGGGCCGCTCCAACTGGTAACTTCATCCACAAAGTTCCAATAAAGACTATCTTCGCTCATGCGAGCCAGAAAGCCTTCTTGGGTCTCTTCATCCAGACCACCAACACTGTCAACTCGGTGTTTTTCCAAGGCAGCGTGGGTAACTAGAACTTCGGGAGTTTCGTAATAGGGTAGCAGGTCCACTAGGACTTCGCCATACCCGCGCTTTTTAAACTCATCGGCGATGAAGGCTTGCTCACCAGAACCCCACTGTGCTAAAGTTTGCGCCAGGAAAGTCTTGCCCCATCGCTGCCCCCATGACCAAACCATATCTCGACCAGCCAGGTACATCATGAGCATAATTTCATGGTTCCCCATGACAATATAGATTTGTCCGGGATATTGCTTGCGAAGCCGAATTACTATTTCCCAGACTCCAATAACATTTGGACCAACATCAAAAAGGTCACCACAGAAAACAAGATGTGTGGTTGAAGTGAACTTTGGTTCAATAATCGCGAGCAGGTCCCTGAGTTTATCGGCGTCACCATGAACATCACCAATAGCGAAAAGGTCACCGGGGTTGAATAGTGGTTGATTACCGTAGACCATAAGAGTTTTTAGATATAGGCAATAGCTTTGGTAACTACCAAAGATGGCTGAATGTTGTTGTGATAGGAACTAGCATTTTCCGCCGCAGCATAATTCACGGTAATTCCCGTATAGTTGTTGTTGGCAACAATGTTCTCGATGAGACCGTACCTATTAACTGCCGTCACATTGGCCGTGTTGTCGTTTGTATTCCCAGTGTTCCCCGAGACCGAGTTAGAGAGACTGTGCCCATGTGAAGGATCGGTAATGGTATGGTAGTGGCTTGGCATTCCGGATTCCGCTGCCAACAGCAGATGAGATTCCTCGCCGCCCGAACTTCCGACGGTGCTTCCTAGCTCCGAAGTTCCGGTGCCGCCAGAACCAACTAGCGTTTTGCGTTGGCAATTCGGCACATTGAAGCTCCCGCCTGAACCACCATAGGTGTACTGTATTGCAGCAAACAGTGAGGGATAGGCTGCTGTTGAATAGGCTGAACCATCGCAAGCGAGAGTTCCAAACGGCAAAGTAGTTGAGCTAATGTCAATCATTTGCCCCACTGCGTAGCCAGAAATATCAATACCTTTAATCTTTGGCACACTGACAAAATAACTTTGCCCCCAGCAAGGATGCCGCCATGCTCTTCTAAGGCGTTAGCGCCCAGTTCGACTCCGGGTGGGGGCACCATTATTTTTGGAGTATGCCACGGATTCCCAAAATCGACCGGACTGGATTAACTATCGGACAGATAATTCAGGTAGGGCAAAGCGACCTGCCTCCGGGAGTAATACTTTGCGATGGAAGTTCTTACTCGATTGCAACCTATCCTTATCTCTTTGCCAAGATTGGTTACACCTGGGGCGGAAGCGGTAGTAATTTTAACGTCCCAGATCTTCGCAGCCGGACTCCGATGGGTGATGGCCAAGGTGCAAGTCTCAGTCTGCGCACCCTAGGCCAAACTTCAGGAGAGGAAAGCCACACTTTAGCAGCTTCTGAGCTTGAGTACCATACTCACAGTGGTAGTACTGGGTACGAATCGGCGGACCACACTCACTATTTTGTAACATATCAGGATGATTATGCCAACCTTACCAACAATCAGCCACCGCCTGGTTTCGGTCGTGATGGAGCACCAGCGGTCTATAACTATACTTCGCCGCCATCGGCACCCCACTATCATTCATTCACCACTGGTAGCGGGGACGGAGTGGATGGGTTGGCACACAATACAGTCCATCCAGTAGCTATAGTACATTTCGGAATTGTCTACATTTGACCAGGACCATCTTATTTTAGTTGCATGCCACGCATTCGAGGAATAGATAATTCGGGCTCTGCTATCGGGCAAATCATAAAGATTGGCCAAGATGCTTTGCCTCCAGGGGTTCTTCTCTGCGATGGTAGTTCCTATTTGACTACGGCCTACCCCTATCTTTTCGCGGCGATTGGCTACACCTGGGGCGGAAGCGGTAGTAATTTTAACGTCCCCGACCTTAGAAGCCGCTCCCCGATGGGTGATGGCCAAGGGTCGGGCCTTAGCGCTCGAACTTTGGCGCAGCTTCTCGGAGAAGAGGACCATACTCTAAGTGCAGGTGAATTGGCCTTGCACACCCACAGCGGTAACACCGGGTACGAGTCTGCCGACCACACCCACTATTTTGTCACCTACCAAGATGACTATGCCAATTTGAGCAACAACCAGCCGCCACCAGGTTTTGGTCGTGATGGTGGCAATGCCACATATAACTATACTTCAGGCCAAACCGCAAACCACTACCATTCTTTCACTACCGATAATGGCAGTAGCAGCGGAGTTGCCGGTGCTGGCCACAACACCATCCACCCAGTCACTGTCGTCCGGTTCGGCATCGCCTATATCTGACCGCCAGAAGCCAAATGGATCGGCAATAGCTTCCGGAGCTACTATTAACAGGTTCAATTCCTGTCTGGCGGACCATTATTCGAGGTAGATAAAGCTTGCTTCTTTAACCTCTTCGACCAAATCGTCAAAGGAAACTTCTGCCACGTCATGCACCGTTCCCCCATTGAATGAGGATGCAGTGTGTAGAGCCAAGTTTTGGGCTTCGCCAAAATCAGGAAGCCGCGCGTAATACATTTTGTATTGTTTGGGTATTGTTTCGAGCGGCTGGAGGCTAATCCTGATGCGAAAATAGGCCATCCAAATTTTTAGTCCTGGATAAGACAAGGTTATTTTCTCCCCATATGGCACGTACCGTAGGGTTCAAAAAGCAGCGGGTAGTGGCAGCTCTTGAGGAGCTTGGGGTCCGTTTTAAGGATGGTAAAGCGAACAAATCGGACGTGGAGTCAATTCTTCAAGTCGAGCTTGAAACTATTCAGCGACCTAATACTCTCGGAACTTCGATTCTAGAATATTCTGAATGGTGCGCTCGGAACCCAAAGCTTGCTTCTTTGGTCAAACAAAATCTTGACCTCCGCGAACAAATCCGAAAGGATGTTGCTAAGATGCAGGCTAACGCACAAGTCTTAGCTAAAGCCGCACAATCTACTCAATTCCCAACCCAGGCCTCGGTCGATAGCCGAGATGGTTTTATCGAAACTCAGGAACAGGTCCTGGCGAGTCTGGATGCAATTCTCGAATCTCTTAGAATTAGAATAGGCTAAAGTATGTCAACAGGTTACACCTGGCGAATCAAAGATTTTAAGCTAGAACAAGCACCTAATGACACCAACATTGTCATCAATGGCTGGCTGGCTGGTGCGGGGACTGGGGAACCGGTTCTTACAAGTTCTGGGTCCGTTGATTACACTTTGGTCCAAACTGCAAAGTCGTTTCTGCCTGGCAGTGATTACTACGACTTTCTTATAGGAGTAATTTCCACGGCTTTAGCAACAAAATATGATTCGACGTTTACCGCCACGGGGACCGATGGTTCGAATTTGCTTACAGGAATTACTTCAACAGCCTCAGTTTTGGTAGGTATGGCGCTTACTGGGGTAGGTATTACTTCTGGCACCACTGTCCTCTCCATCCCGAGCAGTAGCAGTTTACAACTGTCTGCGAACCAAACCCGGACTTACAACGGAATATTGAGTTCACCAACGATTGTGCTAACTGGGACCTTAAACGGAACGTCAACGGTTTCAGGCCTTTCATCTACTGCTTCTTTGGAAGTTGGTATGACAGCCAACGGAGTAGGCTTGCCTTCGGGAGCTGCTATTCTCAACATCGTAGATAACAACAACATAGTACTTTCTGGTGCTGCGACCACCAGCGGCTCTACTACCATCACATTCAGTACCAACCCCTCCGCCTATCAAGTAACCGGTGTGACTCCGTCCAACCTTTCTAGTCTTTTTGTTGGTTTAGGTGTTTCAGGCTCGCAGATTGCCAACAGTACCACCGTTTCTGCCATCACAAGTGCAAGTAGTTTCACTTTGTCCTCGGCGGCAACCGCAGCAGCAAGCCCTGGCGCTTTTACTTTCAGTGGCTCGGCGAGCTACTCGGTCTCGACGTCGAACTGGGTGATTGACTACAGTGAAATTAACACCCTACTTACTCAAGTCAACTTCGGGTCATTATAATTTCCTATGCTCCCGTAGCCTAACTGGTAGTGGCATCAGTCTTAAGAACTGAGAGTTGTCGGTTCGAATCCGACCGGGGAGTACCATTTTATCAGCGCCTCCGTATCCCAATTTGGTAGAGGACGCAAGCTCAAACCTTGTGTGTTGTCGGTTCGATTCCGACCGGAGGCACCACTTTCTTATCTTAATACTATGTTCGAACTTAAACCCTTGCCCTATCCCAAAGATGCCCTGGAACCTGCCATCAGCAAGCAGACGGTGGACTACCATTACCACAAGAACCACGCGGGCTACATCAAGAAACTCAACGAGCTGTTGGTGGGGTCTCCGTTGGAGAACCAAACTCTCGAAACCATTATGCTCACCACCTGCACGGCTCCTCGGCCCGAAGAACATGCCATCTTCAATCAGGCGGCCCAAGTTTGGAACCACGATTTCTATTGGCAAAGCCTCTCACCGGAGCCTTCGATTCCAACCGGACCCCTGGTACAGGCCATTAAAGAGTTCCCCGGCGACTTACGCCAGGCCTATCTTGATAAAGGGAGCAAGCTCTTTGGCTCCGGTTGGCTCTGGTTCTTTGCCGACTCGGAACGCCGTCTTTATGTCGAGACCACAATGAACGCGATGAACCCGCTTATTGAGGGTTTCTACCCTCTGCTTGTTGTCGACGCTTGGGAACATGCATATAATGGGGACTACCCCGCTGACCGTAAATCTTATCTGTTGAACCTCTGGACTTTTCTTAACTGGAAAAAAGCCTCAGAGGAATTTGCCAAACTCTAGTTGAAAGGAGGGTGTATGTCGTGGCAAGTATTAGTGTTGGACCAAGGGTTCCAACCGCATAGTGTAGTTGACTGGACGAAGGCCGTAGGCTATCTCCTTTCCGGAGAAGCGGAAATCGTGCATGAGTATGATGACGTGCTCATTCGTTCGGAAAAGATGAGCTTCAAGCTCCCGAGCGTTCTGAGACTTCTTGTATCCATGGTCCGTAACAAGAATAAGGTGAAATTCTCGCGCTACAATATTTTCTTCCGCGACAAGTGGAAATGTCAATACTGTGGCAAGAAGAAAAAGTCCGAAGAACTCACTTTCGACCACGTCATTCCGAAGTGTACCAACACTCCGGCCAGCAAGAAGTCATGGGAAAACATCGTGACGGCTTGCGTACCGTGCAATCGCAAAAAGGGTGGCCGTACTCCCGCTGAGGCTGGAATGAGGCTCATCAAGGAGCCTATCAAGCCGAAGTGGTCACCGAATATGATTATCCGAATCAAGAACAACACCCCGGAATCCTGGAGAAACTATCTCTACTGGGATGCTGAACTGGAATTTGGGTAGGTAGCTTGGGGTCCCGAGTAATTTCGGGACCCTTATCTTTCCATTATGATACCTCCCATCCAACAAATCACGGATTACGCATGTGCCGCCGCTGCATTTCAGGCAGCAGTTGCGGACCGGGGTATTGTGGCGGATCAGAAGGAACTCATGGTACTTATGGGGACTCGTCCCGGAATTGGTACCTCGTCCTCGGGGATTGTTGCAGCGTGCAACCACTACAAAATTCCTTATCTTTATCGGAGCCCTTTGGAACTCGAAGAGATGCAAGAATGTCTCGAAAATGGGTGCCAGGTGATCGCAGCAGTGCAGCTTTGGGGCGAAGAAGAGTTTCCTTATTTGAACTGCAATTCCTTTGATTCTGGGCACTACATTAACCCGATGAAGGTCACAGACACTCATGTCTACTTTATGGACCCTTTTGTAGCCCGGTACCTCAAACTCACAATATCAGAATTCAAGTGCCGTTGGCACAACGAGTTTGCAAATCGTTACACTCGGCAGATGGCGTTTATTTTGCTGTGATGACTTTAGGTACTACAATGTGATGCCATTACGCGTCACATCATGTTATCTTTCTTTTGCGAGGTGTTCAAATGTCTGTGACAAATATTTTCTACCGTGACCTTGAGCCTAATAACTGGTCGATTTCTGGCGACGTGTTCGTTGTCGTCGGGCTAGAAACGGGGCCACAGTCTGGTAATGATTATTGCATTCTCGATCCGATTGGATTGAATAATAACGGTGGCGGCCCGAACACGGCTATTAGTCAAGGACAGCTTATGTCCAGTGTTCTTATGCAGGACACAACTCAGCCTTTGCAGGCAGCGAGCGATTTCGCGGCCTCGGCATGGACCGGCCTCGGCTGGGACCTCTCGAGCTTCGACAACTTTAAGACTCAGGTTCAGTCCTGGGTACTTCTTCAATTTTCAAACATTCCAAACCTGAACCTATACATTCTGAATGCCACTATTCAGGGCACTCAATATTTGGTTCCAATTATCTACACCGGCAACAACGGCACCCAACTCTCCCATCCTGTTCCCGCATATTCTCCTTTTGCAGGGACCCCCAATACTGCTTGGGGGACCGGTGGCCGTATTAACTATACAGCCAGCGGCTCGGGTGTCATCAACCTGGCTCTTCCCGCGCCCTCCGGCGGAATTATTGCTATGGAAAACACCAACGGCAGCGGTGTTAATGGTGCTCCACCTAATGCACCACCAGGCGTTCAAGCTATCAACTTCCAGGTTTATGATAGCTCTGGAAATTTGCTGAATTCATTCTCTCCGAACCCTGCGGGACTTGACTTTGTTAACAACTGGGTTAATATCCAGTCATTTACGGTGGGTTCGGACGGCAACGTTTATGTCCTTGGAAATTATGCAATTTCGATTGACAGCTTCGGGGACTGGCAGGCTGCAAATTCCTTTGTCTACGCCTGTGATCTGAACGGCAACCCGCTATCAGGGTTCGGCACGAATGGATTGGCCTTCCAGTCTTATGGGGCAGTTTGGGTCGCCAATGTCATCGCTGAATACAATGGCATCGTTTACCAAGGTGGCTACAGACAGAACGCCGACACCTCGATTGACTTGGTGTTTGCAACACTGAATGCTGATGGTTCGGCCAACACTTTGCAAGCTCCTTTCTCAATGCAAGCGGGCCAAGTTAGTAGCCCGTTCTCAATCTATTGGTCACCGCGTTTTTATGTTGGTTCTCAGGGTTGGTACGGTTCGGCGGCGGTAGTGCAAAACAATACCGGTGCCAACCTACAGTATGTGCTGAATAGCCCGACTATCGGTGGTCAAATTTACTCGCTCGAAGTGGGAGCAAGTGGACTGATGGTAACTGATTACTATGTTACCAGCACTGGCTACATGACCCTTGTCAGCAATACTGGCAATTTTTATGTTTATGACCCGACGTTGTCGGTTAATTACGAATCAACAGTACTTCCATCAAATGTTTTCCCCAAGTTTGTTCCGCTTTCGTTGGACACTTTTATTGTAGTATATTCGAACTTTGATTTCTCGGATTTGAAATATTACATGACCAAAGTGCAAGTGCTAAATAATGCTAGTCATGTTGTTCAGGTCGTTACCAGCTTCGGTACTAGCGGCACCATTTACCCGATCTTGCCACCGGGCTACATCAGTGGCGATACGGTTTACTATGCAACGAGTCAAATGACTTCGTATGGGGACACCATTTTTGTCCACGGACAAGAAGTCACCCCAAGCAGTGTCCAGACTTTGTTCATCATGCAGCTTCAATAAGGGCCGTCGAACTCATCTTCATATTCTTCGCTGTCAAGGTCGAGACCGTTGGTACCACCTATGGTTGCGTCCAGATGCGCGTGAAAAGCACGTCGAGTACTTCGGTAGAATTCACACACGGGCTTGAACCGCGTGTGCGCACCATTGAGTAGTTGACCATGGCGGACTCTTGGTCGACCACTAGCAAGTTGCGCGGCAATTTGTGGGTACCACGGGTCGAGAGTGTAAACATCGGGACGCTTATCAATAGCATGACGGAGTATAATGCAGAGGTCCAGCATCTTGTCAGGCTCTTCTTCCGCCATCTGGGTAAACCGGCCATAGGTGTTGCTGAAATCTACTTTTGTGCCATTATAGCGGTGACAAACGTGGTTCCAAATCATTTTGAGGACGTTACCCAAATGCAGGGTTGTCATCTCACTTAGTTTAAGACGGCCCCCATCAGCAGTAACCCAATTATAAGTTTTAATCGTGTCTTGCAAGTTCATAGTTTCCTTTTATGCCGGGATAGTTCAGTGGCAGAACGAGAGCATGGTAAGCTCTAAACGCGAGTTCAATTCTCGCTCCTGGCTCCACCGTCAAATTCATACCTAAGGGCCTCATGGTTTACTTCGTGAACTATGCTCGTATCGGACTGGGCCACAATCCGGTCTGGAACCCCGTACTCAGAAAGAATAGCAATCTCATAAGTATCTCCACCGGCCTTCTTAATGGCTGCCGCTCGATGACGTCCCTCATGTCTAACCACTCTACCCTCTCTGTCCAACTCTAGGAAAGGATGTTCAACCATAGAGTCCTGAACCTTGGTTGACTGATAGAAGCTCAAAGGCCGAGTAGACCAAAGAAACCAATCGACCTCGGTGAAACCAAGGGTAAAGTATGAATTACAGGTCAGCCTCAGAAAAGCTAGTGGGTCCAGCGTGTAAAGGGCAACAACTCTGTTCTCACTCAGCCACTGCTTCTGTCTTGCTGTTGCCTCAAGGGCTACCATTTTTCCAAGAATCTGCGATGGTCTTAACCATCTTAAAGGCTTTTTTCTTGACAGCGTCCAAAACTAAGTTCTCAATGGGTGGATTGGCCTCTTTCACGAGGTCATCGATATAGGCCTTACAAATCTCAGGCATCGACTTGGGATACTCGCGCAAATAGCGCTCATCCCGCATTAGTAGTTTCTCTAGACGGATAGGGTGCAGATAAGAATCCACTTTGGCTTCAAATACAGGGTCAGGTGGGGCCTTTTCTTTCTTATCCTTTTGGTCCCAACGCGTGTCTTCGCTTTCGAATACCTTCTTATACATGGTGTTGGAGCGTGAGAAGTAGACCACAATACCTTCCGGTTTTTTGAAGCCGGGAACAGCGGCAGAACCGCTCTCCTTGAGCTTGGCCATTGTCTCATCAACAATTGTTGGGGTGAAATTGCCCTCATACAAAATCGGAACTACGTCGACCCATGCTGGCAACAGGCCATCTTTCTTGGGCTGAGTCCAGCGATGCGTGTTGAAGAGCGCAAACCGCTTTTCCTTCAACCCATAACCCGACCCAATCCCAGAGCCGTACCATTCACCAAAGTGGCGACCAGGGCCGAGAGCTTTAAAGAGGGCTTCCTTCTCTGCGTAAACCTTGCGAGCAAAACCCGCGTTATCATCCTCAGGCGTAACCCAGCGCTCGCGGGAGCCCGCGAAGATGGTACTGAGGTCATCCGGAATGGCAATTTGTGCGTTGGTCCCATGAATCTTTTCGGAAATTACACAATGGGACTCTAGAATGGCAATGCTTGCAAAATGTTCGAATTCCATGATGCGTAGTTTTTATGACCTGCGGTCTATGGCTTCCACCCAAGAAGTGCAGACTGCTGCGCATTGTATTAGTTCAGCGCGAAGTTTGTTGGGGTCGGATTCTGCTAGAGCTTCAGCAACTTCCTCCCCTAGGATTGCGGCCCAAGTACCAGTACCATTCTTAAATGATTCGTCGCAAAAGCGACGGGCCTGATCAGCGTCGTCGGCACGACCTGGACCGCCAGTGCCATCGGGAGGGTTTTGCTCTCCCCATTTTTCATCTTGGCGGATTCGTTCTTCCAAAACTTCGGCCAACACCGCTTGTTTCAAATCAAGGTTCATAGGGCGTCTTTCCGCTTTCTACGTACCTGGCATACTGTTCACGGTTCCAGCCTAGGAACTCATGCAATGGTATCTTAGATTCACCTTTATGCCACTCCTCTTCGAAGTTCAGGACCTCCTCAGAAATGAGGAGGGCCTCGAAGCACTTATAGGAGTGGTCGAGGCCCTCAATTACTTCAGTAAACTCAGAGGTCTGATTTTTGATAGTTGCACTTAGGATTGTTTTGAGTACATTGTAGACTTCACCGCAGCGTGCTTTTTTCCAGCGAATTGTAGACTCTAGGTCTTTAGTTGGCTTTTCTTGCACAACCTCTTTTAGGCGTAACCACGTTACAGCATGAGGTCCTTAACGCCATCGACGTACGACTGATTGAGGAACCGACCCTTATCGCGTCCATTACAGGTAAAAGCTTGCTTGCTTTGGGGTTTTTTGCAAACCTCGCCGTCGTGCCAACCCTCGTAACGGTAGAAATGGCCGTCGCATACACAAGGGGTGCCAGCGTTATAAGCTGCAATGGCATAGTCCAGATTGTCATATCGATCGAGTTGGTAACGGAGTACCTTAGCCGAGCATCGAATGTTTTTAATGGGGTTATAGAGATCAGACAGGCTCATGTTGCAAAGAGATTGAGCGGTGGCTAGGGTGAGTTGCCCAAGCCCGTGACTCGTCACTGCAACTCCGGGCTTCTGGGTGTTAACAGCATTGAAGTTAAAGCTCGATTCAAACTTGATTATGGCAGCAAGGAGTCGTTGCGGGAGATTGAGGATTTTCTCGGTTTGTTTGATGAAACCATCCCATTGGGTCGCAGCGCGAGCGGGCGTGGACAACAGCATGAGTACTATCAGAATGACAGTGATTCGCATTTCAGATAAGAATGCGACGGTCGGGAAGTTGGCTTTCTCCATGGCTCTGTAGTAGAGCCACCAACTCCGGGTACTGTTTCAATTCTGATAACTGCTGTCCTTCCAACGGAATAAGTCCCTCCAAGTAAAGCTGTTCGCGGTCAATATAGGGGCTGGGGTCTACCCAACCAATCGGATTTTTACCCGCCGAAGCCTGGATACCATACCAGGCCACGACTTCTGGAACAAGTGGTGGGCGGGCGAAGACTTTAGATGCAATCCGCCGTAAATATCCTAGCATCCGGATAGGAAAATAAGTATACCTTACGCGTCAAGATAGTATATGCTATGACCCGTTGTATATAAACGGCGAAACAAAATCCTTTAGGTAAGGGAGAGCAATGTCTTTAGGAGTAACGAGAAGATCTCCCTTACCTATATGGGCCGACCAAGGCAAATCTAAATCGTTATCCATCGGGTTGATGCCACCATCGCTCCCGGCGTTGTATTCCGTGGTGCATTGATAATAGAAATAGCTCTTGTCTACGGCCCAAAATCCATGCGCGAACCCTTCAGGAACGAAAACCATTTGGTTCATTTCCCGCAGTTCAAAAGACTCCAGAATACCGTATGTGGGAGAACCGATTCGTAAATCGACTACCACGTCGATTACATGCCCAGCAATTACCCCAATCAGTTTGCCTTGTGGGTTCTTGGTCTGGAAATGCAAACCTCTCACGACACCAGGGTCTGAATAGGAAAGATTGACCTGCTGAAATCGCAGATCAATTGTGCTTTCCTTCAAGACTTCCATGAACCATCCTCGATGGTCCGTGTACTTCTTGGGTGTATAAATCCGGCATCCAGTCTTCGATAGTACATAAGGCAGCATTCAGTTTTTTAGCTGATGCTGCCGCGTGTATTAATGAAGTTCTGGGTCGATTTCCTTGACTTTTTTCGATTGGCGCGATAGATACTTGGCAAAGTCCTCGCGGATTGCCTGTTCCTGTGCCCGAGTCAGGTCAATTTCCTTGCCATTGAAGTAACGCGGAATCAACACAATCGCTCCGGGGTGCAATTTCTGTCCCTTGGGTGTTTTCTGATAAACGACGATGTTGGATCGTCCAACTAGCTTAACACCTGTTTGGTCGCGATTGACCAGAGCAATAAATTCGCCTGGTTCCAAGTTATCCAACTCCAATTTCCTTTTGCCGTTGTCGATGTAAATGCGTTTCTTCTTAAAGAACTCGCGGATGCCGTCAATACCAAGTCGGAAGTCGAACTCACCATGATAGCCTACCAAGCTGTTATCGGCACGGCGAGGTTGTGCGTAGGTAGTTTGGAGTGAATCGTAATAAGCTTGCTCGCGCTCATTGCGAGCCTTGCCCTTAAAGTTCAACAGTTCGTTTTGCATTTAGTGCCCCTTAGTTGAAGAAACGATTAAGCGTGGTCTCAAGTGCTTTGGTGATTTCGGCACCATCACCCACTGCGACCGCAAGCAGCATTTTACCATTTCCAGTAGTCGACGTGCGCAGATTTGCTGGGAGTTCGGTGAATCCGGTAGTGACTGGCAACGTATTGGTCCTGCGATATTTGCGAGTCGCTTTCACTTTAATGGTTTTGCCTGTTTTGGTCTTTTGTCCAGCGGCTACACGTTTATGGTAGTAATAGCCCGTAACCGTTTTACCTGCCTTTTTGGCAGCGGCTTCGATGGTGAGCTTCTCGGCTTTGCGGAGCGTTTCGATTGCGTTTACGTAATCACGTGACTGCTGCTTCCGCTCTACGGCGGTCGGTTTTTCATTCGACATGTGTAGTCCTCCTAAAGACTGTTGAATGCCGAATGTAGCACAATATGGTACAATTTGTCAAGTCTTCGCTGCGGGGTCCCGACGCCGGAGCCTTTTGCACTCCTTGCAATTCACATGGTCCCAACTCGAAGAACCATGACCCTTCTGACCACAGACATTGCCTGGTTTCCAGTCAGCAAGGGCCTGGTCTTGAAAGGGTTGAGGCGATAGTTTGTGGATTGGGATTTCGGGTTCTTTGGTTTTGGGCATAACCTCTCCTCAAAACGAGTTCTTTTTGATGAAATCGAACATTATCGCTTTCCTGCTGCCGCATTTGCCAGGATGCCCTTTACCATGTGAACTTCACCAAGCTTGTCCACGGTGGCGAGGTTATCCGAGAACCGCTCAAGCGTGGAGCCTTCACAGACTTCGTCACTACTGCCATCGCAAATCGCAATCCCTTGGATGCGAACCGAGGTTTCCTTTTTGAGTTCGGCGATCTCTTCGTGCTGTTCCTCGTCCATCTCGCATTCGCCATCAGTCAGGAACACAATATCAGCAGGATTGAGTTGGGCTTTCTCTTGCTGGCGGATTACAAAGGCTGCTTTAAGCGGGACATAGAAATCAGTGCCACCACCATTGCAGACAATCTCCGCAATCTGCATCTTGTTCTCGATAGAAGACTTCTGGCCTGCTGGCACGTACATCGTCTCGTGCACTTGAGTACCAAAAGTCACCAATCCGAATGCTCGCTTTTGCTTTTCCGCCATAAACATGAGGGCTATGGCCAAGGCTTTAGCGAATACTTCGCGTTCGCCTTGCATCGATGGTGAAATGTCCAGGCACATGATGATTGGACCGTAGCCTTGATTTTCCACGCCGCGCAAATTGTACATCATGAGGTTGTCCTCCATGAGGTCCTTCATAAAGAGCGCTGGAGTCATTTTAAGTTTAAGCCATTCGGAAGGCAAAATGTCGGACAGGTCGCTACCGGTGATAACATCCGTGACTTCGTCCATGCCGCGCACCGGAGTCTGTGCTGCCGCAGCGTTGGCTACTTGGATCAGACGCCCAGCCATATCGGCGATTTTCCGGAGCTTGGACGATTTAAGGAGTTTCTCTGCTAGCACGAACTTGGCTTCGGTAGGAACTGAGCCGAGTTCGTCTCTGCCGACTCCCCAGCCTTTAGCGACGTCGCCCCACTCTTCGGAACTTTCCTGTGCAGCTTTCAGGCCGGAACGGATACCCTGGCGCAGACCGTCCATGATGTCGTCATCAATTTGGTTTTCAGGGTCATTACCATCTGGGCCTGGGTTTTGTCCCTTTTGTTCCTGCTGCTTTTGCTCCATTTTCTTGCGGGCTTCTTCATAGGACTCTAGCACCCGAGGGGCGAGCTTAATGGTTCCGAGTGCGGACGTAATATCATCGAACTTGGTATGTGCGCGGAGTGTCTGGTACTCCGGCAGGCCCATCATCGTCTCCATGAGTTTGCGCGAAAGTCCACGGGACTCCGAGCGCAGCGTGGGTTTGCTCTTATATAAAGCGCTGAAAATGTCGGATGTCAAAATGTCGCGGTCGGGGTCATTCTTGACTAGGTCCTGCAGGTTGCCCGCGTTCTCCCGGACGCCGTCATACAAAATCTGGTCATAAGCATCCTTAACGATAGCGGGTTCAATAGTTGGCTGGGGCTTTGGGGCTTTAGATTTGCTCATTTGGACACCTTCCTACTTGGAACGGTGATTTCGGTTTGGTCGGCGTCGTCGGTGACCCAGACCAGCTCGCCATGGCAGGCCGAAAGCTGGACGAGAGGCACGAGCGCCTCCTTTAGGACGAACATTTCTTTGCCGGTGTCATAACGCTTGACAACCGCACCGGGCTTACCTGCGAACCTCGGTGCCCAATCCGCGACCAGTTCGACCACGGAGCCCGACTTCTTGAAGAGATAGAGTGGGTAACTTATTGTTGGCTTACTCATACTTCTATTATAGCACACTGTGCTATGGTGCACAAGTGTGTCCCGGTTGACCCGGCTCAACCACGCTCCGGAACCCCGGAGAAGGGCGGTTCCGGCAGCAAAAGGATTTTGCGGGCGCGGGGTAAAGATCGGTCCTCTTCGGACACAAGAAAGAACCCGGAGTGCTTCAGCAACTGGTCGATGACTTCCAGCTTCTCTTCGTCTGTTAGTTCTTGGATAGTTATCGGGGCGGTCCACTTTTTCATATTGTTCCTAATGATTGATACCAGAATTTAGAGCCGAATGGCAAAGATATCGGAAAGCCCAACTGCACGCGATGTATTCGAGCGGCTTCATTGCTGCGGGGTCTCGTTTCGCCACCAATTCGCACTCCGCGCTGACGAGTTTATGTGCAACCTTGAGTTCGTTTTCTTGGTCACAAGAGTCAAGTAGATCGAGCATTATCGAGATTTGCATATTGTCTCCTTATTCCACTATCAGCTTTTTGCGAACCGCTTTAGTCAGGCCATCCAGTTCTTTGGCGAGGTTGTCTACCTTCTCCTGCAGAACCGAACCCCACATGTGGGCTTTAAGCTCGGTTTCCTTATACTTGCGAACTCGTGCGGCGAGACCACGCTCAGTGAGGTCTTCCTGGTTTTCGAAATCCTTGCGGTGGTGTTCGATTTCCTTCTGGAGTTCCCCTACTGCCACGTCCAACATCACGGTGCGATTGGCAGTGGTGTCGTACTCCTCTTTGCGGCGAAGAACACAGTTGTCTTTGCCAAGGTCTTCGAATAGGGCGGCGATATTTTGGAGCTTGTCCTCTTTCGCGGTAGCCACCACGTAGATGTTACCGGTTTCAAGGTAGTTGACTGCCATGCACTCCTTTTTGAGGTAGCGGAGCACGATGGAACGAAACTGGTCCGACTCGTAGCTGTCTTTGGCATTTTCATAGCCTTGCTTGATAGCATCTTGGTGTTCACCCTCGACTGTCAATTCCGTAGTCTTCTTGTCGTAAACCACCTTGGTAACTTGCTTGACTTTGGCATCGTTATTGGCTGTCGAGTCCACCATCGCAATCGCCATGACCATCACGTCTTTTTCATCAGTGACGATGAAACGTAGCTTCTTACCGAGAATGCCTTTAGCAGTATTGCGCACCGAGCGAATGACAGCATTGCGGTCGAGTACCTTCTTGGCGATGTTGCCAGGAATGTCGTGTTTTGCCATGAGCTTGAGTAAGTCATCGCGCTTAATGCTGAATTTCGTGGTCGTATTGTAGTTCACTAGCCAGCCGATAATGGGAAGGTCGCTCTTAGTCATAGTCACTCCTTATTTCACGCCAAGATGTTTGGTGAGATACTTGTTGTAGTCTGATTTGCAGATTTCGAAAGCCCGCGCCACTTTTTCGTTCTTTGGGTGTTCCTTCTTCATTTCAGAGAACTTTTCCATCGTGCCACGCATCTTAGTCACACCTTCTGCCATTTCGATGTGGTTTTCATCGCCTTTAGGAAGTTTCATGTTTCTGACTATTTCGGCAAAGGCATCTTGTAGGGCAAAAATCTTCTCACCGAGTGGGTTGCCATGCTTACCAATGATTTTGCGAGCGCGAGGTCGTTCGTCCGGAGTGTTCCAGATAACCGCGTTCAGGATATCAAAGTGGTCCTGCTCCACTTCGGTCTTGCCATTGAGGTAAGCTGCAGCTTGGAGCAACCGTGCTGCTTGCCGCCATTTGCGGTCAGAAACGAAGATATTAGCATTCGCGACTTCGCGGCGGATTTCAACTAGAAGGTCGGCAACGTCTTTAGTGATCTTGATTTGTGGAACTTCCTGGTCAATCTGAGCGAGGTCAGCCTTGCTGAGGTCTGGGATTTTGACTTCGGGCAAACCCGTGAAAAGGAGGATAGCATTGTCGTCGTCCTGGATTTGAGAGACTTCAAAGCGCAGAGCTAAACGGTCAAAGAAAGCGGCGTCGTTGGGGCTAGTCGGCAGTTCGTTCGAAGCTGCAAAAAAGGTGCGGAGAGGGCAAGCCAAGGTTTTGCCGCCGTTGTTATAGTGGCGCTCATTGAGGATACCAAGCACGGTCTGGCGAAGACTTACTGATGCTTTGAAGACTTCATCGCCGAAAGCGATATCAGCGGTCGGGAGGTAGCCGTCGACTTTGCGAACGAACTTGTCTTCGAGCATACCCTTGGCAGAGAATGGTCCAAAGATTTCCTCGGGCTTCATAAGTGGGTGAAAAAGCGTCTCGAAATATTCGCCATGAGTGGCCTTGGCAATCAACCGGGAGAGCATGCTTTTTCCGCTACCAGGGGTGCCGATGATGAGCATATGTTCACGAGCGGCCAACGCCGTCAGTGCGCCATCGATAACGTCGGACCGTTCCAGGCAGGCTTCGTTCAGGGCTTTTTTCAGGTCTTGCAGCTTTTTCATGTTTCCTTGTACCTCGTAATTCTATTATAGCACAGTGTACGATACTTGTCAAGTAGAGGCTTCTCTGTGAGCCGAGATAGATAGGTAACGGGAGACACGGGAAGCCGCTCTTCCTTTATAATGGCTTGAAGTAGCGGGTGGGTGTCTTAATGCGGTGCTCGTGGTTTCCGGAGGGCTCCTTTGAGGCTCCGGAAATAGTGGCGGACCACCGCTGCTTCACTAACTTTGGATGGGGATAACCCAGTTTCATAACTAAGGAATACCCTGGTCGAGCCATCCAGTGAGGCAATAGATAGTTTGGCTCGGTCGTTCAGCTCGGTTTCATGGAAATCGGGACGGATAGACGTGAACCCGGCTGTGGTAATTACCTGCTCGGGCAGTTTGCCATCCAGTACCAGACTTACCGAATAACCATTTTGTCCAGCAACAATCTTGTCGAGCACTAGACGAGAAGATAAGCCGAGGGACCGGAGCCGGGCTCGTGCCTCCCGGACCGCTGGTAGAAAATCTGGGTCATCGAGATCCGCAAGTTCACGCTCGAAAAGGTCGGCGTAATTGTACGGTCGGCCTTCCTGTCTTGCTTTCAATCTCCGGAGTCTTTTGTCAATGTCTGTGGACGCCGTAGCGGTGGCTGTTGCACCGGCCCGATAAATCAGAAATTTCTTGGTTTGGGCTATTGGCTGCATGGCAAGTGTGCGACCAGAGTCGTGACCAATCCAAACACAGTTATGGTTCAGAATTTGACGAGTGACTTGGGGGTCGGGCCTTTTTGCAGTCATCGCGACGCCCGCAGTAACAACGCTTGCTTTAGCTAACGGACTGCAGGGGCAGTTTGCGAGAGTGGCACAGCCGCAAGGGCAAGTCTTTAAACATCCACAAGGCAGTTTCTCAGTCAAATTAAAGAGGCCACAGAGATAATCGGACCAGTGTTCATCGGAGTCATTTAAATTGAGCTTGCCAACAGGCTCTTCAAGCATTTTGGCGTCATCGAAATAGGTGACAAATACCCAACCTTCGTGTGGCCTGAAGTCGGTCGAGCCAAATTGTTTGGTGTACCACTCCATACCACGCTGCGTAGAAAAGAAAGCTAAAGAACCGATGCGTTCCGCAGTATAAGGATCGCGAGGGCCGGTAAGCACGCGGACGATGGGAACATCATCTTCTTTCTCAGCGGTTTGATGTAGAAATTTGTCGGCTGGAAAGACTTTATTGATAAGCTCCAGAACTCGCACGAGCTTGTCTTGGACTTTGCTTGGGGTCCAGGCAGTATCCGAAAGGTCCGGTATCGCAAGTGCTTTTTTCGAAACGTAGAGTCGATTGATGTGTGCAATAGCTTTATCATCGAGAGCCGTTTCTTTCGCAGGAGCGCCTTCTTTACCACTTTGCACGTAGTTAAGGGTCATGCCCATGCTTTTGGCGGTTTCAAGGAGCTTGGAAAGGATTTTTTCCGGGTCCTGTTTGCCCAGTTCCAGGTCCTTGTCCATTGCTTTAACTCTGTCGCGGTACTGCTTTAGTGTCTCTTTTGGTGCACTGACCACAAAACCAAAGGTTTCTTCAAGACGGAGCGATTTCAGGGCGACAACTCCGGGGGTCTCCTGCTCATAAACTGGGTCATGAAAAACGATACGCTTTTTCCAATCCTTGGCACCAAGGTCGAGATAGACGGATTGAAAATGCTGTTCATTGGCCGTGGTTTTCATGAGGATTAGTCTTCCGAATCTTCCTCTTCATCGCTGTCCACTTCCAATCGACTTTCACTGATGCCCTCATAAATAGCAACCTCTTTCCAGAGGGCTACTATCTCCGCTTCATTTTCAGCACCCATGTAGTAAAGAAACTTGTCACACGCCTTCGAGGACATTCCGACAAAAGCTAAATAGTTTCCATCGGTATAGGCTTGCCCGTGATGGTTGTAGTTCTTACCTTCAATGATTTTGAGGTCGGAGGTATCCATACCTACTTCTTCCATAACTTCTTTTTGCTCTTCAGAAGGTCCAGACGCAGCGATTACAGATGCAGTTTCTTCTTCATAGTCGTCGTTGTCATCGTCTTCGAGCTGCTCTGCTTCTTCCCAAAGAGCAAGAAGCTCCTCGGCTTTGTGCGGTTCATCCACAATTTCAAGATACTTCTGGCTGCCGAGACCTTCCATAATCCAGTCAAGTTGCCAGATATCATCCTTGTCAACTTCCGGGTTGGTGGTAGTGCAACGAAAGGGAGAATGGAAGTCAATTTTGTTGTCTTCGCAGTGCTGAACTTCTAGAATGTCGCCCTTCTTGCTGAATTGGCCTTTATCCTTAGTGATGCGAAGAGACAAACCAGGTAATTCACCAGCTAATTCTTCAAGAGCCGGGTTGCCCTCAGAAGCTGTTACCAATTCCCTGATCTGTTCCTGAGTAACTTTGACTTTGCGCATGAATGCCCCCGTTTATCTCTTCTAAAAGTAAGCACCATGTTACTTTATTTAACGCGAGAATGGAGCAAAAGAGGCTTGCTTGGCTCATAACCAAGATCACGGAAGGCGCAATTCCTTCACTCGCAACCAACTAAATCTTCTTACCGCCCAGCCTTGCTGACCTATTTTGCTGTACTGCGCGTCGCGGGGTCGCAACTTCAGAACTTGAATTCACGGAGGCCGAAGCACCAATAGGTATTTTCACTCCGATGTGCTTTTGGACGGACTTGGCAGGTTTTTTAATTTCAATGTAGGCTTCTAGTTCTTCCCATTTGAACACTAGTTTAGAATTGGTTGCACAAACGAAACGAATGCCCTCAGGTCGCCCCTGGGGGTAAACTTCGTAGATGCCGCCAGTTTTCTTCTCACGTACCCTCATAATTGCTCCGGAACCTTATGCAGGGCATTTTCTGTTTCTTCCTCATTTTCAATATCAAAAACTGTTCCATCAGGTTGGTACTGGATAGGGACCACCACGGCGTAGTATTTGCTCGAGAAAATCTGGCGGGTCACTTTGGAGAGCATCCAATAAGCATCGGGGTCGGAGTTTGGCCGAACCATTGCTGCCTTGCCTACCGCTTGAAGGTCATAGAAACCTGGAATGATCTTCTTAATTTGGGCCTCTGGGTCCTCGACTTTTTTAATCGCATCCAAGATAAAAGCTCCGCGATTCAGTCCGGGCTTGATTTCTTTTTGGATTCGACAGAGCCAAACCTCTTTATGTTTGACTTTGCTTTCCTGGGCCGGTTCAACAATACTCAGCTTCCCGAGACTTCGGGAGATGCAATGGATAGTCCCATCCGGAGCCTTTGACATGTAGAACTTGGCGATAACGTAGAGCCCTTCAAAAGGAGAACGATCAGACATAGACTTTCCTCACTAGACTGTTAGGATGGTATGTTATACTGCGACAGTCCTAGAGACTGTAGAATAACTTGCCTTCCTGGTGATTCCTGAATTTCAAACATGATATAAACTAACGAATTTGGTGTTTGGACCGAACCTGCGGGAAGCGTGTACTCCTGGAAGGTCAGGTTTGTGGTTCCGGTAATTGGGGTCAGAGTCAAAACTGTTGATGTGCCGCCAGAGTCAATGAACGATGGGTTAACGGTTGCGTTTACATCCACTCCCATGTTTATTTGGAGTTTGTAGTAGGGAATGTCGTAAACTTTGAAAGGATAAACAATAGTAATCGTGCCAACTGTGGTTGTGTTGTTAATGATGCGCGAATATACTTGCGGAATTGTTGCCGATGTATCAAAAACGTCTGTGAAAGTGATGGAGCCGCCCGTTTGGGCAGTAATGAGATAGCCCTGGTTTTTAATGGGAATAATCCAGTTAGCGCTGTTTTCGGTTGGTGCCGAAGACCCAATTTGCAGCGCCGGAGGCTGAATAAACATTGTGGCATCAAGGTTCACACCGCCACCAGGGTAAATGATGTAGCCGAGGATTACACCCTGGACCACAGCGGGGGTCAAAATCCCGGAATCGAGGGTCAAAACCGCTGCCACGCCACCGGTAACCTGTTGGTCAACATGGTAGTAGTAAACCGTGTAACTGACGGGGTTTGCCGAAGTTGGAATTGATAGATACTTAATCTCACTCTCAATGATGAGCACACCTTGGTCGGTGACCGCAGTTCCAGGGTTGATTTGAAGGCGGTTGACCCCATTAACGAGGAATTGATTGCCAGAAAGAATGGCAGAAGTGACGAACGACTTGTTCATCGTTTTCAAAGTTTGGGCTACTACCGGCGAGCCATAATCCTGAATTCTACTTTGTGTCATCGATTAGTTCCACTCATATAAAGAGAACCCGGAGCAGCGACCAAATAGTTCTATTTGGACCTTTGTTACCCCAGGAGCGCTCAAAGTATAGCTGTTTCCATTGCCTGTAACCACTTGCCAAGGGTTCCAGTCGAAGGTTCCCTGTGCGACCCGCATTCTTACTTGAAGTTTGCTGGCGTAGGGTTGTGGAACACCGTAGGCCACGAGCATCAAATTATTCATTCCGTCAGTAGCAATAGCTCGTGATTGGTAACGAGACTGCAAGTAAGACACTTCGTAAACGGATGAAGAAGGAATAGTGCTATTGATGTAATCCCAGTGGCGCACCAGGTGAATTTGGCCGAAAGTGTCGTAACCACCAACTGCCGCCCCGGAGGTCGTAATACAATTGGGGTTTGCCAAGGAAGTTGTAACTGTACCATTACCAGCAGAGCCCTTTGTCGTGGAAGTGCAGTCGACCTGGGCCACGTTGGAGTTTATGTCAGCGACGGCAGTAACCCCGCTGCTAAAACCAGAGTAATTCAGAGTCGCAATCATGTCGTCCCGAGTTGATTGATTTGAGACCGAAGCAAGAAACTGACCAAGCGTCCGATTTGGGATGGACGGAGCTAAGACGGGAGATAGTGTTGAACCATTTGGTAAGGTGATGGTGTCGCTAGTCTGAATCAGACTGAAATCGTTGATGTCAATATTGAAAGTGGCGGATGTAGCGGCTTGGCTTCCCGTAGTTGTCTCTTGGTGTTGAGGAGCAGCAAAATCTTCGCTTAATAAGAAAGTGGGGCTGGTTCCACCGATTCCATAAGCTTCCCCAATGGCTTGATAACGGTTGGGAATTTCGGGAATTGCCCTAACCACATGGCGGAGATCGACAACCGAAGAAATAGAAAGGCCACTCCAAGCAACACCAACAGCTTGTGCCAAATTGTTTAGAGCCGGAGTAATCTCGGATTGGTACTCAGCGTAAATGATGATTTGGGAGTTTGGTCCGTCGTTAGCGCGGGAAACGACCTGGTAGCCCGTTAAGCTTGCAAAAACATTGTTGGTCACGATGTACTGGTTAAGATTTTCGGTGCCTGGCAAAGAGGCTGGCACCCAGGAAGAACCGAAAGTCACAGTTTCTTGGATATTGTTGTTGTCGTTATCCACACCGTACAGAGTGATAACTACAGATAGGTTGGGGCCAGAAACAGCATTGGCAAGACCAACAGAAAGGTGTGCAGGTCCAAACTGTGCAATTGTGAGTGCATTAATATTAGTTCCAATGGCATCTAACGTCACCGTTGGCTGAAGGATTCCAGGGGAACTGAGTAAAGAGCCGTCACTATTCGCATAAATAGTGAAGTTCCTAGGAACAGGACCAGAGCCGTCATAAGCAATACTTGGGTTGGTGAGGGTGGAAACGGCTAGTCCACCTGTGTAAATAAGCTCTTCGGAAATATTAGGCTGTCCGAGCGTAATGGTGTTTGATAGAAGAGAGGCCGGTGGTTCGAGTGCAGTGACACGTGTGTATGCAATAATGGCATCTTCAGTAAGAACTTCACTTGCTGGTAGCACCAAAATTCTGGTGCCTTTGATCCAATCAAAAGCAATTTCTCTCGATAGCGAAGAGATCGAATACATGGAGCCCATGGCCCATGGGTAAGCCGAAAGCACAACATATTGTGCTCCCACCCCACCAAAGCGAGATTGTGCGGTGATCGTGCCGCCAGTGTCGGTCAGAATGCGGGAAGGAGTTACAGTTTCTGTACAGGAATAGCCCGGCATTCCCTTGAAAGCATCATCCCGAGATTGTACCATTCCATAGGGCAGGACTTCTTGATATAAGGTCAAGTTCCCGGAAGACAAGTCATTAAATGAAGTGGCGTGAGGGTTGTTCTCTGTGGCAACACCAGTACCGAGATAAGAACGATGTTGGACATCCACCGGTGAATACCAGGGGCGGTTGAAAACATAGGTTGAAGCCGAAAGGTCGATTTGCAGTTCTAAGCCAGTCTGAGTCTGCACCACCGTAACCACCGCCAAACTCACGATGTTCTGCATGACCGAAGGCGGAAATAAAACGGGGTTGGTGAAGTCTGAAAGCAGGGCTGAGTTCACGATTTGTGTATTCTGCGTTCTGCGCACAGGCTCGGCTACGCCATACCGAGTAATTCGAACTGGGGCGCTATCTACAATTTGGTTTTGAGTGTAGACAACTATGATATCACCCACCAGGGTCCTTGCGAGCTGTAAAGCCTGGATCGCCGTGGGGACCGTACAAATGCACCCGTTAGGTGAGACAGTTGTTCCTGGATTGACATCAATTGTAAGGGCAGTGTTGGTATCAGCCGTTACTAGTAGTGGCCTGGTTGTATCACTCGCGATGATTTTGGCGGGGTTGATCCCGTACTGCGGAGTCGGGAGAATCGGAGCGCCTTCTTGTGTTCCACCACCAAAAATGATGGTGGTTCGGTCAAGAATAGCTTGCTCCTGAACACTTGCATTGAAGGTTAGGTCATCAATGCTCAACTTGCTATCGTAATTTAGGCCTTCAAGGTTCATTTAATCCACCTAAGAGAGTAAGCTTACACTGTACCGGATCGGGCCTTCATAATGGCAAGCCGTTTTTGTGGTATTGTCAATCCGCCCACCATGGTGTAGAGAAAAAGTCCCATCTTGTTGGGGGAGGCTTCGTAGACACCTTGATGAACAGTTAGATTTCTACCCTCGCCACTTAAGATGCGCTCTAAGGTAGCAAAAGCAAGGTCAATGTGTGATTGTGGCAAAATTTCAAGAATTGCATCTGGGGCTGCCAAAATCCCAGCAACGTGGGTTGCCGTGGTGATGTCAACATCCGCGAGGAGAGTCCTCTTTAAGTTGGTGCGCAGGCCATCCGAAATGTCGGTGTCACTTTTGTAAGAGTCGAGCTTTGTTGCCCCGAAAATGAGGACCCCAGAGTCCAACATGTTACGGTAGTCTGCTCGGTCAAAAGTGTGGTATGCCGACTTCTGGGCCGCAAGAACGTTGAAAATGTCAAAGAGTCCAATGGCATTGCGATTGGCGGTCTGCCAGAATTTTTTGGCCGAGACATCGGGAAACATTTGGTGAATGCTTTCGTTGTCTACCAAGACAAAAGGGGAGAGGCGACTGCCTGAGGCATCTGGACCCAATTTGGCCAAAGCGGCTTCCGGAGCCAAAGCAGTAAGCAGTTCATGAGCATTAGCCTGGACTTTACCGCCTTCAATAAATTTGGGGAGGGAAACTATCATCCCAACCTTTTCGGGTTTGTTAAGCTGTCTCATGTAGTAGCGTGCGAGTTTGACAAGGCCAAGAGCCGTGCCAGTTCCTGTGCCGCCGCCTGCGCCGACGCAGACCATAATGTGTTCAATATCTTCACCGAAAGAGTGGCGCATAAGGTTCATCACTTCCTCGGTAGCATGAGAAAGTGCTTCTTCGCCCTTCTTAATGTCCTTACCCGCTCCGCCTTCAGATTCTTCAAGAACTTTTTGGTTCTTAACTGGAATTTCAAGCCCCAAAAAATCTTGGTGAGTTGTATTGATTGCACACACCCGACGATAGCCAAGTTGGTAGAAAGTATCAGCTAAGCGAGAACCACCTTGACCAGAACCAATGATTCCAAATTTGACAGCTAGTTCTTTCTGGTCGGGTTCAACCACATAGGCCGCTTTGGTGCGGGGTCCCGCCATTTCTAAGTCTGGTAGGTCCACTGACGTCCCTTGGGCTGGAAGGGTTGCGGCAGGAGTGACTGGCGCTGCCTGTTGTGGTTGAGAAGTGTTCTCCGGCACATCAATATCAAAGCTCATGTATAGACTCCTTAGAATATTACTCTGTGTAACTCAAGCTTAAAGATAAATATGAGTTTCGCTGTAGACTACATTTATTGACACCGTGCTCCCATCATGCTATTTTGCAGCAGACGCATAACACCATAAAAGAACGGATGGACATGGACACGATAATTCACAACGGCGAAGCTTACAAATTTAATCCTAGTGTTTGCGTTTGCGGAGAACCCTTGAAACGCAAGAATTGTTCTGTCCTGCTCCGAGAGCATGTGAATTGTTCCAAGTGCGGTTTCAGTCTAGAAGCTCATGAAACACGCGAACCAGGAGTATGGCAGGTGGTCCGCTCTACTCCAGGAGTGTTTGAGCCGAAGACTTTACGTAGCACGGGCGGAATGAAAGCCTTGCTACGAAAGTTGGTATATAAATTTCTTCCGAATCGAAATCCTGGTTCCTAGCTTCAGGAACCACCCGCATGTACTCTTCTTTGCTGACAACCCAGTATTCATCAACCACCTTGGCCCCATCCATAAAGATGCCCTCATCTTTACGAGGCTGAGGGTGCTTCAGAACAAATTCTCGGCCCTGCAGAGTATAGCCGCGATACTCGGTGTGAAGCTCCTGCACGATGATAATGGTCGGAATGAATTTGCTGTTCACTTATCCATTTTCAGGAAATAAACCACCGAAGTTCCACGGCGCTCTGTTTTGTAAGCTTTGCTTTTGAGCCAGAAGTGGTCATCCACGGCGTTGGCCAAAAATTGTCCGGTACCGATGTTATCGAGGACCCGCACCAAAACGTCATTGGACCGAGTCTCAATATCTGCCATAATGCTCATTTCGTGAAGCTTGGCTCGCAGCGAGTCCACAGTAAGGACCTTATCTGCATCAGGGGCTTTAACTTCCTCATCCGGAATTTCATCACCAATTTGATAAATCTTCATAGACTCTCTCCTTTAGAAGTAGACTTTGCCACCGTCATAGGTGGTATTTTCCTGGTCGTAAGTTGCCTGCAAGAAGTCGACGCTTAGGAAAAAGGGTTTAACTACCAAACCAGTCGATTGATACGTCGCAATTCCGGTGGCCTGGGCGACTAGGCTGTACTGAATTTGGGTAACCGTATTACCTACAGGCGTCCAATCAGACATTTCAACTTGGCAAATTTCGGATTGACCAAGAACATTGATTTCTATTTCGGTAACAGGATCAGTACCAACCGGTATTGTGACAATCGCGTTCACTGTTGCACCCGCCGGACACGAAAAAGATTGAACGGGGTAAGGATGGAAAAAGAAATTTACCGTGCAGCTATCGGTTGCCTGTAGAGTTAGCCGCCAGCTATTGCCATTGGCCTGCCAATTTGGAATACAACGAGTCCCACAACAGAAAAAGAGTCGGTTAACATCCTGGTTTACAATAAAGACGCTGCTGTTTGGAGTGAGCCGCATCGTCCCTTCCGCTAGCTCCCAGAACATTGGGAAATCGGAAGAGACTTGCCTCTCTAGGATCACTGTATTCTTGGGGACAGTGACGAAGCCGTCGGAGTTTCCTAGGACGTAATCACCAGAAGCATTCAAGGTGCAAACTGCAAAAGTCTCTTTAACGCTGGAACCCTCAATAATCTTACCGCTAAGCAAGTCGAGAAGAAACGGTCCAACTGGTTCCGCAGAGTTAATCGATAAAGGAACTGGGACGGGCTGGGAGAAGTAAGCTGGATAAGCACGGTGATAAACTTGACTCTCTTGAATGAGAGCACTAGGTAGAGGTTTGGCCAGTGTCAAAGTATAAATTGAAGTATAGTAGAGATCCGCAGAAGTCCCATTGTAAGTGGCGGTGAGAACGTCAATTTCAAACAGTGATTCCAGTAGTCCGGGAGTCTGCATGTATGTAAATACTTCACCGTTGCCAAGAGGATAGTGCGATCTTACCGTGATACTTGTTGCACCCTCGGCGGCGTCGGTGTGCATGACGAGTGGGAAAGCCCAGAGCAGAATTTGATTGTCTAGGTCCGTGGTGTAGGAATTTCCAATCGGATCTTGAAGTGTGAGAATCTGCTCATCGCTGACATCCACAATCTGAGCCAGTTCTTCACCTGGACCAAGCGACAAAATGCAAGCCACATCAAACCATTGGGAGGGATATAAAAGCGTAATTTGGGTATCATTGACGCTTGCTGCCGCTCCAAAATATTGAGTGTTGTCAGGGTTGATAGTAGCGATGCTGTTGCCAGTTCGCTTTCCGAAGCGGACGGTTCCTCGGAGTAGAGAGTCCTGGAAGAAAGGCAAGCCTCTGGGGAAAACCTTGACATGCGAATAGGTGTTAATGCTGTTGTTGACGATATTTTCGATGTCGCGCAAAAGACCCATAGACTATTCCTTAGAATTGTATGACCACTCGATAGACGATTACCTGCTTTAAAGTTTTGGTCATAATCGGAAAATGCGCCACTGCCATTAAGAATGTTGTTCCGATTTCCGCTGGCGTAGTGTTGGAGCTAACTATCGTGGCCCAAATTCCTAGTTCGCCAAGAGCCGTCACTGCTTGGCTACTTGATAGACGGCAATTCATCACCGCAGTCTTCGGTGTTGGGTATTCGATGTCGGCGAGGGGCTGTAAGTTGGAAAAAGTTAGAGTTTGCGACCCACTAGCTGCATTGACAGCAGAATAGGTGATGGTAGCGTCTCCCAGACCGGAGACCTTAGTGAGTGTACCGGTTGGTGGTGTAGGTGCTCCGGTACCATTACAAACAAGTGTTGTGGCACCGATAATGGAGGACACTACTGTAAAGGAGTTGGAGTTGCTGGTGTAAATGGCCCCCGCAGTAGCATTGGCCGCAACGACCGTGAAGCTGTATTGGGGTATTACTGTTTTGCTCATCGAGAAGGTAGTTATCGATGTCACTGCCGTCACTGTAGTATTTGGTGGAATACCAATCCCGCCAATAATAAATCCAGGGCTGAGGTTTGCGGTGCTGGTTGTGACGACCGCATTGCTCCCAACAGTCAGAGTACAAGAAAGAGTCTGCACTGGTGGGGGCGCGGGAAAGAATTGAGCAATGAGACCTGTTTGGGTGGAGTCGATAGCGGTGATCTGGACAGGGTTTGACATATTGTAGCCACCTTGCCCAACCGCAAAGCCAGTGGCTTCGAAAGAAATTTCCCCATGCGCGACGCGTGCAAAGTTCATCCTACCGAGGTCGGTGAGTGTCGCAGTAATTGGGTCTGGCGTATCCGTGAATGGCATTTGTTCCTTAATATTTAATTATGAGCTGAATTACAAGTGATGGCTGCATGTTGTTATGAGCATTTGCGGCAGGTGCCGCGACAGCATTAGCCACGGTTACATTGGCCTCACCAGCGTTAACAGAAACCCCAGTAACATTTGCGTTGTTGGAAGCCGTGGCCGAAGTTGTGGGAATGCCCTGACTATATCCCGAGCTAGTTGGGGTATAATAAGCTTGGTTCCCGCCTGCGCTCCCAGTGTAAGGGGCAAGTCCATAGTCGTGGCCGTGGCTGTTTTGGGAATGGTTGTGCGAAGGGTCGGTGACCCCGTGGACGTGACCAGAATCAGTAGCAGTATGGGTGTGCGCTGCAACCCCCGATTCTGTATCCAGAAGTGTGTGAGTTTCTTCGCCAACAATTTCTCCAAGTGTTCTTGCACTTAGGCCTCGGGCTGTGTCCTGACCAGCCCCAATCATAGCCTTACCGCGAGCGTCTGGCACTCGAAAGTAGCCAGCAGCATCCCCGATCAGGTTAAAAGTAGTGCCAATAGCGGCATAAAGAGCTGGAAAAGCAGTCTCTTCATAAAGCGAGCCGTCACAAGCCAAATAGCCATTTGGTATCGTGATTCCGCAGTAATGCACCAGTGCTCCTGGGGGAAGAAAATACTGCAGAACTCCGGATTGCAACATGGAAATGTCGATGCTCTGCTGTGGCAAGACCACATTTGGACCTTGCTGTTTTTGTTGCATTACAATTCCGGTTGCTACTTGCGTCTGCTTCATATTTGTCCTTAGTACTTAATACAACACGTGACTACCAGTGATGGCTGAACATTGTTATGACCAACACCGGAACCGGTGTTTTCTAGGCTTGCATAAGAGGTCTCAATTGAAGCCGAGGAGTTCTCCGTAAGGAGATTCCCATAATTGGTCCGAACGTTGAAATGGACAATGCCACCGCCGCTACCTGAGGTCACATAAGTATTGTAATCGTAAGGGGACATGTTGTGACTATGCCCCGCATCGGTGTGACTATGCCCCGCATCGATGTGTGAGTGTGAAGCTAACTCTCCCACCGAAAGAGCATGGGTTTCATTTCCAGTGAATTCCGCCAGTGTCCTATTTGAAAGACCATTGGCCGAATCTTGTCCTGATCCCATCGGGACTTTTCCTCTAAAGTCTGGGACATTGAAATTGCTACCACTGCCACCCCAAGTGTAGCCGATGGCTGCAAATAGGACAGGATAAGCCGTAGTCAAATAGGAGCTACCATCACAAAGCAAATGCCCTGTAGGAAGAGCGCCACCGAAACTTCTGATTGTTCCCGCAGGAACCAAGCTGCATATTGCCATGTTGCTCCTTAGTCTGGGATAATTAAGTAATGGTTCTCAGTGCCCGCATCGGTGAAACTTTGACCCGTTAGTTGCCAGTTTTTCCACAGGAAGTTATAGTTGGAGTTGAGTGTGATGGAACCACTGATGTACATTAACTCAATAGAAGTACCATCGGAGCCTGCGGCCAACGTAAGGTTTCCGTTAATTATAGATGAGGTCCCGTGTCCCGTTATAATGACAGGAACACTGATTGTCACGCTTTCAGTCACTGTAGCACCGGCCAAGAACACAATCTTTTGACCGGGAGAAGCCACACTGACCGCAGCTTGGAGCGAACTGTAGCTGGCTATACCAGCAGCTACCTGTGCAGTGCTACCAACCACTATGTCCACTAAGGCCGTAAGCTTTAGAGCGTTATTGCTGTTTGAATCAATTGAACCCTGGCGCTGGCGAACGTGGATGCTGAGTGAACTTCCAGAAAGGTTCGACCAGAAACCGATAGTGTTAAAGTTGATTTCGGTGTAGTAAGCTCCGACCACTCCGGGGAAGTAGCGAGGAATCACTTCCCCTTCCACAATGACTTCTAGGTCGCCATCCGGAGATAGGGGCAACTGGTTCAATCCTGGTACATAAGTGAAGCCTAGAACAAGCTGCGAGAGGCCACCGACCACTGTCGGGTTCGAGCAGTTGATAGGAGTGCCACTACCGTCGGACTGGCAGTAACTTGCATTGAGATAGCCACCGTTGGAGAGTACTTGCGTGGGGTAAACGCTGCAATCATAAGTAATGATGTTAGCAAGCGAAGTCACTGTTGAATTGTTCGGGTTCGGGAAGAACACCAAGAAACAACGTTGTTGAGCTTGAATAATAGAATAGCCGTTGACTACAGTGCCAACTGGGCTTGGGCTAACTCCAGAGAAAACCCCGGAGGTGCTGTCATAGCTCGTATAGGTGAAAGGAGTATTGCCTTGAATAGAAAGTCCGTCACCAGAAGCTGCGCCCATTGTTGGCTGGTTTATTCCGATTGTAGTTCCAACGATTGATGTTACAATCGTGTTGGGCTGAATGTAGCTCGTATTGCTCGTGTCCGAGATGTACATTCCTACTACAATTCCCGCCGCACTTGCTACCGTTATAGTTAAAGAACCTGATGAAAAAGTTCCAGTGGTTGTGAGAGAAGTACTGTAGGTAAGCTCACCCGCCGCAGCTAAGAAGTTGGTGTTAATCGGTGAAAGCGTGATTGTGTTCGAGGTAGTGGCACTCACGATACCAGTAATAGTATCAAGCACGTAGTTGTTGATTTGGTTTGGAGCTGATGGCCGCGTGAAGATTGGGGCATACTGGCTCGATAGAGCGATTGAAGAGGTATCATTGTAGAAGCCGTAGTTCGAAGCCGCAACTACCACGCGGGCTTGAGCCACAAGGTCGGCTACTGCATCTCCCGAAGCCAAACTGTCTTCGTAGTCAATGTTGATTTGCGGACTGTTGAAATTCGGGTAGAAGTCGCAAGGGCGTGTTTGGTGGGCAGGGTCCCCAACGTTGGCCAAATCCAGAGTCCAAAGAGCCTGAGCAACCATCCCAGCCGCAGCAGTCTGATCAGCAGAGAAAGCAACGTCCAGAGTCCCTGTGGTTGTGGAAGTGACTGTAGCGACTTTGGAGAAAGTACCAAGTGAGTTCACCCAGATAACGTTACCGACTGCGAGTGAGAAACCCGATGGGGCTTGACTCAATGTGAAATCTACGCCCAGCGTTGTGATCGTTGGTGTCTTGTCACAAAGCAAGGAGTAGATGTTGCTTGCCGGATTGTATGAGCCCGTGGTGTACGTCGGGTTAACGAAAGAGCCAACAGCAGAGGGTGATTCTTGGAAAGTGTCCGAAACTACTAGTGAGAATCCATCAGCAGGTTGTGTAGGCGCTCCGCCCCCCGAACCTGAGGAGCCTGCTCCGGCCCCAATCCCCAACTGGACAATTTGGCCCGCAGTAATAGGCAGGACGTTGACGGTCGCTGAACCTGTAGTCCCTGCTACGCATACTTCGCCAATTGGGAAGCCGCTGACAAAAGTAGCTCGTGGTGCTGTAGCCTGAGTTGTCCCTGTTGAAGTCGCCGCTGTGACAGTAAACTCAATCGACATCCGATTATCGGAGCCGAGGGTGTTGGACTGCGCTGTGATCGAGTACCAAAGGAAGTTTCCGGGTCCAGGATTAACTGCAGCAAAAGAACCAATGCTCGTTAATCCAGTCTGGTCGTAAATTGTCCCAGCATCGCTGGTTCCAAACGAGAACTGTGCCCCACTAAAGTTCATCAAGAACGTCTTGATGATCTGGCTGCGGGTTGTTCCATCGAGCATCGTTACGTCTGAGCCAAGCATTGCTACTCGGTTAGAATAAATTGTGCCACCTGCTTGTGGACTTGGTAACATTCGGAGCTGGTCAAAGAACAGACTAATCTGGTTGTCCATGCTAGCAATTGCATCGGCAAAACCCTGACTGTTTCCAACCGTGCGAAGTGGAGCGCCACGACCTGCGTAGTTCGGGTTTGACGTGAGAGCGGTGACATTACTTCCAAGAAGCTCGTAAGTTTGGGGCGTAACACCCGCAATAACAGGCAGAGGTGCAAAAGTGCGAGTATCAACTACTCCATTGTAGTTGCCATATTGGTCGATGCCGATAGAAAGTGTAGCAGTGGTTCCGCTCGACATGTTGATAGCATAGTAGCCGGTGAATGCCATGTAATAACCGGTCGACGCCGAGTTTTTGGCCAAAGTCGATGGAATTTTGGCAACCACATGATGGAGACCAAAAGCCAAGCCATAAACGCCAATGTTCCTACGAGTGTAGCCTGCACTGTAAGCATCGACTACGCCACCGGAATAGGCCCCACCTGTTGGATTAGAACCGACAAGGGTTCCGGAAACGGAAGCGAGGTCAGTTCCATCAACCGAAACATTGAAATACCCGTGATTCGGACCCATGATGTACTGCAATTCGAACCCAGTGCCGAGAACCCAAAATTCGGCGGCGGAACCGTTGTTCGCAGTACTCATGTATTGGCCGTATGGTGATTTGCCACCGGCGTCCGACCAGCTCTGCGTGAGTGTCCAGTCAGGATTTACACCTGTACCCAGCAATGTTGCTATGTAGTGAAGCGCCTCGTGGAACCAACCACCGACCAGATAGGTATTTGGGGCGGACGACAAATAGGATAGCGAAGGCAAATAGAATGCGGGCTGGTAAAGGTCCGCTACCGCAACAGTATCAACCGGAAGCGAAGCTGCTGCTGGCGCAAAAATGATGATTTCACTAATAGCAAGACCGGTGGCATTTGTGATGACCACTTCATGGTCTTGATAACGAGCATTGTAGAACAAATTAACAAGTTGTCCACCACCAATCGTCGGACCCCAGGTGTAGGCAGGCGAACCGTCGATGGAGACATTAAAAGAAACAGCCGATGGGCTGTTTACCAAAATGTCAAGTCTTGTAGCTAAAACTTTAATTCTTAGGGTTCCGCCGGATTCAATACGGACTGCGGCTGAGCTGCCAGTAACGACGGGTTCGAATTGAACACTGAGGTTGGTCCCTGCGACCAAGGTGTATTTGTCTTTTCCTAAAGCGTAGCGATTTGCAGTCGCAGGACCGGAGAAGTCTGTTGGAGTTCCGTTGGTAAAGTCCGTGACAAGGTTATAACGTGCAACTTCTGCGTCAATTGGGTTGACTACCGGGCTATTCGTACTGCAAATATGCCTCATATTGCAGGTAGAGCCATTGGTGTTTGAAGTGCTCTCGAAGGTCACCGTATTGTTGTTGATAGCAGTGATACGGTGGATGTCAGAAAGTAACGAAGTGGTGTTTATCAGTTGGACAATATCGTTGACTTGATAGCCAACAAGCAAACTGGCATAGTTGGAATTCGACAGAACCAACTGCGACGTCGAACCAGAATTTGTGAGAGTACCATTAGGTGATGCGCTCGTATTGGGAGCACCATCCAGAGTCGCAAGCTGCGAGATCGCGGTGTTAAAGCTGCCGTTGTTGGCGGCATAACTTACTCGTCCACCGCGTTGATAGGGGGTCAGAGGCGGAATGGGGACGGTGGAATTGACAACATCATTCTGGATGATTTGTGCTTGGGCGAAAGCGACCCCAGACTCCAATACCACAGTACCCGCTGTGGTATCATTGGTCTTCATCAACAAGATGCCATAAATATCAAAGGATTCAGAAGAAGCGGCAGCGATAGTAGCAGTGATAGTGGATGGTGTTGTGGCACTCCAATCTGCTCTACTTTGCAAGTTCTTAGCAATAGGAACTGCTTCGTATTTTGGTCCGAAAGCTGTGGTCACGGCGTCCGCGATTAGTCCGCCACCCGAGATACTGACGTTGAAAGGAGTGGTGCCGTTGATAGAAACACTTAGCGGTGGAGACCCAGCACGGCGACGGACAATTACCGCAACATCAGTGAAGATGCTGGTAATCATAAAGCTGCCTGTGCCAGCATTCCTAACGTATTGTTCACCAGTTACTGGGTCCTGAAAATTCTCCCAGGCGTCACCATAGAAAACGAGGCGCGGTTCGAGGCGCTGGTCTGGACGGACCGGTGCATAAGCCACTTGGCCCAATGGTTGTGAAAACTCTGCGTTGTTCGCCTGGATTGAGGGAACTGCGATGACTTCAGAAAGGCCATCGATCTTCATTTCAGAAATCAAGACGTTTCGTGGGTTGTTATTTACTTGGCACGCGCCACTCTGGGCGGTTCCAGCTCCTGATGGAGCAGTAATAACAGTGCTTGCGCTTGGAGCAAGACCAGTACTAGGCAAAACAATAGTCAATTGGGTGGTCGAGATTACAGATTGGATGACATATTGATTATTGTCACCATCAATAAAAAGGTTGCCCGCCTGGACCCCTACTGGAATGACACCACTGGTGTAGGTGATCGTCCCCGTTCCGGATACCAATGCGTAGGTGTAACCCGTCAAGGACGAGTTCAAATAGGTGTAGATTGGCTCGATGCCAACGTTATAGTCAAAGTAGCTTCCGATGGTTGGCTCGTCGGCTAGACGTTTAAAGTCGGCGGCGTCAGCCACGGTGTTGGTATCAAGAACCGAACCGAGGTAAGAATGAACACCGTTGAGGTCAATACGGAGATTGATATTTTGTTCATCGGTGGGAGTCGAGGTATCGAAGGAGCGGCCTTTAATGTTGGCCACCTGTTGGACCACCAAGGAAGGAATGGTGTCGTCTCCGGGGGTGGTGTTTACTGTAAAGTCTTTAACTACCGAGGAAAGAATTTGACGGCAGCCATAAACCAAGCGGAAACCAGTATCCACAACCGTGCTGGTTTGAAGGAAGAGGTCACCAGTGAAGAAACCGTTGGCGTCCACGTTAGCGTTGGACGATGGTACTAATGGCTGAGTAAGAAGGCCATCTGTGAAGACCCCAACAATTTGAGGGGCCACGCCCTCATTATTGACATAGCCCCTTTTGAGGCTAAAGTCCATAAGCATAAAGAAAACATTGGCCGAGTTGACCGGTCCGGTTCCGACATAGATTGGACCTTCAGAAGCCTGAATTTGGATTGGTCCGCCGGGCGGCAGCGCGAAAAGAACCTGCGTAGTGGCGGCTACTGGATACTGTTGTGTAATATAGGCGTTGGATGCGCTTGGAGCGGGGGATGTCGGAAAACCAACTAGTGCCTCCGCCTCATCAGTCGAGGGGAACTGTGGGTCAGTCTGAGTTACGTATCGGTTCAGTAAACCGGGGATACCATAGGAACCGAGAGCAGCACTTGCCTGGTCGCTGACGCCAGGGGTACTAGTTAAATGGATTTGGTTTTGGAAGAAATTTTCTTCATGTTGTGTAAGTTCAGATTCAATACTTTGGGAATCCGTGATGTTAATCCAAACTTCGCCATTCCAGGCCCAAATGGACGCCAAATCGCCGGTCCCTTGGTTGACCATGTAGAAATCGCCAGGCAAATTTTGGTTCGGGGTAAGAACGGGAAGGTTGACAAAAGTGAGACTTTGTGAGCCACCAGGAGAAATGGCGTTGTTATTGATAACAAAGCTTCCCTGGAAGGATACAGTATCATTCGCTGCGGTACCAATAGTTGCCTGACTAATGAAAACTGTAGTAGAAACGATTGAGGTTACAGTAGTTCCCGCTGGGATATAGTTGCTGTTGGTCGTGTCGGTAACCAACATTCCAGGGTAAATTCCGGTTACACTATTTACCGTAATCGCCGTTGAGCTAGTTGTAAAGGAGGCAGTAGTGGAAACCGGGCTATTAATAGCTGTAATGTAGGAAGCCGAAGCGATACCAATGCCCGAGACTGCTAAACCAACACTCAAATCTGAAAGCTGGGTGGTGGCCAGGACCGGGCTGCCTTCCACTTCGGTACATGTAATGGTTTGGGAAGAAACCCGTCCGCGAAAGGGATTGCGCTGAATTTGATCATTTTGATCTCGACCGCTATAACTGATATCATTCGTAGTAGCTTGGGTGGCTGGACTGCTAACGGTTACCGCTCCGAAAGCAATATACTGGTCCCGATTGACGAGATTGTTGAAAGCAGTAATCTCGAAGACGCCATAGGTTAAAGTAGGGGCCGCACCAATATTGTGTACAGCTCGAAGTGCAATGACGTTAGTTTGATTGATGACGAGATTGAAGGTCTGGGCGGCACTTTCTTGCACCATCATTCCGTCGAAGCCAACAGCGATGTAAGGAGAAAGTGTTACTTGCAGTTGTCCCGAAACAGGCGAAAGCAGTCCACCAGTATTGCTGATGATGCCTTTGGCATATATTGAGGAGAACCGCTGGTTTAGGTCAGCCGTCGAGTCTGAATTGTCCCACTGGAATATCGCGGTTAAGCTCATTTGGTCACCGGTGATGAATATAGTTGCATCACCTTCGAAGATAAGCCTGTGAACCAAGGAACGGAAACCCGGTCCCGTTCTATAATAGTACTTGACGCGTTTGCACAATTATGTTATACTGGTTCTAAGGAGTAACAGTCTATGGCAAGGCCAAAAAAACCAGGTCCAGAATACAGTGTCTTAATCAAATGCGTGGATTGCGGAAAGGGACGTTGGGTCATGCCGCAAGACGAGCATCACGCCAAACGCTGCAAAGAACATCAGAAGGTAGCGGAGCGTGCGCGGCGGCGCGACGCCCAGCGAGAAAGACGGGCCGCCGCAGCCAAGCTGCGCAAAGCAAAGGTTCATCGTAAAGCCGCTTAAAGCTTTTCTGCGGGGGGAGGCGTGGCTTCCCCCTGGCGAAATTCTTGCTCATAGGAATGCCAAAGTGCCTCTTGGGGGTGGTTTTCACACCCCGGCAACCAAGGTCCGCCCGAAGTGTAATGCAGCATTTTGGTTTTAGCATTCCGATGATCAAGATGGTTCCATTCCAGGGGCAAAACGCCAATATCGGACTTTTCTAGGCCCTTGAATTGGTGGAGGTCCAGTCCCACTGACTCACAGACGTAGTCTTTGCTCCAGTACCGGAGCTTCTCACAATTCATAAACATGACGCTCGACCAGTTTTTGCGGGGATAATAGACCTGGGACTTACCGCCCATTTTGGTGGTTGCTCCCTGTACGACATGAACCTGCTTTACGACCCTGATAGCGTACTCTTCCATCGGAAGCTCAAAAATTTCTTTGACATCGCTTAGGCATAAGATGTCGCAGTCCAAGAACAGCGCCGTGCCCTGGTAGTTGCAAATGCTGGGCACTAAGAAACGTGAATAAGTGAACTCAGTAGACTGCAGCGGGTCTATGGGTCGAGGGAAGTCGAGTTCTGACAACTTGAGGTATTGAATGTCTAGAGGAATTGTACTATGCTTCAGAAGACTGAATTTTAGGACGTCAGCCGCAATCTTCTGCTTTTCCTCGTACCCAATGAAGATCTTATTCATCGAGCGCTCTCAGTCTTTTTTGGATTTCTGTTAGATTGTTAGCCTTGTCTTCTTTCAATAGAGCCTCGTAAAGCCTCTCTAAATGATCTCCGACGTTGGGTTTCCCAACAAACGCGCTATCGGTTTCAGTCAAGGTTGGACAGTGAAGAGGCAACGAAAGACCGAAAGCACCGGAGTCATATTCCTCCAATACTTCAGCGGGGATTGATAAACCATCCTTGGCGGCTTGCTGCAAATATAAAGTCCTGTTAAGGGCGTAGCCTTTGGTCGCGTCCATCAGCCAAACTTTCACTTTTGGAAGTTGATGAGACTGGGCTACTTTGGCAATATAGCTCGACAAATAAACGCACCTAATATTTTTGTTCTTATCCAGGTAGGCGGTGATGGGCGGGAGTTGCCCTGTTTTTTGGAGCTGGTGGTTCACTCTTCCAATATTACGATATCGACATTCTAGTGCCCACTCGTTCTCCATAGCGTCTACTGCGTGGTAGAGCAATGCTTTGGGGTCAAGTTCTACTAGTTCGAGAACTGCAGAGTCACGAGCTAGGCCCTGGCGGTTCCAGGCGTAGGAACCGACGGGTATGGAACTGAGGTCCCTTTTGAGAATAGAATACTCTCGAAAGGGAACAAACTCTGAAGTAACTAGTTCATGCGGTTTCTTCATTCTTTAGGAAATCTGGCTTTAACCTGTTTGATAGTTTCATACAGTGCTTTCAAGTCAGATTTGTCTCCTTCCATCACCGCTTTCAACATTGCGTCAATTTGTTTTCCTACTGGTGGGTAGTAACGTTTACGCAAATCTTGATATCCCACCGGGGGTACATACAAGGGATACGACTCCCCAACTAGGCTCAGCTCATGCTTCGGAACTTCTTTACCCTCTTTGATTGCTTGTTCAATATAGTGAGTCCGGTTGGCCAAGAAATCTCCATTTACTTCAAAAACCCAGGCGGATAAAACTTTAACTTTTTCTAGTTCGGCTGCACGGTGACGTTTGTAACCATCTAGGATGAACAGCCTCTTTTGCTTGTCCCGGAAAACCCGAATTGGGTTGATGTAAGTGCTTTTGATCTTGGTCAAGTTTCCGGTTGAAATCGTACTCCCGTTACGGTACATCGACCGATAGCGCTCAATCTTGTAGCTCTCATTAAGGTCCCACTGAGAAATACCGCCAGAGTAATACAACAAGTTGTTCACATGGACATGCTCAAGCCTCGCGAGTCCAGTATCTTCATTGACGTATTGTTGATACCATAGGTACGTTCCCACTGGGGGCTCGATATAGTCCCAAATTGTGGCATGCGGTCCTCGTTCTAATTTCCTTACATACTCCCTGCGGTTGCTCTCCACTTGGCCCCAATTAATTAAGTCGTCACAGACTAACTCATGTGGCTGCTTTTTGATGACCTCCAAATTGCGGAGGTACTCAGGATGTTGCTGTAGGTCAGCGGGCTCCGTGGATTCAAAAGTGTAGTCGGTAGGTTCGTAGGTAAATGGATTTGACATAGTTAGTATTTAATATAGTACGGAATTCCTAATGAAGGTTGCATGTTGTTGTGGGGATCACCGGCGACTCCAGTTCCAGTGTCGGTGGTGTATGAATTGTTGGTATGGGTATTGGCCAAGGAAGTGATTGAAACACCATGGTCATGCACCAGCGAAATATTATATGCACCAGTGGTGTTTTGCCCCGAAGCGTTAGCTCCCGCGTTACCACCACCGCTACCCGCACCGTGTGTGTTAATGGCAGTGTAGGAATGTGTATGGTTGAGGTTCAAGTTGTCGCTAACTGAATTACCATTGTGATAATGATTATCGGTGCTGTTGTAGTCGGTATAACCACTATGAGTATGGGGTGGCATTTCAGCAGTAGCTAGAGAATGGTTTTCTTCACCCAGAAATTCCCCTAATGTGCGGGCACTCAATCCTCGAGTTGCATCTTGTCCTGCCCCGAGCTTCACCTTGCCCTGCATGTTCGGGACCCTAAAATTGCCAGCAGTTTCAGTACCCAGATTGAAGGTGGTTCCAATAACCGCAAAGAGACTAGGGTATTGGGTTTGGGGGTATTGACTGCCATCGCATGGAAGATAGCCAACAGTAGTCACCCCTGGTGCAAAAGTCTTAATATTTCCTGTGGCGTCAACTGTAAGTAGTGGCATAAGTTAATACTTTATATAAAAGCAGCAGACTAAACTTGGCTGCATATTGTTGTGACTGTCTCCCAAACCAGTCCCTTCGTCAGTTTGATATTGATGGTTGTGACTGTAACTTGCGTTGCTAGTTGTATAAGTGTGACCATGATTTAAGCTACCCGACCCACCAGTAGTCGCCCCTCGGTCTCCATTAGGCATGGTGCTACCACCACCGCTGTCGCCATCAAAAGCAGTATTGGTGTGGGTATAGTAGTGAGCATGTGAATTGAGATCCTGACCACTAATGTTAGTCGTAGTGTAGTTAATGCTATTGGGGTGGGCATGAAGAGGAGATTCAATCCCGGTGGTAGCAGTGTGCACGTGTTCGGCCAACTCATCAACCACCAGAACGTGGGTTTCTTCCCCAACGTCGAAACCCACGCCGTAATAACCAAGCACGCGGTTACTCAGGTTATGGGCGCTGTCCTGACCAGCACCGACCGGCGTTTTGCTCCGAAGATCCGGAACACGGAAGTTGGAAGAACCCTCACCACCGATGTTGTAAGTCGTCCCAATGACGCTAGCAAGCGAAGGATAAGTAGCGATTGGATAGACGGAACCGTCGCAAGGTATGTAACCGTTCACAATCAAAGTATTCGATAAATACTTGATCGTTCCGGTAACATCGGCTGAGTTCCTCAAAATCGGCATATCAGTATTTAATTATGAAGTTGAGGACCAGAAAGGGCTGCATATTGTTGTGCCCAGTGTCCGTAACTCCATCTCCTGTCCCTGTAGTTAATGTATGTGTGTGGTCGCCAATATTGTCACCCATTGTGCTATTGTGGTTATGATACAAGCTTTCTTGTGCCGCTCCGGTGCCTGCATTATTTTGCCCGGCACTAGTTCCGCCGCCAGAAGGTCCATTATCACTACCCGAATTTGGGTACTCCGTGTATGAGTGTGTGTGATTCAAATCGTATTGGTTCGTGGTCGCCGTATGACCGTGAGCTTGGGTCTCGGTTTGCATCGTGCCCTGCGAGTGAGTGTGTAGACCGAGTTCACTGGTCCCCAGCACATGCAGCTCCTCGCCAACATACTCAGCCAAAGAGCGGTTGGTGAGTCCTTGGTACACATCTTGTCCTGTACCTAACGGCGTCTTACCACGTAGGTCAGGCACCCGGAAATATCCAGCAGCATCGCCAACTATGTTGTAATTAGTGCCTATGATTGAAAATAGACTTGGATATGTGGCGGTCGGATACAAAGTTCCATCACAAAACAAATAACCAGCCGGTAAGGTGGCACTTGTCCATTCCTTAATCATACCGGTATTTTCGCTGGTACCAATAAAAGGCATTTATAACTCCTGAATTACCTCGTAGACGTTGTCCACTCCGGAATCCGAAATACCACCTGTGCTCGGAATCCAAATCTCTTTCAGGATGTTGTAGTTTCCACTCACAACAAGTGACGGCGCGGTTCCCGCACAACGCAAATACTTCACCATACAGTTATTGGATGTGATTGTGATTGTGGTGTTCACCACTGCCGCATTGCCCATACCTTCAATCAAGATATTGTTCTTGCTGATGGTGACGGGGTTGGTGATGTTGGTACCAGCGAGCAAAATGATTTTGCTTCCAGCAGGGACGGCATCGTGAGCAGCCTGCAAGTCCGTATGAGTGGCAAATCCTGCTTGGAGTGAAGCCGTGGTACCAACCACTGCTTGCGCATCAGTTGGAGTTACAATCGTGTCAGCCAACAGCATGTTAGCATGAGTCATGTTCCGGTTGAAGAACATGGAGATGCCAGTGTTGTTGTTTACATCGACCGCAATCGTGAAGCCACTGAAGTCAAGAGAACGGATTCTAATCTGCGTGCCAGTAGCCTGGAAGCATGTGCTTCCCGCCCCATTGTTGTTCAATACAGGGAACCCTATCCCTTCAATTTCAATACTTGTAGGTACCTGGATTAACGACGTGATTTGATAGGTTCCTGGCTTAATCCAAATTTTGCGTATGGTTCGAGGGTCGAGACTGTCTGGGGTTGCGGCTGCGGCAGCAAGGGCCGCTATGATCTGCGCACCACCGTTTGAGCCATCGGGGAGAACGGGGAAATCATCATCTGACTCAAAGCCGACCGAGTAGGAACCGTCACGTGGATAGGCAAGAACCTGCTGGACTTGGGTAAGAGTAATGGGAGCAGTAGCGCCGGATTCGAATTGGCGAGAATCGCGAACCGTCTCTTGACCGATAACAAACTCCTGGGAGTAGTCCTGCAACGGAGTGACGCTGTTGTAGCCACTGGTATTAAGCAAGTAGATGGTAGCAATGTTGATGTTGTAGCCAGAGCTTGCAGAATTTTTCTGGGCTGGATTTTGTACGCTAACTCTTAATGTGAACTTACCATAGGTTAGTGAGGAGATGCCAAACCGCTGTCTGCTTACAGTAGAGGAGTACATGTCCACGACACCAGTCGTGGCGTTTACATTTCGGAAGGTGGCGGAATAGTTGGTGCTATTTGCCACTAAGCCATTCAGTTCAATGAGGGCCTGTCCGCGATCTGGTCCGCAAGAAAATTCGATTTCAAAGCCGTCGCCGAAGAATTCGTATTCAAAATATGAACCAGCCTGGTTCGAGGAAATGTACCGCCCAGTCGCGGGGGCATTTACAAAGTCTTGAACGTCCGTCCAGGTATTACCTAGACCAGACCCACTGTAGAAACGTCCCTCGGTAGTTGTTGGGTCAAGCGCCACAGCTCCGATTGGTATAATCGTACCATCGGGGTTATTACCGGCGGCGTAGCGGGCCAACAAGTTCTGGGTTCCAAGAGCCGCGCCCTGAATCGCAGGGGAAATAGCAGGTTCGTGAAGAATGATACCAGAAACTGTGAGGCCAGCACTATTGGTGATGGTAATTTCATGGGTCTGGTAGCGAGCATTCACTAAGAGTGTGACTCGTTGTAGACCAACTCCTGCAATGGAAACGGCGAAAGGAGGGCAGCCGTCAACTGAGACATTCATGGTACAAGGCGATAAGTTTGGTACCAGGATGTCCATGCGACTGCACAGCGCCCGGATGAACAAAGTCGAAGAAGAATTCGGAAGATACAGCGCGTAGTTGGTGCTTTCTACGTTTACGTTGGTGAAACTAAGCTGCTGTCCCGCCATGGTCGTGCAGCCATCTTCCATCGTGAACATCCGGTTTTGAGTCGCCGAAGTTGGTGTAGAGAAGTCGGTGATTGGGCCATTGGTTATGCCGAGACCGAAATCCGTCGGTGAATACCTTTTGTATTCTTGCGTCGGGTCAATTGAATCGCCCTGAGTACTTGCGATGTGGAGTAGAGCTGCCGAACCCGATGAAGTCACATTGGTAGTGAAGACCACCTGACCAGCACCCGGTCCAATTGAAAGAATCTGCTTGATTTCTTCGGTAGAGGAAGTCACTAACTTAACAACATCGCCGACCTTGTAGTAGGAAAATTTAGAAAGTCCGCTGCCGACGGTAAAGTTCGGTGTTGAAGGAACGGCAGTTCCCGCCGGACCTTGAAGTGTACCATCAAAATCGGTGAGAAGGTACGTTTCTGAAGATAGGGCTTGCTCGCGATTGACGTAGCGAACCGAAACGCCACCGCGCTGCTGGGCTCCAATCGCCGGGGTAAGGAGCGTTTGGACAATGTCGTTTTTATACAAGTCAGCTTGGACAAAGGCACGCCCAGGAATTACAAGCCCTGAGGTTACCGCGTAGCGAATAAGGTCAAAACCATAGCAAACCATGGAGCTACCTGCAGCCACTACAATCTCGACTGTATGAGGAACTCCATCGGAGAGACCGTTGACCATAGCAACGGATTTCGCCCGAATTCCTGGTAGACTCTGCATTGTAATAAAGTTGATTTCGGTGCCACTGCGACTGAGGTCAACAGTTGTACCGGTAAGCGACCCATCCACTTTGACTGTCACTGAGGGGAGCGAGGTCTGTAGAGGCGAAGTAAAGTCGCAAAGCAAGTAAAGCTCTGTGAAAAAACCCGTCACTAACATCCGAGAAGAACCGGCAGCGATGACCCTTTGAAGTCTACCGGTGTTAATGACTTCGAGTCCGCCGTACAGTCGAACACGTGGCTCACCGAAGTTTTCAGAACGTACTGGCGTGATTATTTGATAGGCCACGTTGTTCGTAATTGGGTGATACTCATTCGGGGCTACTGAGATGTTGCGGATATTAATACGTTCGCGTCCGGAAACGTATTGCAGTGTACTCAGATTGATATTGCGTGGGTTGTTATCCGGCTGGCAAGAGCCGTTTAAGGCTGTTGTGACCGAGGTGTTAACTCCACCTAGGGGGTTCTGAGTAGAGGACTGCGGAATATAGCCATCGCGAGTTCGAATGGTTAATGAGAAACCAGAAGGTGCTGACTGAATTGTAAAGGCGTTTCCTGCGCCGTCAAGAAAGATGTTTCCTGCTGTGACGGCGGAAAGATCGACCGAGCTGTTGTAAGTGACGACCCCAGTAGTGCTATTATAGGTGAAGCCGACCAAATTGGTGTTGGTAAACGTGGCACCGGTGGGTATTCCTACGTTTTCGACAAAATCAGTTCCAAAATCGGGAACGCTAGCTGCATTGGCAAAATTAGATACCACATGGTCAGCGTTGAAAACCGTGGCCATGTATTCTTGCAATTGGACTTGGCTGGACCGAAGGTTGATATTTTGCTCATCGGTCGGTGGCTCAGTAGTGTACGGTCGGCCCTTAATCTGCTCAATAGCAATAACTGTCTCACCAGTGGTTTGGGCGTCATAAATATTGCGACGAAGTAGCGCACCGTTTGGTAGTGAGCCAAGAGTGAACCCCTGACCATAAATCAGTCTGAAGTTGGTATCAGGTAGGGTACTGAACTTGATGTAGAGGCCAGCGTTGTTAAAGAAACCGTACTCATCAACATTGGAGTCCGTACTCGGGTCAAGTTCAATAGTAAGGTTAGCATCCTTGTAAACGCCGGTGCAGTTGACCGTGAGTTCTGACGCAGTTGTAAATTCTCGATTGTCGGAGGGGTCGTAGAATCTGAAGTAAATGTTGGCCGAACCGATTGAAGAGAGACCAACGTAAATCGGTCCATCTGAAACCGTTAGATAGACCGCTTGCGGACTCACTGCTAACGGTGGGAACTGAGCAAGAGGAAGAACGAAAGCCTGTTCTTCCGGAATCGCTAATGGGTAATCTTGAGTGATATAAAGGTTGTCTGGGCCTGGGATGCCATTTGAACCAGGAAGGGCCTGTGCTTCGTTGAGGAGAGGAATCCGAGGGTCGGCATTGTCCACCAATTTGTTGGCGGCGCTGACTGGTTCTCCTGCCCCATCAGTTAGTAGAACTGCAGCCGTAGTGTATTGGGGATTGCTTCCAATTCCAGTGATTTGGTCTGTTACCAAATCTGCAGCGGGACTGTTATCAATCGCCGTTTTAATCTGAAGTGCTGTTGATACGCCATCGGCAATTTTGACCGAAATAGCATTGCCTGTAACGGTAACAAGTTCACTACCGGCAACACCACCACTGGTGTAGGCTATACTGATTAAATTCCCAGCGACACCGACAGCAGCAGCAGAGTAAGTAATATCTTGTATGACTGCTGATGCCTCTACCCCAGAAGTACCAACAACTGCTGCGAGTTCGTTATCAGTAATATGCTTGACGTTGACATCAAGGTTGGCAATGTGGTTAGCCAGTTCCGCCGATAGGGCAACAAAGTCTGTCATGACTTGCCACTGTGTACCAGTCCAAGCCCAGAGATTTGCAACACCGCCGGTCACTACAATATAGAAATCGCCGACTTGGTTGTCCACAGTGTCGGTCGGAGTGGCGTTCGTGAACCCACGGAAAGGCGACCTTCCGAGCGGGTCGATGCTTTGGCGGTATTCGTAACTGATGTAGGAAGACAAAATAGAAGTGGCACCAATAGGAACGGTGACCATCGCCATAATGACATAATGCTCAAGATCAGGGAGTAAATAGAAGGCATCGCGCTCGTAAGCGACAGTCTGTAGAATGGGTGCGCCATTTTCGACGTACACTGCATACACTGCAATAACAGTCGTTTGTCCCGCAGGGCATTGTAAGATTACCGTATCACTGGTTTCTTCAGCGACCATACCATCTACGTTAACAAGTTGCCAAGGAGCAAGACTCACCGCAAGCTGGGCCGGAACGGGCGTTACTTGTCCACCATGGTAGACGCCGGGACCAATAAGATTGACATATCGCGTATTGATGTCGGAAGTGCTGTCGAGATTGCGGAACTGAAGGAGTGCTCTTAATGTCATTCTTCACCTAGACTTTGTGTATGGTTTTCCTACTACATAAAGGTAACTGTGGTCAGCGCCGCCGAGAACCTCTAAAAGGCATTACGGGGTGCAACATGGCGAAAGTAGCTAAAGTGATAGCGGGTCTGGCTCTACTACTGAAATATGATGCGGAGAGCGAAGCTGATGCCCAACATGACATAATTTACGCAGGTAGCAGCAAGACTCTTTGGAACAAAATTTCCGAGGAAGACAGGAAGCTTCTCGACGCGCTCGGTTGGCACTGGGATGCGGAAAGTGATAGTTGGGCTAAATTTACTTAAAAAGATACTTGGATCAGGAAAGTATTGCCCTGGCTATCTGTCTTAATTTGTAAAGGGAAATTGGCTACGGCGAACAGAAATGTCGTTCCCACTGTTGGGTCATCTGGAATTGGGCTGTAAGTTACGGTGGCGATTAACCCAATGTTTGATAGTTCGCCAACGGCGTCCGTTGGCGACTGGTCTGCCTGATACTGCACGCAAAAAGGCGTAATTAGTGTGGCTGAAGTAATCGGAACTGGCCCAAAGCTTTGGTCAGGCAAAGTCGTGTCCGAAGGGTCGGGGGTTAAAGCTACTGCAGGGTCGCTGGGGTCATGCCCGCCAGAGCCCGTGACGAAATCTGTGATAGTGAACGCTTGTCCCGTCGAGAGCATACCCGCGAACTTGGTTCGGGCGATATCTGTGATAGTGGCAATTACTGACTGAGCCATAGTACCCCTTAAAGTGCTTTAACCCGTTTTGGTTCCGGAGCCGAATCACTCGGGTCAACAATCTTTACTAGCTCCGAGATGTTGCTTGGGAGCATCTTAAAGATACGCACGGGGATGAGGTTTGTTCGAGCACAGTGTGCAGCGGCATTGGTAGCCAAGTTGAGGTCGGAAAATTTGTTATGCGCCACACGAGCTTCTAGACCAAGGTAGTAATATTCCATACTAGACCAAAATAAGGTGGTGGAGCTTAGCTGATTTGCTCATAGTTGATTGAACCTGTTGAACCGTTTTGTCCGGTGGACCCTGGGACCCCAATACTTCCGCCAGTCCCGGTTACAGACCCAGCCGCACCACCGGAACCACCCATTCCTTCGGCAGCGCCAAGGGTAAGAGTGTTCGAAAAAGTTCCTTTATAACGCAGTACGATTGAACCACCCGAACCTCCCGCACCGCCACCACCGCCGCCACCACTATAGAAAGCTTGTCCGCTACCGGCGCTATCGGTAGCCGAGCCACCATTGCCGCCTTTACCACCGTTTTGTCCAGCAACTGTTATGGTGCCGCTGCCCAAAATGCTACCCTGTGCTCGCAGATAAAGGCCCGTGCCGTGCAAACCGCGAGAACCCCCACCACCGCCCCCACCATAAGGAGCCATTCCTGTGTTTTGATAACTTGAGGCTGGACCATTGGTACCATTTTGAAAGAAGACCAACGCCCCGAGCCCGCCTGCTTGTTGTTCGGTGTTAATCGAGCCGTCGCCGCCTTTGCCGATTGACCCATTAACTCCGGCTCCAAACCCCCCTCCGCCACCACCATTACCGTAGGGTCCGGGGTCTGTTCCACCAATGTAGCCGCCTGTAACGTCACTACCACCACCGGAACCACCGGTTGATTGGACGATTGAATATGTCAGTTCTTCACCGGCGGAGTTGCCATTGGAAGCGGGAGCATAAGCAGTAAAGTTCCCGGAATTGTGGCCACCATTGATGGCTTGGATGGTGCCATTAATAATCGCATCACCCGCGCATCCAAGAATGGTCCAACCGCCTTGTGACTGAGTGAATTGAAGGATGCCACCATTCTCGATGGTGATAGAAGAAAAATCGTAGACCTGATTGGCCTCTAAAGTAACAAGTGCTCCACTATTCACCACCAAGGGTCCGTGGCTCCCAAAAGGCCAAGTAAAGTCGGAGTTGATGACCTTGAAGTAATAACTCATGTCGGGTATCCAAGGGCATAAGTCCCATAGTAATAGGTGCCATCAAAGTACAAACTGACCATATCAGTGAGACCGGCCCCTGTAGACAAAACTGGGGTAGCACCTCCTGGCCAAATCACGCTTGAAGGCCAGGTCACTGTCTGTCCACCAGTGGTTTGAACTAAACGTAGAATGTAAGCTCCACCCACAAAAGGGTTAGTAAGAGTCAAAGTCAGGTTGTCATTGAGAATAATTGCCTGTGAAGCGCCGTTGGTCCAGTTGATGGTGTAGGTGGCTCCGCCGTCCCCAACTTCATACTCGGACGAGACACCAGAAATACCTGTAACTCCTTGGACTCCCTCATACCCAGTTGTTCCCATGACTCCTGTATTGCCCTGGGGACCTTGTAGTCCTGTAGTTCCAGCATAGCCGGTAACACCTTGAATTCCAGTTACACCTTGGGGTCCCCCGTAGGCTCCGGTTGGGCCTATAACGCCAGTGTCGCCCTGCAATCCGGTTACGCCCGCTCCAATGCGAACAATAGCGCTTCCGTCGTAGGTCTTCAGCTCGTTTGTGGTAGTATTAATCCAGAGTTGTCCGCCTGTGGGGCTTATAGGGTCGGATGCAACTTGCTGTACTCCGGATTCCTGGACGCCTTCTTCTTGGTATGTAAGGTGCGTGTGTGTAGTCATAAGTATTGCCTCATTGTTGGACTGTTACGATTTCCCCATTGTTGTCGACCGTGAGTAGCCAGAAAGTGTAATCGACGTCGTCAATAAGGACGATGGCGTTGTTTTGGGTAGCTCCGGCAGGCGGCGGGGATACAGTTTGAATTTGCCCATTGTTATCAATTTCGAACCCAACTTGTGTGAGATTGGGCTCGGTTACCATAAAGTTGTCAGGATTTCTTGATGAACCGGCTGTTGCGACAATTTGTCCAGAGGTGTCGACACTAATATCCCAAAGAGTGAGGTCAGGACTTTGCAAAGTAAAGAGGACCCAAGTGTAGACTAGGCCACCTGAGGTTACGTCTTCCTCGTAGTTGATCCAAACATCGTACTTGTTGTTGGCCAACATTTGGGTATAGTAAGAAGGATAGCCGCATGGTGCCCCAGTATAGGAGGCCGAAGGCATAACAAACGTATCAAGAGTGTGGGGTTTGTTTGCGTCTTGTTCAAATCTTCCCGAAAGAGAAAGTCCGACCCAGCCATCCGAAAAAGGGTCTACAGGGTCCGAGTCAAAATTCAGCCCCGAGTCAAAAGGAATGCCCAAATCGAAGCTTACGCGATCTCGACCAATGGGAGTCAAGTTGGTTATAAATAAATCAAAGGTGTAAGATGCCGCACACAGAGCCAGTACTAGTCTCGAAGTCATGGTCATTGAGACCTGAATGGACTTAAAGCATTGAGACCTAGCCAATGTGGTGAGAAAATTGGTCCCAAAGAGGTCAAAATTGAACATGTGGCTCTGCTGAATGCCTTGATAATCGAAGGCGACCTGGTATTCATTAACTTTAAGAACATCGTAAAGGTCGGGCTGGTTATTAATGAACCCCAAAAAGGCTAGCCAACCCATGACACCAACGTTGGGCATCCAGACATGTGCTTCCTGCCCGCCATATTGAGACGCACATTTGGTCCAAGGGTCTAAAGCAGGATACAAGTCATAGGTATCTTTATCCATCGGATGATAGACGGGAGTGCTGAGTGTCAAAGCTTGGAGAAGGTCATTGACTCCGGCAACGGTTCCAGGGCTGCTGACAAAACCACGGGCCACAAAACGTGTTGCCATGATTTGCAAAGACTGAATGTCCGGCAGCATGTCCTGAAAAGAAATAAAAGGCTCAATCAATCGGGTCGCAAGAGGAGACGAAATAGCTTGATTCTGCTCGTCAATAATGGAATTGGCTCCATTATAGAGAACGCGGGCATAAGCTTCCCATAAACCCCAAATCGTGGTAGCATTAACAATCAAATACCCAACATCGCTCGGGTCGTTGAGAGCTGAAGCTTGAATTAGGTTAGCACCGCGACCAAGTTGAACAGAAAAACTAGAATTGGCGGAAGCAGGGACGATAGTAACATTTGTAGAATTGTTTCTCGGGTCTACCCCTACAGCGGCAGGACCCGCTTGAAAAATCGAGACAACAATAGGCTCGTTGATTTGGTCGGTAACGATATTAATGACCGTAGGCTTTGGCGAATAAGGAACGGCATTACCCTGCAGGAGATAGAAATTCCCCTGAGGGGCACCCCAAACCGAGTCATTTTGCATGCTATCTAAGACCTCAGCATAAACGCTGGGATTTAGAGAAAGTGTGATCACGAAACCACCGTAATATTGATATAGGTCGGGTTATAGCTAAGAGTCTCGTTTGCTGCGAGAATGATTGCTTCTACATCCGAAAGCGCACCAACGTTTCGATGAAAAACCGAAAGGGTGAAGGTTTGGATTCCAGGAACATTGCTGATAGTGTTTTGAACCACGATGGATGGCAATACCTGGTCGGTGCTGAAAGTGGTGAAAGTTAAGAGCGAAGTTAGATAGGCAATAACATTGTTTTGAACCGTTGTGGTAGAGTAAGATGGTAGGATTTGGATGGTGCCGGTAATTACTGGATAGACCGGGAATGGGGAGCGAACAAGCATATCCGTATTGAAAAAATATCCCTCCCCGCTGTTCAGAACTTGGGTGTAAACATCCGAAGGAACTTTATTGTACTCGTATGTGATAACAATATTGTCTCCTGCCAGAAGTGGTGATGCGAGCACAATAACATCGTTGGCATCGAGAGAATAACCTGTTTCCGGGCTTGTATCAGGAACCAATGTGTAGGTCGAAACGCTGGTATTATTGATTGTGAGACTGTCCACCTGGACCACAGGATGGTTTGAGACGGTGATAATGGTTTGCCCACCGATGCCAACGGTAGTTTCGGTGATAGTTGCATTAGTTTGTCCTATGACATAAACGTCAAGAGCCGGACCGGCAGTAATTCTTGCGAATTCCGGTTGGGAGGGCTGAATAATGCTGACGTCTGTGACCTCGTTGGCCAAAGTGTTCAAAATCTGCTTGGAAATCCCTCCCGGAGCACCTAGGTTGGTCCCCTGCAGAGCTGTAACCAGACGGGCCGATTGAGAATCAGTGGATTCTGACGGTTCACCCCCTGAGGCCTGGGAGCGGTTTTCAGTCCCATCGATGCCCACTACTGTGGTCGCTAGAGTGTTGATCCGATATTGTGGAAGGTTATAGGCCGTGCCCGTTCCAACTGCCTGGACCAAAAGGGCTATTTCGTAGGTGTTGCGGGTTGGGTTGTAATAAGCGTTGACGTTCTCAGCGGAAATGGTTCCGGGGTTCAAAACCTGGTAAACCAAAGTACCATCGTTGTTTGACACTAACGTACCGGCGCTAATAGTGATGTCGGTGGTTGGGACGCTATAGCGCATGAAATATTGGAGGACTGTGGCATAAGAACCGCCGCCAGGAACACAGCCATAGTTAAGAAGTGCCTGCTGAATTTCATCAGTAGTGGCAACCGTGGGGAACTGAAGAGTAAAGAGAGTTCGAACATCAACGGCTTCTTGTTCAACGATTGAAATTTGATTTGCCTGTGGACGAATCATTACATCGGGAATAGGACCCTGGGTAGTGTCCAGAGTTGGGTCTGTGGTATTAATACTACTTGCGAGGTCTGCCGCTACTTGATCTGGGGTCCTAGCCATTATATCCTCACTGCCCGTATCCCGACGGTAGCATTTGGTTTAGCGCTACAGGGGTTTGCGTTATTGTGTCCACCACGGCGATGGTAGAACCATCGTTGAATAGGCACTCCACTAAAAATACTAGCGTAGAAAGCCCGATTGTACGTGTCAGAACTTGTTGTACCTTCAGAACCATTTGGTCCGCACCCGAATTGCGTTGCTTGACAATGAGTCTATTGATGCACTCGTAAATATATTGCGAGGCGAGAGCATCTGAAAACTCCGCTCCGCCATCAAATAAGAGATTCAAAAGTTCATCGCCCTCATTGAAATATGTGTTCAAAGCACAAAGCAAATGACGTGCTACATCCTGATTGCCCTTGCTAAGACCTTCGATATAAACTAAGTCTCCAATGGCCTCATCGACGTAAAGGTCACCGTTTGCCACTTGCAAAGTCTTCATGTAGTAGGACCCCCAATCTGAGTAGAAGGAGCAGGGCTGCCAGAACTCTGCCCTTGATAGTCAGAAATGACCGTCTGCCAGGATTGAAGTTCTTCTTTTTCAGCTTGTGTGTAAGATGTGTTCGACATTCTCTGCTGTAGTACTGCAACCATGTTCTGCTCATTAAACGTCAAATCATATAGCAAAACAATCTCGTCGAGAGGAGCTTGGAGAGATTGTGCAAGCAGGTCGATTTCGATGACGTCAGACCAATCGATTGAGACATTTGAACCGCCTGTGCTTCCGAGAAGCAACCCAGCTCGGAAAGCATCAAAGTTCATAAGTCTCGTGTTGATTTCTGCTAGTCGGGCTACGTCGTCAGTGTTTCTGTTAACTAAGTACCTAGTCAGAATAGCGTCTCGGTCTAAGCGGTCTTCTTGAAAATTTAGGGCCTGATTGATCCAGGTAAGTGTGGCCTGCTTTTGCTGTTGCGTCTGCAGAATCAAGTAAGCTTCAAAATCTCTACTGATGACCACTTCTTGTCCGGTCTGCGCATCGAAGTATGAAGGAAGCTCGTCTGCTGGTAGCATCTGCTCCTGAATCAAAGCTAATTGGGCGTCAGAAAAATTTGGCATTAGAAGGGGCTCTTAATTCCGCCGCCGATGTTCAGCATGGCCGTGTTGTAGAATTGATTAGTTCCTTTGGTGTTACAAACCGAAGAACTGTTGAACTGCTGCAAAATTTCGGGTGCATTGGTTACAAGCGCGTGATAGGTGAGCAAATCTCTGGAATAGTTGTAATAAACTTGGTTGCGATACATTGAAGCGTTCCGGAGGTTGGTAAGCGCAGTTTCAAGAGGATTACCTAGATTGACTTTCGGGGCTTGGCAGACCGACGGCAGATTGGCACTCACTGAACCCAGGAAAGAATTGAGTAGATTGATGGGCAAACACAAAATGTTTTCCAGCATTTTGTCAATCAAATTCGCAAATTGGGAAATTAAATTTTGGATGGCCTGCGAAAGCTGGTCAATAATGCCTAATAAATCATCTAAAATCGGAGCCGAGACTCCGATGTTGAAGTTGATAGCGCATTTTAGTAACGAACTGTTGAAGGTTCCGGAGCCTACCAAAGTAAGGTACTTGCTTGTGAATGAGTCCACTTGTTGTTTCAGTGGCAGAATCGCAGCCCTAAGTGAGGCCTCCAAAGTGTCACAGGCAGCATAGGCGGCCTTGATAATTCCAACCAAAATGTTAATGACGCTTGCGAGCGGTCCGGCGATGGTGCTCTCTAGGAAGTTACCAAGAGTACTAAGTGCGGCGTCTATTGCGCCCAGTTTGGCGTCAATTTCGAAGGAGTCATTAAAGTTCATATTTTGGATGATGCCATCCGCTGGGGTGGACATCGTTACTCCACCCTGCAGGGGGGTAGAGTTGGTCGAAGTTGCTGGAATAGGGTCCGAAGCCCCAAAGTTAACTAGGGCTTGGCGAGCAGTGAGTAAGGAGTTATAGGTGAAAGTGTTGATGCCCTTTTGTGCTTGGACCAGATAAGAAGCCATTTGCAAAAGCGTTGTTTGATCAATTGGAGGTGTTGGTTGCGAATTTACATAGAGGTTTGAAATGGAGCTGCTGCCGGGAGTAGCCGGACTGTTGATAGCATTGAGTTTATCCTGGTCAGAAGCTCCAAACCAAATTCCCTTGACCTCAGTCCGGACCTCAAATAAGCAAATAAGATCTTCATCAGACAGGTACTGGTCCAGTTGGGAGAACGCATTAGTTTCTAGTTGAGTCGTTACTCTAAACTTTGACTGAGCAATGGTTTGATTGTGGGCGGTAATAATGGCGTTAAGCTTATTCTGCAGGTTCTTGATAATGTTCTGAGAGTCTACGTAAGTGAGAACGCTCAAACGTTGGGTAACAAAGTCAATAGCGTTTACCAAACTACTTGCAAGGGTCTGAGAACTCTTAATATCCGCTTGGATTGGGTCGTCCGAAAGGTCGATTAAGTTTGTATCCGAAAGGATTGCGTTTAAAGTATCACCCGAATAACCCCAAGAGGTCAATTTGTTAATGTTGGCCTGACTGTTGTCCACCTGTAAATAGTGCACGTAGACCACAACCAAATTCTCGATTGGTAAACCCGTCTGCTGAGAAGTTTGATATAAGGACTGATTCTCGGCCACAAATTGAGAGACCAGCGCTACTGCGGAATTGTCGGGGTTATAGGCAATGTCAGGGACATAGGAGAGGTTCAAGAGGCGTTGGATCTGTGCTGCCGTGTAAGGAGTATTAACATCTGCCGCTGGGATTTGAGCGATGGTGAAAGAATTGTTGAAAATGAGCGGGCGCTGGTAAGCAAGAAACTTCCGCATCCGGGTTAGGTCTCTACCGCAGGCGTAGTAAATCGTTCTCAGAACTTCAATGTTGTCGGCATCGGCGGAATTTGGTGAGAGACTTCCATCCACAAATAGGACTCCACCGACCATGAGCACGCCAGCGTAATATAGAAATTGTTCTCGCTGACAGGGGGTAGCGTTTGCTACTTCAAGTCCATATTGCGTTTCGAGGTCCGTGGTCGTTTTGAGATCCGACGTACCGTCGCCTTGTTGTAGAAGCTGGTTTAGGATGAGATTGCCTTGCTCAAGCAGGGAAGGTATTGCTTGTGCAGCAGCGGAATTCTTGATGGCCTGAATATCAGCGTTTGCGGAGTTAAACCGGTCTCCAAGGTCTTGGAGCAACGCGGCAGTAGCCGCGTCCAAATCCTGAGGGAAGAGACAATTTTGTGCTGGTTGGATAGCCATATGGCTTTAATTTAAACATGGCAAGTCCGACTAATATGCTTTGAGAATAGCTTCTAGAGCACCGGAGTCAAGAGCCTTGCGGACCTTATAGAGGAAGTCATTATAGCCAGCCCGGTCCAAATACTTCCAAATCACCTCGGGTTCTTGGAAACGAGCCAGTCTACCAACGTCTTTTCCCTGGTTGATTTGCTCGCGGATCTTGTCGTGTAAAGCATACCGCTTTTCCCGGACCTTAATGAATTCATCGGCCAGCCACTTAGCCGTTTCAAGGGCCTTTTTACGCTCGATCTCGATACGCTCCTGCACGGCTTTCATGTCCCTTGCTTCTGGCAACGCGTCATGGGCCTTCTCCAAGACTTTCCAAGATCTCCGCAGCTCACCTATTTTGAGGTCAATTTTCTCGGCCTTCTTGTGCGCGGCCTTGATTAGGGGCTTGAAGTACTCATCGGGGTCGAAATCTTTTGGTAGAACTAAAGGGGGTAGAACCCACTCATCGTGGAGAACATCATAGTAGGCGTCTGCAACTTCGAACTGGTCCTTCTGGTCCGGTGGTTTCACAAAGAGATGGACTGGATGTCCCCGGAATGGGATTTCAATCTCTTTAAAGTATGGCTCGATTTCCTCAAAGGAGTGTTTAACCTTTGACCAATCTATATACAGAGAGCAATCGACATCCGCCCCATCGGTCCACTGATAGGATGCCGAACCGCCATAGAGCAGACAACCTAAGAGGTCCGCGTTGAAGTGAGATAGACTTTCTTTGGCCTTGGAAAGTATGAGGTCACGCAACTGGGGGTCCAGGTGGGGCAAGTCCTCGGGGGAGTCATAAACCCAGAGCTTCTGGGATAGAGTCTTCCGTGGGAAGTCGAGGATACTACTTAGAACTTTTGGTCTGGTCACCTTTTGAAGATAACCAGTCCTTAGCAATCTGGTCTCGAATAGCTATGAGGTCAAGCTGGTTTCGCTGAGTAATAGCTTGGAGCTTTTCCGACACCCCCGGAGCTTCAGCTTCTTTGATGGCAGCCATGAGTCGTTCATGGGTGAAAGACCGGGGAGGGATGGCAATGTTCGAAAGGTTGTTTTCAAAACAAAAGAGTTCTGTCTTTTTGGTGAGACCAATGTTGACAAAAGGAGTCGCGGCAATCGTTGAGAATATGACCCCGTGAAACTTCATAGAAACCACCAGATCAAACTCTCCCATGGCGTCAAGTGATTCCAGAGTGTCAAATTGCTTTTCGATGATAATGGGGGCGGAGTCCCCACTCATCCGAGCTTTCACATCCAGCGCCATTCTGAGGTCGTTGGAATACTGATCCCAGGAGTAGAGCAAGAAGTAGATTTGGTACCACTGGGACAATTCTGAAAGGGATTGGGCCATTTCCCATTTGAAGTATTCAGAATAGGATAACTCTTTGATTTTGTTGTTACCAAAACTTGGGTTGATACTGTCGGTTAAAATGACCGCCATGGCTTTGCGACCATCCTGAGAGCGATTAGGAAGCGGGTAGCCTTTGCCAGGAGGGTTCAAAATGAAAGTGATGTCTGGTGTGAAGTTTGCTTTAATCCCATTGTCCGAAGCCAAGTTTGTGTCGTGGTGGCTACGCATGTAGGCATGAACGGGCGGTTTCTTTTTAAAGAGTTCCACTTCCGAGTCGTAGCCCATTCCGACTCCGAAAGCATAATAAGGAACCCTTTCTGGTATCTTATTAAGATAGAAACTTTTAACAACATCCCCACCGCCAAGAACCACCAGGTCTGCGGATTTGTCCAAATGGTCAACCGTATAGACTCGCTCTACTGACGGGAAAAGCTCATTATGGGCGAGTTTAAAGGCCTCATCCCCGAGATTGTCGCGGCCATACCAGCCCAGGAAGTTGACTTTCATATAGCCGTTAATTCTCTTCCCGGTCGCACCTGTAAATAGCCTTGGGCGATTTTGTTCCAGGTGCGGTCCGAAATAAACTTGTGTGTCTTTTGAAGAACGTCCGCTTTCGCCGCTGGGTCCTCAAAGATGGAAGCAATGGTACTCACGTATTCATCAATAGAAGAACAAACGGGGATGTGGCCTTTAAACTCGGAGAAGAATGGGACATCGCCCACAATTGTAGGAGTCCCGCTAGCTAGAGCTAGGCGCACCGCGCCCGAGGCTCCATGTACTCTCCACTCGTGGTGGTTCCAATAAGGGAAAAGATTGATATGGGATTGCGCCATATAGCTAAGTAGTATGGGCTCAGAACGGAAGCCTTTGTGTAGCACAAAGTGCTTCTCGAGTTTCTTCTCCCGAGCCAGTTCCATGAGCTTGTCGTAATACATATTGTTAAAAGATTCAGAAAACTTGGATACATTGAAGACACCGATGTAAACTAGGTCTTCATATTTGTCTTTGAGTTTATCAACAATTGCTAAAGCATTTTCCCAGCCCTTGTATTCAAAACCGAAACCGTACTGAAAGATGACGTGTTTAGACTCAATTCGAGAGAATTTGACGTTGGTTAGGATTGGCTCCATGCAGCCATGTGGTATATGGTTGATAGTTGCGTGGGTAACCCCACGTTGTCTAAGAAGGTCTCTACCGGAGCTTGAATGGACGACAATTTCGGAACAAGGAGCCTCAAAAATCAACTTGTCGGGGTGGTCATAGACAGAGTGTAACACAACCACAGTGCGCCATTTGGCATTGAGGTGCCCGATTAAGGTATTCCAGTTCGCCCCGTGGCTGAAGCTGCCATACTCATGCTGCACAAAGACCACATCGGGTTCAAATTTTTCAATTTCCGCCAAAATCCGATTGTAGTCTCCGGAACGCTTCCAGCAACGAACCACATTTTCATTGCTATCATTTTGGCAGTCGGCAGGGTCTGCGTCTTCAGCAAAAATTCTTAGCTCACGAACCATAGGCCGCATTTGGTCACAAAGATACTTAGTGTAAGTAGCTATCCCACAATTGATGCCATATTGGGAAATCATGGCGACTTTACAATCAGCAGGAACACAGTTGTAAAGGTCAGAAATTTTGAAAAGTTGTCCTCGGTGGATGGTGTATTCACGTACAATAACTGCGGGGTCAGAGACAGGAAAGTCAGGAGGGGTCTCTAAGACTTCATGCTGAGCGTCCGTAGAATATCTAGTAGGACTTGCCCATAGAATATTTCGACCTCGATAACCTACAAACATATTGGCCCTTCATATTAACCGCCAGTTAGAGTTTGGGACCGCACCCGCAGATTTGATACTTCAACATGCGGGGATTGATAACATTCCAAGAAATCTTCGCAGCGTAGCCGTTAGCTCCTGAAACAAGCTCAATCATCACTGAATCATCATATTGCGCACAGCTCGGAATCTGACCGGCAGCATCAACAAAACCCGCCGAGATGTTGTAAGGCTTATCGTCCAGGTTGACAACTACATTTCCCGCCCCGCTGACAGGGAAAGAATCCCCAAAACAAGCTGGCTTGAAATGCTTGTAGAGCGCTACTACGATGGCTAGAACTGCTACTGCTCCAAGAACAATGAACATAAGACCTCCGTGACTTTTTTAAGATAATTCCTGAGACGTGGTCTGTGTATTTGTTTAGAAGGACGTCTCGTTTGCGGTTTTGGAGATGTAATTGGGTCCTTCGTCGGAGTTGATAATCTCGGCCCACTTACTAAATTCAGAGCCGTGTGGGTCTTCGAACTTGCCCTGAGAATACAGAAATATGTGTATTGATTCATGTGCTACTGCCTGCTTCAGGACCTTCGGGACTTGTGCGATAGCCCTATTAACAATCAACTCGATACCTTTATCCGAGTTTTCGGTCTTTGCTAGCCAAGGCTCAGAGGTCGTTATTGTCGTTACTAGAATTTGCGGGCAATCAACGCCGAAGTAGTTCTCGAAGTAATAGTTCACGATCTTTAGGATTACACCTTCAAGGCTTAGCGACGCAGAAAGCTGGGCGGGTGGCTCGCTTCTATCTTGTTCACGACTTCCAGTGTTCAGGCGTTTATTGATAGGGACCACTGTAGATTCTCTAGTAGAACGCTCGAAGATTTCGACTTCTTTTACTTGGACAGATTTGTGCGGCAAGAGGCGAATTTCATCTTCCCCGGCTGTGGAAGGTCGCATGTGTTGCTCAACAGTTCCGAGCCAATCGACAGAATCACCCGCTATGCCCGTTAGGATAGCGTAAAAGGGGTTGTCTTTGTCGCCCCAATAGCAAACCGCTTTGTCCGGGTTGAAGGACCAAAAAATTCCCGTCCCATGAGACTGCAGACCTTTAAGAAACAAATCTTTATCATCAAAGGATACACAGCGGTAGATTGGGATGCGATCTGCTCTTTCCAAATCATTTCGTAGGTCCTGGGCTACGCTGTCAGTCATTTTTAGATATCCTACATAGTCGGCCTGGTGGTCTCGAAATTCATCAATCGCAGATTCTAGGTCGTTGATAGCAGATTCAGAGAGACCCGGCAATCCGACACCCAAGTTCATATCAACAATTTCGCCCGAATCAAGAACTTGTCTGAAGGAGACCTTTTTGCCCCTAGCTCGCTCCTGGGCCAGTCTAGGAATAGTTTCCCAAACCTGGTCGTCCGCGAACTCACCAATTTTTTCACCGTCTACTAGGACTTCGATTACACCAGCTACAGCTCGCCAAAGCTGGCCGGGGTTCTTGATGTTTAAGAAATCATTGACCGGTAGGCTGGACGACTTACCTGTGGAATACTCTTCTACGACGACGGTAACATCACCCTCAAGCTCCGAAATTTCGGAGCCCGAGACCTGTTCATAGATATGGTCTTGAATGGTTGAGATAGTATTTGCTGTGACCTTATAGGCCGCAAAATTAAAATCAATAGCTAGAATTGCGCCGCGATGTTTGGCGTAAGCTAGACGGACGTCACTTTTAAGGTCTTTCCATAACTCCGGACCCATGATCTTAGAGCCTACGTCGTCCGGTATTTTCCCTTCGTTCCAGTAATATGCCACTAAATCGTCAGTTTCTTGAAGGTTCTTGTCTTTATCATTAGGGTCGAGAGCTTCTTTAAACTCGTCGAAATGTTCACCTAGAAGGTTTTGGAGCGCAATTTGTTCATGCCCAGCGTCTCCTGCGTCAATATCAGCGAATTCTGAGCCGTTTTTGGTCAGCCACCATTCACCTTTGACGTAATCACTCCATTGCACTGAAGCAGTAACTTTGCCCACTAGTCCACATAAGTAATGGAAAAGAACATCGGAAGCGAACTCCGAAATATTATCGGGAGGATGGGCAGGGTCAGCCCAGATGAAAGACAAAAATTCACAGTCTGGGTCCTGCGATGGGTCCGGAATGGCGGGGGGTGGGTCGACAATAACCAGAAAAATTGAATTATCGAGGTAGTCTCTTAGATATTCGAGATGGCGGAAATTGGGTCCGAGTTTAGTCTCTTCGTGGATTTCACGCAGCAAAGCGTCGACAGGGTGTTCATTTTCTTTGCAATGGCCGCCAACCAGACCATACTCTTGTGAGTGGGCTTCGAGGCCGAGTAAGACATTGCCCTTGGTATCAAAAATCAGAGCACGAGAGTGGGACGCCAAGGAAGCCTCCTTGGAGATTAAGCCGCCGCTAAGATCGCGTAAAGAGCTGGGCTAATCAAGTATCCGAGGATTGTTCCACCGATGCTCATGTTGTCTGGTGTACCTTGAACGTTAGGGACGTTAGGTCCGCCATCTACAGCCACTTTAGGGTCGTAGTTGCCACCTTCTTGGTTCAAAGCTTCGAGCTTCGCTTTATCTGGGTCTTCCCAGAATTGAGCAGTGCGGACGAAACCAAACATCTTATAAGCACTATAGGTGGTACCTGCGTTGTTGAACCAAGGCTGTTCGGAAGCCACTTCAGGCGTTCCGTTCACGAGGTTCACAAGAGTGGAAACATTGCCACCGAGATAGTCATCAGCACGAGTGGTGATGCTTACCGATGGAGCAGTCCCCTGGTTCGAAGAAATGAGAGCGAGCTGTCCAGTATACCAAGCAGCGCTAATCAAATAGGCCACCACGGGTCCATTGTCAGTGCGTGCAATCGCCATTACGTTGTCGGATTGCAACTCGTCCAAACGGAGAGCAGCCCTCGGAATCGTAAAGTCGTAGTACGAGTAGATACCCTTTTCTTTGAGCAACGTCAATGTGGCCATGCTTTCACTCTCCTTAAAATTAAAAGATAACCCTCTGCTACTATTTATGTAGGCACAGCGTTGTTCGTGACTCTCTGCCTGAACCAAAGGTCCAATAAAGATGAGTTACTCTGAGTACCTGAAGACAGGCTGGTGAGACGGGGAGCTGTATCATATACTATAAAGTCCGCCGTCCAAGAGCTTACTTGATTAGGTGTAGCACTAGAATCTGTAAACCGAATGCCGGATGAATCGAACATCCCCAGAAGAGTGAGCTGCGGGAATAACGCGCTGTTGTATTGTATTGAAACCAAGTTAGCTCGGCCATTAGAAGTGAGCTTGGGCGCATCTACTAGTTGCATGAAGTCGTAGAAGTTTCCCATCCCAGGAGGAGCTACCCAACCACTGGCGGCGGATTTACTGCGCACTGGTAGGATATTTGAAGACTGTAAGTTGAGCGTTAGCCTTAATTCATCGAAAAAGGTATCGCGCCCATTATCAGGCCAGACATGCATCACTGTTCCAAACAGGTTTTTGGAATGAGTCGAGCGCTGTGCCATATTCCAAGTGATGTCCGAAGGGTTGGCCGTCCAAACTATTCCCCTCTGTGGCGAAGCAGAAAGCCACTCCGTAGTGCTCATCACCCAGGCCGTACGGTTTACGGCGTTTTGGGCCGCAATAATGGATGAAAAGGAGGTCTGGTTAGCAAGCGGTATGTCGTGTCCGGACGTACCAGCATTACTGGAGATGGTGCTTGTTTTCTGCAAAGCAGTTAGGTCATCAACAATCTTCTGGAACTGGGCGTTCGCAGCATTGCTATTCGACGTACCTGCTGGATTAAAAGAGCCTGGAAAACCTGCCATATGGACAAGATAAACTTGTCGCGCTATGCCTTGCTGCTATTAGTCTCGTCGAGAGTCAAATCTATCAAGAGGTAGGGTTCAATGGGCCGATAGGTAAAGCTCACATTGAATTGTGTAGGATCTCGGGGGTCCACCTCGACCTTGATATTGTCGTAACCCGCCTTTTCTAGGGCGGAGATGGTATCCTCACGTAAGCTATCGTTCTCAGGCCTGGGGGGTACTGTCAATGACAATGTCCTTCGGTTGCTCTGCAACCGGTGCGGAAGAGGCCTCGGGCGGCAGAATAATAGGAGCGGGTGATTCGTCTTTGGGAGGAATAAACCCTAGCTGGGCGCAAACTTCTTTGCCCAAGGAGGTGATAGTGTAAACGGGCCGACCTGTAGTTGTCTTATTCAGGTTTCTGAAAGTCTGGGTAACAATCATAGTTCGGCTTTTAATGAGTCCGAGTGCTTCTAAGTCCTTGAGTTCCTGTTTTGTGACTCCGAGGCTTGCAAGCTCATCCCGAGTAGGCGGGACATCGGGGCGATTTTTGGCAATAACCTCACCGATTCCATACAATTTATGTAAAGCAAGCTTTCCTTTTTCACTCAGTTTCTTGGCCATTCCTTTTGCTTTCTGTAATGCTACGTAGGGCGTAGATAGTATTTTCGGTAACAAATACAACATCTCCAAGGGAGAGATCAGGTCCCAGAAAGGGACCAACCTCGATTCCATGGGTCTTAAACTTGTCGGTGGGTTTAGTGGGGCTCCAGACTTCAATTACTTCCGAGGTGTAAGTCATACCGACTTCGCTACTTAGAAAGAAGCCACGGCCTTCTTTGGGGAGGACTGTAAACTCGATAGATAGGGCCTGTCCATCTTCAAGAGCAATACGGGTGGGAGGAACCGCAGACGGTTGCGGAATACTCGCGATTTTTTGTAATATTGCCTGGTACATGGGAATTTTTAGGGGCGATAGCAGCTATGCCTGCTATCGCACCGTATCAAACCGTAAAGGGTGACGTATGCTTCTGAGCGAGGCTCTTTTTGGGAGCTTTTGCTACAGACTTCTTAGCGGCTTTGGCCGCCGGTTTCTTAGCCGCCTTTGCAGCGGGCTTCTTCGATGATTTTGCTTTTGCTGGTTTCTTTGCCATGGTATCCTCCTCTCCGCGCTACGCGCTATTTCGAAATGGTCTGCTTCCTATTTACTTTGGAAGTAGGCCACGGAAGGCTAGGGCAGGTCAAGGATGACCTGCCCCAACATTTCTTTTATCGTTTTCCGGCGAGAAGGCGGTCGATCTCTTCATCAACTTTGGATTCGCCGTGGAGAGCTTGCTGGGAAGCAGCTCTGGACATAGCCTCAGCTTCTGCTCGTTGCTCTTCAGCGGACATCGGCTTGTCGAAGTCGAAAGCGGCATCTGCATCCTTCTTTTTGGAAAGAGGAACAGCTTTTTCGGCGGCGGCCACTACCTTTTTAGCTACTTTTGCAGGGACTTCACCGGCTTGTTCAGACAAAGCCTTAGTTGCCCATTGCTTCAATTCGCGGTCTTCGGCATTGGCGATGACATAAGACAAATCGCCATCTGAAAGAGCAGTTTGATGCCGCTTAAGGCTAATCAATACTTCCTTGGCGTCCATCGTTTTGGAGGTCAGGCTTTCCATGAAACCACGAACGCGGTTCGATACCGTATCACCAGGTCCGGTTTCATCGCGAGGACCAGCCGAAGCATTGGATTGATGAGAAACGCGTGTGCGCTTCGCAATTTCCGCTTCGGTGGTGATGCTACGAGATTTAGCAGAGTGCTCAGAGAGCATGAGATTCTCATACTCTTCGCGAGCTTCTTTGGTTTCCAAGTAGTCAGCTGCCTGGTCTGGGTCCACCAGTGTCAACATTCCCTTAACTAGCGATTGTTTGAAATCGCGGGATTCGCTGAGCTTCTTAGGAGGAATAACATCCGAAGCAGCAATAGGAATGAACGTCGGAGGAATTTTGAGAAATTCACGGCGTGTGCCATCATAGAAATTGATGACGATGGTGCCCTTGTCCCCCGATGGGAGAACTGAGGAATTAAGAACGTAAACAGCTTTGTTTGCGTTCACGAGACTGTCTAATTTGCCTGGAGGCATCGTTTTCCATTTCATGTTAGGGTCCTTTCGTTATACCGAGACTAATGTCGGTGGTTTGATAATTCCGGAAGCTTTCATTCGGATTCTGCTTCTCATGACAAAACCCAAATATTGATTCCACTCCATATAGGAGCCGACTTTGTCAGGAACTAGAACTCGTGTGATTCCTTTGCAGTGTCTGGCTGTTAGGTAGGCATAGATTTTGGTAAAATCATAGCCGTCCATTTTCAGCGCTTCAGCAGCCTCTGGGCTCACATCCTTATCAAGCAAACCACAGAGTTCGATGTTGTAATTTTGAAAGACAGGTGCGGTACAAAAAGTGACCTCAAAGTCCTTAACCGTGACGGTGTAGAAGGATGTATAGAGGGACTCTCTAGCGAGCGCCTTGGTGATGCAAGCCATGTTGTTGGCCAGTACGTTGTCTGGGTTCATGTCGACTGGCATTTCCACCAGGTCGTCGGTCTCACCGGAAATAATGCACTTTCCGGCTTCACTTAACCTTTGGATCATGAGCTTCGCGTTTGGTTTTTCGTCAGCGGTCAAATAGTCTATGTAATCTGTCATGCCGGAAGAATAGACTGGAGCAAAAGAAGTGCTTTGATAGGCCTCTCCGCAATATTAAATCTTATTGGCCTTTCGCATTCGCTCAATCACGAGGAGGATTACCTCTTGAAGGACTAAGGGTGGTCTGTCGGTTCCGTCAGCCCACATTGAAACTGTCGAATCCAAGACCTCGAATTCCCTTGCAAGATCCTTTAAGAAGCCGTCCCTAATTGCTTCAGCGACGCTCTGTCGAAATTTCTTAGCAGTGATGGCGGTGCTCACGGTTGTCTCGGCCCATCACTTCATTAATGCTGTCGTGCTGATAGGTGCCAGTGGTAGCGCATCCTGTGAGGCAAGAAATGAAGAGGATTAGGAGTATTAATCTCATAGGCCCTCCTTTCCCTTTTAACATAACGAATGTCCACGTTGAGTGTAGTACATCGCGTCGAGACCGTTCGCGATGTTTGGCGCGGGTATTGCATTTTTGAAGGTGGAGGTATCACATATGGCAAAAAAGGCAATGCAAAGCGAAAAGCTGACGCCCGAAATCCGCCGTTTTCTTTCAGAGAACGGAAAGCTGGGAGCGAAAAAAGGTGGCGCTGTGACGCGCCGTCTTGTCGAACTCGGAAAACAAGCCGCGATTGAAAGCGGCGAGGACGTAGCAAGCGAAGTCGAACAAACGCAACGAAACCGCCGACGTGCGGCATAAGGAGAAAGCAAATGGCAAAGAAACAAACAGACGATGGTATGGTTACAGATGAAGTCCGTCGCTATTTGGCCGAGAACGGCAAACGCGGCGGTCTTACTACGAAAAAGCTCATTGAGCTTGGCAAGGCAGCCGCAGAAGAGAACGGTGAGGACATTGCCGAAGAAGTCGACAATGAGCTTCATGCTCAACGCCGCAAATCTGCCTAAAGATGGAGGCCCCGGCAGCTCGCCGGGGCCTCATTTCACCACTCTTTTCCACTTCTTTTCTTTGATAGCTTGCGTGGTTGATACTCGACTGTGATTTTAAGCGGTATTGCTGGAATACACGGGGCGCAGTAGTCAAACCTGCAAGCGCAACTGTATTCAATCTGCGGCTTCGAATGGTTGTACCCCCACCACTGATACGTTACCTGCGAGACCTCATAGATTGGGGCACCGCACTTGGGACAGGCCCCGCATTTGGTGCGGACCTTATTCTGGCAACTGCATGCAAGTCCACCGCATCCGCACCCTATTTGGAGCGGAACAATGCAATTTTGGATGTGCATTTTACCACTCCTTTTTAGAACGGGATTTGGTCTTGCTGGCTTTGCTTTCGGTGACCTTGGTTTCAGCAGGCTGCACTGTCACAGTGCTATCTGCACAATGAACGATACCACCGCCACCAATCCCATTGTTCAAAACCAGCGTGCCTGTGGTGCTTCCAATAGAGTTATTGAAACCACCGCCAATTCGGCTCTGGTCAAGTTGGATAGCCCCAATACCCGACATGCCCTGCCCGCCCGTAATTGTACCGGAGGCTAAACCAGGGTTGTGGGTGTGACTGCTGATACCTGGCGCTCCTGCCGACCCAAGCGAATGGTTATGACTGTTCAGCGCGTCGTTGAGCTGGTCATCATCTGCTTTGAAAGCATCCACCATACTTGCCATTGCGGTATTTGTCGTGTAGAGCCCCATATTGGAAGTGTGACTACCGCGACCTGTTGAATGTGAATGTGCACTTGCTGCTCGCAGGTGCACTGAGTTAGTAAAGGAGGCCTGGTCCGCATAATAGCCTTGCGTGGTAGCCATAGCTGCTCCAACTAGCCCAGAAGCACCTTGTGGTCCCGCAGCTCCAAAGACGCCTTGAACACCCAAAGTAGTGCTGTTTAGAACGGAATTGGCCATAGAAAGATTTCCGGAAGCCGCATAAACCGTTGCTTCTTCCTGTGCTTTCATAAGTTGGCAAAGACCAACTTGGTCCACTACCTCTTGGTCCGCGTTTTTCTGTACGTCCTGCACCTTTACAAACTGTATTTTGGCCCGCACATCCTCGGTTTGGCGCTTGCCCTCAGGCATGCGATCATACTTGAGAACGACCTCAGCAACCGAAGTCGCACGTGGGTGGGATTTGGGCTGGCGATCAAGTTTCACTTTGAGGACGATGTTTCGGGTTTCTTCACTATAAAGGTCCGCGACCGAAACCAGAACTCCGCCTTCTGGAATCTCTTCCACGTCGACGTCGCTCATGACTTCGAGGATTTCAGTCTTCTCTTTTGGCGTAATCGCAAATTTGAGATTTTGTCCGTAGCAGGAAAGCAATCCTCCAAGTTCCCGTGCAAATGCGGTAAGAGCATCATCAGGATTTTGTAGATAAGCATAGTTTCCTTTGCCAATTTCCGCGAGAGCGGTTAACAAATTGGCATCATGGTCATTTCCATAACCGAAACTGGTGAGGCTCAGGTTCTTGCGCATGTTTTGGCGCAAAAGGTCCGACAGTTTATCCGGTTCCCGAACACCAACATTTGGTTGCCCATCAGTGAACAAAATCACCCGAGAAGCCCCATCAATTTGGTTTGCATGCCGAATGCTTTCAAGCATTGCTCCTGATAGGTTCGTTCCGCCACCACCGATGCCAGTTTTCTGGACAATTTGTTTCAAGTTGTCTTTGGCTTTCTGGTCCATTTTGGTCACAGGGGCCAAAGTACGGACGTCGGAGTCAAAGGACACAAGACCTAGGGTGTCGTTAGGTGACAAATGGTCGATGAGTTTCATTAGAGACTTGCGAGCATACTCAATTTTCGCACCATACATAGATGGTGAAACGTCGAGTGTGGCAACAAGGTTAAGCGGAACGCGATTCTTTTCAAGATCGAGTTTGGGTGCCGTTGCCTGGACAAGCAAATGCACTGTGTTATCGACGTTGTAAGCGACAGACGAGTAATCAAATTTCGTAGACAGTTTCATGGTAATATCTCCTAGTTAGCATTTTTGGTTTCTGGCCGATATGCGAAACGCTGAGAGTCGTTTCCTAATACCTGGTGGCCTGCAATCCAACTCAGTAACCTCTTGCGGCGACGGAACGTCCCCCAAAGAGTCGGAGAGAAAAAGTGCGGCTGGAAGCCCAAACTTAGACTCTACAGTCGGTCACCCAACTGATTTACTTTAGACGTAATATTGGTTAGATATCACGGTTCAAATAAACTTTTAGGATTCCCGACTTCAATCCCTGGAAGTAACCCTCTTTCATCGCTTCCATGTCGTCCATCGGAAAATCAAAGCCCTTACCCGTAGGTTCATCTGCACCCATTTTCTCAACAATGTCAGTAACGCAGACTTGTAGGGCCTGGGTTTCCACATCCATGTCTCCGAGAACTTTCTTAACCGCCTCGAATAGGCCCAGATAAAACGACTGGCGAGAGACCTCAGGCTTGCCTGAAATTTTGCGATAGCTCCGCCATTTGGAACGAAATTCTTGTTGGAGGTGGTCATAAGCTTTTTTGGCCTTAGGTAACTGCTGCGGTCTCCCTACTGCGAAGACTTCTTTTTGGTGCCCTTTTCGACGAGTGAGAATGATGACATGGAAAAACTTCTCGAGTAGAGGAGCCAGGAATTTGTCCTCAACCGCTAGCTTGAATTTCGCCCGGAGAACAAGATGACTCACATCACCCTCATGCAAATCATGCGCATCAACTTCGGCCTGGGTAACCCCATGTACCTTCATGAGAATGTCGGCCTTGCTGCGAGCGGCCTGGGCCTCGTGCGGGTAAGAGCTGGTGGCCAAAGCCTGGAGCTTCTTGATTTTGCGAATTTCTTCGGTCTTGTTCATGCGAACTTTTGTTTGATCCACATTCTGGGCCGGTCCCAGAAGTTGTATAGAAAACGACCCCACCGAGTATTGGGTCGGAGTACAAGCGTTGACAGGGCGGCTCTTTCGGTCACTATGAACTGTTGTCCATCATTGGTTGACAACACACAACCAACAGGGATCATAGAACCGTCCTGGCAGACTGAGATGGTAGTGACCTCAGCTTTCAGCATCTTCATCCTTTTTGATTCGCTTTTCAACGCGTCGCTTTTTGACTTTCATAACAGACTCGTATGCACGTTTGTTGCCATGGCGAAGACCAGCGCCATTCTGGTCCATAATTTTAACTTTCTCTTTTTGCTCTGTAGGCAATTTGTCCACCTTGTTATGAAAGCGGTGCCAGTTAATCTTGTCCTTTTCGGTCTTGCCCATGTTTTACTCGTGAATAAACCTGGAAATTAGGTGGATGGCCTGTTCGCGAGGGGTAATTTTGTACTCTTTGCGGTAAGCCCGCATTGTTAGGAATTCGGGGTAATATCGCAGTGCTTTTTCATGGCCCGCGAATGCTGCTTGGTCAATTGTACTATCAAGTAATTCGGCCAACGCTCGGTCATCCGACATTTGGGCCACTTTAAGTAGGTCAGCGGTTGCGGGCCTGACTCCTCCAATAAGCTGGGCCAGAAGATGCCGAGCCGTTTGATAATCGGTGCCTTGAACGGCCTGCTCCAACTGTTCTACTGTGGAGATCCCAGCGGATAAGGATGCCTCCGCAAGCTTCACAGCATCACGGGCGTGCCCGCCAGATCGGAAATAAATGGCCTCAGCAAATTCCTCAGTAATTCTGCCCTTAGTTAAGAACGACAATAGTTCTTGAGTAGACTCTCTGGTAAGGAGTTTCATCTCTACCGGAAAGCAACGCGATCTCAGCATTGGAACAATCTTGGAAGGTTCAGTTGTGCAAAAGAAGAAATACACGCCTTGAGGTGGCTCTTCGACCACTTTAAGGAGAGCCTTCTGAGCAGCATCTGTCAATTGGTGAAACTCGTCCAGAATGTATACTTTAGCCGGGCCAAAAGGCCGAATGCGGACCGAGTCCGCAATTTCGCGCACATCATCGATGCCACGAGACGCAGCAGCATTGATTTCGTCGATATCACAAGTTGATCCGTTTGTCAGAATACCGGATAGAATTCTGGCAATTGATGTCTTTCCTGTCCCATAGGGGCCAGAGAACATGATGGTTGATGGAATAGTTTCTGGGCGCTCGACCCATGAGACCAGCATGTTTAAAACATGCTCCTGCCCAAATAAATGTCCTATTGATGTTGGTCTAAAGGTTCTATTAACTTCCATTTTCTCTCCAGCAAACGGTATTGGCAAGAACTGAGCTGCTTATGCAGCTCTATTGCGTCTTTACCGGCGATGCCCAATTCCCAGCACTCGCAACCCTGTCTTTTATAAGGCTTTCTTCGTTTCACACCGCAATAATACTCACATTTCCTAGCAATCCATTCAAGAAAAGGCTTGCTGTTGTTTGTCACCCTTATGCGCGGCACACTATATTCATAGCCCTTGCTCTTCAGCATCCTTATATCAACACAGCCATCGCCTTCAATAATCCCCACTAAATACTGAAGGAATGCTTCTTTTGGCATAGATTTGAGAGTGTTGGTGACTTTCAGATTTATTGTCTTACGCTGTACTAACCCAAATTTTGCTAATTCATTCGCGTAGCGCCTAGGCAATGCCAGACTGAGCATGCTGCAATTGCCATTAATTGCGTATTTAGCGTCCGGTCGAATCTGATCTCTGAAGAAGTCTAAAATGTGTTCGTCGTTCCGGTGCATGGTCAGCGCAACTATTATGCCTCGATTTCTGCCTTCTCGGAATCGATGCATGATACAACCATCTGTGACCATCCAGCCAAGCCAATAATAGTACAACGATTCCTTCTGGTCAAGAAGGGTCCAATTATTGGTCATTGATCTTTGGCGGATACTCCCGCATAAAAGTTTTCTTATGTTCTTGATTAAGTGTTGGAGGAGGAAGAGGTAGAGTTAGATGTGGTTCTGGCTTTGGTGGTAACTCCATCAGGCTCTCTGGATGGCCAGGCCAAGCCCGAATGGCGGCTACTACGTCCTCTTCACTTTCTACAATGATTTGGTTACGTCCCATTCCACTGCGCAAATAAATCCCCAGTTTCTTGGGAGTGCGATTCCAAATTACCATTGGTTTCTTCTGTTCCTTGCAACGCTGAATTTCCAGCGGAACGCCCATGGAGGGCGACGAGGTCCAGGAGAAAACTGCGAGGTCGGCACGGTCCAGCGCGGTGTTATTGATATCAATAAGGAATTGCATGTCCTGTTCACGAGTAATCGCGTGAGCGTTGATAAACGCCGTGAGCGGATTGAAGAAAATGACAGAACCCTTATTTGCCTTCAACACTAATTCGCTCAACATGTTGAACTGGTCTGCGGGCGAACCCAGCGAAGTGTCGATTGCTGCTCCTAAATAAACTATCATAAGCTTCCTTTTACTGGACTGCCTCCAAGAACCATGAGGGTAGTATGTGTTTAGCACGTCCTATGAAGTTCACAAAACCACCATCGAGTCCATAGGTATGGCACCAATCCGCCTCGTGACGAACGCCGCGCCCATAGGCCTGGACAATAGTTAGAGCAGTCTCCCATTCATAGTAGCCCGGATAAACGTCCATGCGTCGTCGCATGATAGGGTCGCCCAAGTACGGATAAGGGACTTTACAGAGAATAGAGAAACGCGCCAAATCATCCTTTAAATCTACACCTTCTTCCATCGAAGGTGAAAGGAGGACTGTCGGTTGTGTGGAATTGGCATGCATTTTTAGCATGTCCTTCTGTTCCTTAGAGGCTCGCGGATAAATGAGCCGCTGGACATATTTGGACTTAATGTTCTCTGCAATGTAGTTACAAATCTTGTAGGAGTTGCCGTGGATGATGCCTTTGTAATTTGGATAGTGGTCCATAATCTGCTCAATTTTTTGGACGAGCTGCGGCATGTTTTGGTCCAAATTGGACATGTTGAGCGCTGGCCCCGCCATTCCGAGATAAAAGGGGCGATTTTCTTTGGGAAAAGGTGACCCTACGCGAATAATGGCTGTTTCCTCGTGTTCCAAGCCCATCATGCTACAGAAAGTAGTGAAATCCAGAATGGTTGCAGAGAGAATGAGGGTCTTGTCCGCGTACCGAAACATGTAGTCATTGGCAATCTTGTTCACGACCACCGGTTTGAAAGCCACCGAGCTTAGAAGATGGGTCATCTTCTTGTCGTACTCCTTATAGAGTACGAAGTTGTTTGAGCCATCGGGTGCCTCAAGCAATTTCTTAAAGACAAAAATTTTGTGGCTCATGGTCTCCAAGTCATAGAGAAAATTGGGGTCCATGTTTTCGCGTTCGTCGTCCGAGCCGAGCTGCCGATTGATTTCAGCGTGCACCTGCTCAATAAAGTTCTGATAGAAATCTACCGACTCAAAATCAGGTAGGTCCGGAGCGAGACCAAGACTGAGAAGGCTATTGCGCGAGAAACGCACTTCCACAAAATTGGTTAGCCAATTGGCGAGGGAGTGGCCTTCATCAGCAATGAGCATATTGCGTTTGCCGAATAGCGTCTTGACATGGTCGAGAAAAGCGAGATAGGCTGCAAAATTGAAGGCCGTGAGAGATGAGTTGCCTGCCGCTTGCAGCGCCTCATGATACTCACACTCTTTGCGTTTGGAGCATTCTTTTTGTTCCGTCAGGGTCTTGCGGCAAGGGGAATTGCCACAATTGTAGGGGAAACCATTGGGTTGCTTATAGCGACGGCACTCGTAATTAGCCCGACCTTTTAAGTCAGTAAGAAAAGATGCAAAATCGCGCTGATATTGGTCTTGCAGAAGTTTGTTGGCAGTAGTGACGTAAGCACCCTTGGAGGCACGAGCGGCAGCCATCGCAAACATCGACTTCCCGACACCCGTTGGCGCTTCAAGAATGATAGTCTTAATTTTCGGATCTTGCAAAAACTGTTCGAGTTGCTTTAGAATCTGCTCCTGTCCGGGTCGGATTCCAGGAAAGGGGTTGTACTGAGCCAAATCCGCATAGTCCGGTGCCGGAAAGGTTTTCGGCACCTTTCTGGTTGCTTTCTCCTCGCTATCATGGAAATCTTCAAAATCGTCGCTCATTGGGTCTCGGGCTTCCTGAACTGTTCCTGCAAACCTTCGACTTCACGAATAGCGGAACTCGAAATATGGGCATGCTTGCGGTCGGTGATGATGTAAACTATTGGAGTCGTCATTTTAAGGTCTTCATACCAATATTGCTGGACCATTTCGGTCTGCAAGTCATACCCGTTGCGAAGGCCTCGTACCACCGCAGTAATTTTGACTTTTTCCACCTCTTCGACTCTCCGAATAGAATCAGTAAGAAAGCCCTGCATTTCATAGATTACTACTCGACCCTTTTCAATCTCGGCGGCCAACCTCCATTTGAGACCTGGGTACTTCTCAATTGCGACTAGCAATGGGGTCGATTGACCCTTCTTGGAGTTTTGGGTTTGCAGGATAATGACTTTATGGAAGATGGCGAGTGCTTTATCAAGCACGTCCTGATGTCCTTCATGCCAGGGGTTGAAGGAACCGGGGAAAATTGCGACAGGTGGCAATTCCTCCCGAGGTTTCTCGATTTCAAACGGGCTCAAGTCATTGGGGAGCACTTCACCATACCGGGCTTTGCAAACTGAACAAAGCCAATCGCCGTTTGGTAGTTCTCTCATTTCAACTGCACATTGGGAGCATTCCATGGCAGCTTTTTACTTCTTGGGCCATCCCTCAATTTGTCGCCCTTTTTGCCAAAGGTCGAAAGCGCAATGAGTATACTCCTGTGAGGCCTGCTCACATTGGAATCGTGCCTTTTTGAGTGAGTCCACTTTTATGACTACAATCTGGACTTCGTCAGAAGGTGTGATTTCCACGCCAAAAAGTTGGCTGAGTGCCTCTGCGCTACCAGGCTCCACGTTGGGATTATGAATGACCACTGAAGTTCCCTTCACAGTGGATTTCAAATAGAAGTTGGTGAGGTCAGTATAGGTAAGCTCTTTCACTTGGACTCCAAAATCTTGTCTAACTTGTCAAGTGCTTCGCGACCCTTGGCGCACACCGCGCACCACTCCCGATTGTCGTGGCTTCCAGAACAATAACAAACCCCAGGAAGCTCCGAAATCTGCTGCATTGTGTTTCGGAATAACTTGGTTAACTCTTTTAATTGCTTGTTTTCACGAATAGCAGTGCGGATTTCTTGTTCAGTAAAGAGAGTCATCTCAAAATTTTTAGCAGCTTGATGCTTAGAACTCCGTATTTCTTATCTAATGCACAGCTCGACATAGCACAGGGTGTTCTATTGTCAGTAATGTAGGTGATTTCGAACAAAGCCTCGCGGCCAGTGTATTGGCCGGTAGTTTGGTCAAATTCTCGAAAGTGGAGCTGGTCTCCAACCTTGTAATCTCTTTCAGTCATGTCCCGGAAGTCATGAGTCTTATAACCTGCAATTGCAGCGGAATAAAGGAAACACCAACTTTTGACAACGTGTACGTTCATGGCTCCCTTTTAGGCATATCGGCTCGGTGTTAAAATTAGCATGCTCGCTTTTCTTTGTACCAGGCCACCTGGGCCTGGGAGGTTGTTCTGCCTGTACCGAACCCGCTTCTGTTCTAGTATTGAGACTAGACCAGAACCCCAAAACACCCATCTCGCACATGCTGCGAACGCGTAAGGGGGGTTTGGGGGGTTGTATTTCCCTCCCCGAACCCGCTTCCGTTCCCATGACGCACAACACAAAGGCCCACCGATTTCCCCGCACCCGCGACAAAAATACCAAGGCGACGCTTATCTTGGGGATATGGCATCAGACGTTATTGTAACCAATTTGACCAATGGACTGCTGGTGTTGCAACTTTCAGCGACCAAGGCTACTCTCCGCATCAACTCCGATTCAAGGGTGCTAGTCGACCAAGCCATTATCACGGCCAACATCAATGACTTCAACCGCTATCGTGGACTTGGTGTCATTGCCTTTAATAGCAACAATGCGGCATATATCGGTCCAATGGGTGTTACCGGCTTGCAAGGTGTGACGGGAGCGGTGGCACTCGATGGTGTAACTGGACTTCAGGGGCCTCAGGGTGTTACCGGCATTGGAATGCAAGGCGAGACGGGTTATGGCGGTCTAACCGGTGCCCAAGGAATGCAGGGCGTTACTGGAATTGGGATTGTCGGCAACACTCCAAACCAAGAACTGTATATTTTGCAGAGTGCAGATATTGCGAACCAATATATTGACTTGGCCTATCTCGTAACACCAAACACACTTTCGTTTGTTTTTGATGGTCTTATCCAGTACTTGGGCGAAGATTACTCTATTAGCACTAACTTGGCGGGTACCACTCGCGTCACTTTTCTCAATGACCTTGCAACTGGTGGGTCGTCCGCATTAGCAGCAGGCGACCGGGTGCTTTCCATCTATCAGCACGCATGAATCTCAAACTCGCGGATATCCTCAAAACCTACAACTGGCGAGATTCCTACTACGACCTCTATCCGGGCTATTCCAAGCCGATGAAAGAGGACGCCGAATGCATGTTCGAAGACAAAGATACCGCAATAGCGGATGCCGAGGACCTTCTGGATATGGTTAAAGGCTTTCCGGACCCATTACCGGTCTATCGCGTTATTGGAGTTAAACAAATTAAAGACGTCGACCTAGATAATCCCGGCTGGTCTTGGTCGTGGGAAAAAGAATCGGCAATTGGTTTTGCTGGTGGCAATGGTATACCAAAACCCTGGGCCTTGCTGCGCGGTTACGCCCCGAAGAGCAAAGTGCATTGGCTTGAAACTTTGAAGCTCTATCATGAATATTCCGGTGCCGGAGTTGGTGATTCCGAAAATGAAATCCGAATCCCAGGCAACGAAGTCAAGGATGTCAAAGCCAAACTTCTGTAGGATTAGTGTAGGTAGGGCAGGGTGGCCCGGCTGAGTCCAGTCACAGAACGAACGAACTCGAGCAGAGCTTTTGCGGCGAGATAATAAACCAGTGAAACACGAACAACCACATTGTGAGTTTCGCCACTGTCTGCGGTAACAGTGCAAATAAGTCCATAGCACTGTTGCCGAGGGCTGACTACGCCTGTGATAGCAAGCTGGGTGCTGCTATCAATTCGGAAAGGGCATTGTGCCTGAAGTTGTTCGACGGTATGGTTCACTTTGAATTCCTTTGCTGGAATATAAGCCTGCTTCATATCATATTTTACATTCTGCCACATTTTTCTAAAGTATAGCAAAATGTACGATGCTGTATCATGACTTCGCACGTAAAGGGGTACTGCTTAAATTGTTTGAGGAATTTTCGTCGAGCGACCGCGATGAACCTTAAAAATGTTCACCGTAACTCGGTTACGGGGGACTTGCTGCGCATGGTGAACATATTTCAAGGAAAGCTGAGAGACCCGAATGCCGTTATTAACTCCTAGAGCTACCTATAGCCCTTTTGAGTACGATTGGGCCTACACTTACTGGGAGCAGCAGCAGCAGTCGCACTGGCTTCATACTGAAATCGCGATGTCGGATGACATCAATGATTGGAAGACCAAGCTCACCGATGCTGAGCGTTCCGTTATTGGCAACATCCTGAAGGGTTTCACGCAGTCTGAAATCTTCATCCAAGAGTACTGGACCCAGATGGTGGCCAAATGGTTCAAAAAGCCTGAAATTCAGATGATGGCGGCGGCATTTGGCTCTATGGAGTCCGTACACGCAGTTTCTTATGCCTACCTCAATCAATCGCTCGGTCTCGAGGACTTTTCGGCGTTCCTTCACGAGCCGACGGCCAAAGCCAAAATCGATAGGCTAATCGAAACCAAAGGCAAAACGAAACAAGAAATCGCTCGCTCTATCGCCATCTTCTCCGCCTTCAATGAAGGCGTGAACCTCTTCTCTTCCTTTGCAGTCTTACTCAACTTTTCGCGCTTTAACAAAATGAAGAGCCTGGGGCAAATCATCGCGTTCAGTATCAAGGACGAATCGCTCCACTCGGAAGCAGGTTGTCGGTTATTTAAGCAGTTTATCGCGGAATATCCAGAAGTGTGGACCGACGAGCTAAAAGGTGAAATTTACGACGCTGCCAAGCTCACTATCGCCCTCGAAGACGCTTTCATCGACAAAGCATTCGAACTCGGCCCGGTGGAAGGACTGTCGGTTAAGGACCTCAAGGCTTTCATCCGCTTCCGCTGCAACACGAAGCTGCACGACCTGGGTCTGAAATCGAAGTGGACCAATATTGATAAGGCGTTACTCCTTAACATGGACTGGTTTGATGTGCTCTCGGGCGGCGTCTCGCACAGTGATTTTTTCGCGAGCCGCGTCAGTGATTATGCCAAAGGAACCAAAAATTGGCTGGAGGTTTTTAATGCGTAGGGAGCAAATCTCAGCATGATACTTGATGAATTGAAGCAGGCCAATGAGGCCCCCGTGTGGCTTGACGAACCAGGACTAGCGACCTTACAGGGTGGCTACCTACTTGATGGCGAGACTCCCCGTGGCATGTACAAACGCGTGGCTAAAGCTGCTGCGAGTTATTCCAAAGAACCGAAAGTTTGGGAAAAGAAGTACTTCGATGCCATGTGGAAAAATTGGCTGTGTCCGGCCTCGCCCATCCTTTCCAACATGGGAACCTCTCGCGGCTTGCCCATTTCCTGCAATTCGATTCACGTTGAGGATAGTATTGACAGCATCTTTCAGAAGAATCACGAACTCGCTATGCTTTCTAAGAATGGCGCGGGCGTTGGTGTCTATCTAGGTGATATTCGTGGTCGCGGTAAGCAAGTTGCGGGTAATGGCGAGTCCGAAGGCGTGATTCCCTGGGCAAAAGTTTACGATTCCACTACCCACTCGGTGAAACAAGGAAAAACTCGAGGCGCGGCCTCGGCACTCTATTTAGATATTGACCATCTAGATATTGACGAATTCATTAACATTCGCCGCCCGACGGGCGACATGAATCGGCGCTGTTTGAATACCAACCACGGAGTGTGCATTAGCGATAAATGGATGAAGGAGATGTTGGATGGAGATTCTAGCAAAAGGAAAATTTGGTTAGATGTTCTTGACGCTAGGGTGACTACTGGGGAGCCCTATCTCTTTTTCTCGGACAATGTGAACCGAGCCAACCCTGACTGCTATGCCAAACACGACCTCCGCGTCCGCACCAGCAATATTTGCACCGAAATCACTCTTTATACGGACGGCCAGCATTCATTCGTTTGTTGTCTTTCCTCGCTCAACCTTGTTCGTTGGAACGAATGGAGAGATACAGACTTGGTCGAGACCGCAGTTCGTTTTCTCGATGCTGTTCTTGACGAGTACATCTTGAAAGCTAAAGGCAAACCGGGCCTTGAAAACAGCCTGCGCTCTGCGGTCAAGGGTCGGGCCATTGGAATTGGTGTTCTCGGCTGGCACACTCTTCTCCAAAACAATATGATGCCTTTTGACTCCTTTGATGCCATGATGCTCAACAATCTTGTTTTCAAAACGATGCGCGACAAAGCTGAAAAGGCAACAGCAGAATTGGCAAAAGAGATGGGCGAACCCGAGTGGTGTAAGGGCTTTGGTCGTCGCAATACACACTTGCTTGCTGTGGCTCCGACTGTATCCAATTCCACCATTTCCGGTGGTCACAGTGCAGGAATTGAGCCGCTCCCGGCCAACGTTTTCTCTCAGAAGTCGGCCAAAGGTACTTTCATCCGTAAGAACCCCAAACTACTTGAAGTTCTTGAAGCCTACGGCAAGAACACGACCGAAGTCTGGAAAACCATTAATGCGCAATCGGGTTCAGTGCAGCATTTGGCTTTTCTTACGGACCAGGAACGCGAGGTATTTCTGACCGCTCGCGAAATCAATCAGCATGCCTTGGTAAAGCAAGCGGCTCAGCGTCAGAAACACATCGACCAAGCTCAGAGCTTGAACCTCTTTTTCGCTAGCAATTCTAGCGCCAAGTACATTCACGAGGTTCATATTGCAGCCTGGGAGGCCGGTTTGAAAACGCTCTACTATCTCCGTACTGAAGGGGTTTTGAAGGGCGACTTGGCTTCCCGTTCAAAGGAAGAATGCGCTGCCTGCCACGGATGACCCAATTATTATAAAAACTGGGATGTCTAGTGAACGGAAAACGCCCGAACAAATCCTGCAACAGTGCATTAAAGAATTGTGCGAAATTGCAGAGCCTGAAGAGGCTCAAAAGTGGTTCAGTCGGTGGATTCGTTCGGTGGGAACCGAAGTCGAATTTACCAGCAAAGAAGCAGAACTACGTGAATCCTTAGCTGCTCTGGGTCCCAATGAACCCAAGAATAAGGATATCCTGATTGGCAGAGAACAGTTCGCGATTTATTCGGTCGGCACTTCGGCGGTCCAGCAGCATGGTGATACCCAATGGATTGACGAAGGCAATAGAAAAGTTTGTAAGACAGTGCTTTATGCACTAAGTATGAAGGGACCACTTGATGAAGGACATGTTTAAGGATTTCCGCAAAATGGGCGAGGATTTCCGCAAAATGGGAGAAGATTTGGCCAAAGGCACCGAAGAATTGGCTGAAGGCGCGGCGCAAATTTTTGAGGGGTTCGACCCAATTTTTAAGTCGTCAACTTCCACTATCAATTGGAATACCGGAGACAAGTCCAGCAAGAATTGGACCGGGACGCTGAAAACTGAGACTGAGCATTATGTGCTGGAAATCCCAGTTCCTGGGATTGCTCCAACAGACCTCGAAGTCCGTGTGTTTGCAAATAAAGTTCGGATCGCAGTATCTAAGGCTGCAACCAAGGAAAAGCACGACTACGAGCTACCACAACAGATTGATGCCAAAATGTGTCTGGCAACACTTCGGCGCGGCGTTTTGACTCTGAAAATCCAAAAGACAGGAATCGTGCCCACGGGGGTGAAGATTGAAGTTACGGAAAAGTGAATTTGCCGCCAAGACCGACCGCGAGCATATTCTAATCCGCTGGATGTGGATGCTCCTTGACGAAATGGACAGTCTTACTGATGGGTTTGTTCCGCCCGCGACTTCCACCGAAGAGCGGGTGCATGAACTTATTATGCGTGTCCGCAAAAGATTTCCAGAACTCCACAAGAGGTATTCCAGGAAACTAAAAGAGCAGATGATGGACGCATTTAATCATGGTAGAACCCCGGCAGAAAATTCGCCAGACCATGAGCCGACGCTTTTCACGCTTGGCGACTTACGTCGAGCTTGGGATGCGTCTCTAGCGGGCGGTACTGTAGGAGAGAAAAAGCTTCCAATATCACGCAGTTTCGAATCCTACTCTTTTCGCGCCTTGGAAGAAGAACTTATTCGCGCAAAGTCACAACACCCTAAAAAAGGACCTAGGAGCCAAAATGCAAAAAGGAAAGTTTAACACTATTGTTGATTCAGCCTGGGGAAGCTCGGCCAAGGGAGCCGTGTCCTGTCGTCTGGCAGACATTTTTGATATCCCTAATCTCTCATCGGGCAATTTCCCGAACGCCGGACACACCGCTCTCAAGGGCGAAGTGAAATTTGTAGCCAAAGCGCTCCCAACGGGAGCCATCTTACCCAAACTGGTGGGCAAACGCCCAACACTTTGGGTAGGTCCAAATTCTGGTTTCCAGATGAAGCAGCTTCATAAGGAGCTGGAAGAAACAGGCTATAGAGTTGAAGATCTCGAAATTCATGAACGCGCCATTGTAGTCGAGGACCGCCACATCGAGGCCGAGTCACCAACCGGTTCGCAATCTACTCTACATATTTCTTCCACGATGTCGGGCAGTGGGGCCGCCTTTACGGATAAAGCTATGCGTGGACAAGAACTCAAAACCTGGGGCAGAGTTAACCCAGAACGGGCTATCAAGCCAATGGCGTTCATGCGAGCGGTCCGCGCCGAGTTTGCAAGTATGCATACTTTTCTGCACGAAGTTTCCCAAGGTTTTGCTCTCTCTGTCAACTACGGAACACACTATCCGCATTGCACTTTCCGCGATTGCACGCCTCAACAGGCGTATGCTGACTTCGGCATCCTACCTGAAATGGTAGGAGACGTCTATCTCAATGTCCGTAGTTTCCCAATCCGGGTGGGTTCCAATTTTGACGCCGACGGCAAACAAATTGGTTACTCGGGTGATGTTCTTGACGACCAAAAAGAGCTGACCTGGGAGCAAGTTGGACGTGAGGCTGGTATGCCAGAGAGTGAAATTGCAATTCTGGCCGAGCGCGAGCGCACCACTGTGACCAAAAAGATTCGCCGAGTCTTTACCCCATCCTGGAAATTACTTAAAGATTCTGCGGATTTCTGCGGGGCCACCAAGCTCGTTCTTAACTTTCCACAGTACATTGATTGGTCTTCCTATAAGGTTCGTGGTGGCATTAAAGAATACCGCAACTTGCACAAGAGTGTGCGTCAATATGTGGACAAGATGCAAGAAGTTACCGAACTGCCCGTTGCGATGATTGGCTCTGGCCCGGACCACGAAGATTATATTTGGCTCGAATAAAGGAGAAGCATTATGCCCGCAACTTTCACTAAGCCCGCAACCGCTCAAAATATCAGCCAAGACGACACTCTGATTTGTAAGAGTGATAAAGAGGCTCTCTATACCGTGGTTGAGAAGGGTAAGCATATCATTTTGCAGGTGCTTTATCCGCCGCAACCCAACATCTCGCTTACTCCGAACGAATTTGACGAGGCCGAATACTTTCATTATGATGAAACCGGCTTCAAAGGTTTCACCATCTAATGTTTGTTACAGCGCTGGACCTAGAAACTTCGGGCCTTGACCCGAACACGGACCGCATTACCGAAGTCGGAGCGGTGCTTTGGAATGTCGAGACGCGCAAGCCGGTGACATTCCTAAGTGAACTTATTTATGATCAGGACCCCAACTGTCCACCGCTCAAACCCGAAATCACGGAACTTACAGGTATCGACGATAAGATGCTTGAAACCTTTGGAGTGCCCCTTGGCCAAGCCTTGGGGCGGCTCGGCCTGCTTCTTCGGCACTCGGTAGCTGTCATCGTCCACGGTGGAATTGCGCTCGATAAGGCTATGATTGAGCAAAAGTACACGGCGCTTGTCGGAGAATTGCCTCAAATTCCCTGGGTGGACACCCAGGTGGATTTTGCCTATCCCGAGCAGATGAAAATGCGAGCTTTAAAGTATTTGGCGGCAGACCACCGGTACACCTTGGACTTTGCCCACCGTGGTCTTTTTGATTCGATGGCTACCATCTACATTGCCTCGCATTACGATATTAAAGCTGCAATCGAACTTGCTCGTCATCCGATGATTAAAGTCCACGCCGGAGTAGACTTCAACACCAAGGATGAGGCTAAGACTCGCGGCTACTATTACGACAACAACACCCGTTCTTGGTTCAAGAATATCCGGGCCTGTTTGCTCGAGCACGAACGGAGCAAGTGCCCATTTACGGTGACCGAGGTCGTCGCGCCACCCACAGTTTGACCTCACGGGGGTGCCAGCGACACCGCCCGTGAGTGGAATGGTGTAGCACGTCTGTCAAGTGCCACTGACGCTTATTGTTTAATTTGGAGTTTTGTATCTCTCCGTATTTATCTTAATGTAGATGAGCAGAATAGCCTACTGCAACAACTGCGAGAAGACTGTCGCTTCTACCAAAATCTCCAAGAACTGCAAAGAATGCGGTCAGTGGTTGTACTTGGCAGAATACGTCTCATTGTCTTCTTTCAAGCCCGCGAGACAAAGACTTACTCCAATGGAACGCGCATCACTCAGGGCCGCCGGGTTCGATTGGTGCGCAGTGTGCCGGTCCAAAAAGCCAGTCGCAGAGGTACGAACAGGTACCTGCAGGACCTGTGCCCTAGAACAGTCTAGGTCGAGAGCTGGCCAGACAGAACCGGGAACCAAGCTGTGTACCAAATGCAACCGCGACAGGAACTCTTTCTACTTTCACAAGAATAGCGCCAGACCGGACGGTCTGGCGGTTTATTGCAAGGATTGCCATGTCAAATACCGCAGGTCGCTTGTTCAGCAAGACCCCTTTCTGCGCTTCAAGAAAAACATTAAGAGAAGAGTGCGACTTGTTTTCGAAAAGGGGCGCATCCCTAAGGAATCCAGTCTGGTCGACATTATTGGATGTGACTATCCCACTCTTTGGAACCACCTTACCAATAACGGCACTATCAGTTACAACCCTCAAATCCTTTCCATTGACCACATTGTACCAGTTTCCCAAGCCCAAAATGCAGAAGAAGTTCTCAAACTCCAAACCTACCGCAATCTCCGCCTAATCACCAAAGAAGCAAATGCTACGAAGTCCAACAAAGCCACACCAGAGGGCGTAGTTCTATGCATCAAACTATTGGGACGGGAGTGGGCGCATGAATAACAATGTGGTTATTGGGGATTCGACTGTCTCCGGAAACAACAATGTGGTTATTGGGAACGGCAGAAGCGTTTCTGGCAGCAACAACGTGGTTATAGGTAATGCTGCAAACGGTGGTAACACAGTTTCTTTATGCATGATAGTCAGAAATGAGGCTGCGAATATAAAAACTCTCATGCACCAGGTCTGTCCTATCATAGAGGACGTTGTGGTTGTGGACACTGGGTCCACTGATGGCACTTTAAGCGTGCTTCAAGGCCTGCAAAAAGAGTATAGCAACCTTAGAATTGACCATTTTAAGTGGGTCGACAATTTTTCAGAAGCCAGGAACTTTTCATTTTCATTAGCAAAACCAGGTACTGCGTTCTATTTTTGGTTGGACGGCGACGACCAAATTGATCCGGCTGAACTCCGTAAATTTAAGGACAATTTCCTCGATAACCCCAACGTCGATGCTTGGCTTCTCGATTACATCTACAGTCGCTTCTCCGATGGCAGCCCTCAAACGACGTTAGGCCGAGAGCGCTTTATTAGGCGCTCTACAGGGCCGCGCTGGATTGGCTCTGTGCATGAGACCGTGGACATCGCCTGTATGCGCCAGCGAGACTACAAAGACCTCAAGGTGATCCACAATCGAAGTGGTAAAGTCATCGACCCGCGACGAAATGTCACGATTTTGGCCAAAGAATTCGACAAGAATCCCAATGACCCCCGCATTTGCTATTATTATGGCAAAGAGTTATTCGATATGGTTGATGACAGGGGCATCGAAGTCCTCGAACGCTATCTCACTTTGCCCGGACGCTGGTATGATGATGAAGTCAATGCTCGTTTCCGTCTAGGCAAGGCTTACGAAGTTCGTGGACGCCACCGCGAGGCGGTCCGAATGGCAGAGGAGATTTATCATCTTGACTCTACTCGCAAACGGGCCGAGGCTTATTGGCTCTGGGGTAAGGTTGAACAGGACCTGCACAACTTCGAAGTCGCAATTAAATGGTACCAACGCTGCATTGATACCCCACCACCGCCACCACGGGTTTTGAGTCTGGAATATTACACTTGGAACCCCTCTCGTCGGATTGCCGAGTGCTATCAGGCAATGGGGGACATCAAGAAAGCAGTCGAATGGGGTCAGAAGGTCATAGACTTACTCCCTACGGACTCCGACACCCTCCGTTGGTTCGAGAGTTTACGCCCTAAAGTCAAAGTGGAGCCTAAAGGTGGTCTCAAAGTCCTTGAATGTGGCACGAAGCTGCGCAATGACTCCACTAGAGTCGATGACGCCTCCACCATCAATTTAGATCCTGAGAGCCTTGATGGTATAGTGGTTAGTGGTAATCCCAAAGCGCTGGTAAACTTTGTAAAGCCAGGTGGTTTTGTCTGGGTAGTCAGCAACAAAGCCGAAGACTTGATAGTTCATGGAATTCAATACTTGGGACCTGCAAAATACAACGGACAGGAAGTTAACAATTTTGTTAAGCCCTACCCTACCAAGCCCCAAATTCGAATCGCAGAAGGTGATGCCACTTTTGGCCCTTACCGTATTCGTCAGCGAAACCTAGAACTTTCGGCCATTAAGGCAGGCTTCAGGGTCGTGGTCGGCAATGTGGTTCAAGTTGGAGAAGACCCAGACCAGACGGACTACTACTTTAGTCCCTATCTGAGTCGGACCGACCGTGGTAAAGTGAAAATTCTGGACCTTTGTGAGGAGCTTCCTCGGGAATACTACGAGCACAAAGGAGTTCAGTACGCGGATGTTATTACAGTTTGCACCGAATCCTTACAAAGTCACCTTCAGAAGCTTTATCCACAAAAGCGGACTGTGGTGCTCGAAGACCACTTTGAATTTACTGCTGAGGAATGGCTATGAAAGAGATTCTGAATTACTTGTTCCGTCAAGTAGACCATTTAGGATATTTTGATACTTCAGAACAAGCAAAATTAGCCTATAGAGAAGCATACATAAGAGAGCATGGCAAAGCTCCATGGGGGACTAAATAATGCGCTGCGGGTGGTTTGGTTATGGTGGTAACGCTTGGCAGGCGGACCAATTTCGTGACGAGTTCGAGCTGAATGGTATCAAGCTCTTCACTTGCCATGAGCATCCAAATGCCGACGTGAAATTTAGTGTAAACGGCCTCATACCTTTCATCGATAGTATGGACGCCATTATTCTCCCAGCACGAGTGGAGATGCAGCCGTCCAAGAGTGTCAACCGCCTCGGTCAAGCTTGGAGTCGAGGCAAGGCTTGTATTGTGGCCCCGTTACCTGCATATCTCAAATATGCTCGTCATGGTGAGAACGCTTTGGTAGTTTCGGACCGGTCGGATTGGCTAGAACATGCTCTCGCCCTCAAAAATGACCCTCAGCTTCGTCAAAGACTGGGCAAAGAGGGCCGAGATGTTGTCAACAAATATTTGCATCCTCGGGACTTGGTAAACCACTTCATCTCAGCAGTTCAGGTTGATGAGCACTTCCTGCAAATCATTATTCCCCATTATTCTGAACGAGTAGATTATGTGGTTCATGCGGCGGAATCAGCTTTACTTGCCGAAGGCCCGTCCCGGAATGTTTTAATCGTTTCGAGCGCCCATACTGACCTTCGCCACAGTCACGCGGTTCGAGAATTGACCGAAAGACACCCAAACCTTCGCATCCACCACAGCCCGCATCGTCTCTCCTTCTCCGCAGCCAATAATGTTGGTCTGAAAATGCTCCACGCTTCAACCACCCACATTTTGCTGTTGAACGATGATACGATTGTCTCGAAACATGCCTTAAGCAATATGGTTCAACTCGTTGGTGACAACGAAATTATCCTCAATCCTTACTCGAACTGTGACCAAGGTTGGTTGCACCGTGACTCATTAGCAGTAGGTGCACATCCACTGCACCCCGGAATGGCACTTGAGCAATTTTCACCAGGCGAACTCACGTTGCTGCGTGAGTACACTCCAAGTTCGGACCGTACTCTTATCCAAGTTCCCTTTTGTGCGATGTACGGCACCATGATGCCGAAGTCTGTTTTTGAAAAAATTGGCTTCTTGGCTGAGGATTTCAGTAATGGTGGCGAGGACGCGGACTATTCCTATCGCGCCCAATCCCTCGGAGTCCAAACTTTCTGGACGCGTTCAGCGTTCATTTTCCATTTCGGAGGAAGAACACGCAAGTTCGCGCAGGACCAAGACCCCAATTTGCACCTGGTCGAAGATCAGCATAATAATTCTCTTCTACAAAAGAAGTGGATTCGGAACCAGAAGCGGGTCAAGCGGGTCGCGATTTGGACCGGCCCGGCCTGGGAGACCTGGGACCTCAATACTTACAAGACCACCGGCATCGGTGGGAGTGAAACTTGCGCGGGCCGTTTGGCCGAAATCGCTGTGGCCAACGGTCATCAAGTCACGATGTATGGTCAGCATGCCGAGCAAGAACAAAACGGCGTAATGCTTCGGCCTTTCAACCAGTTTCAACCGGACCAAGAGTACTATGACTTATTTGTAGCTTCAAGAAACCTGTCTCCAATTACAGAGAAACTTAGAGCAAAAAAGGTCCTAGTTTGGATTCATGATATCTTTGCCCTAAGTCATGTTCAGCCCAACAACATGTTCTCCGATTTTCTGTTGAAGAAGGTGGACGGTTTCATTGCCTTATCCGAGTGGCACAAGCAATTTCTTCTTAGTTACTATCCCAATCTCCCTGAGAGCAAAATTGTTATCATACCAAATGGTATCAACGTGGAACTTTTCGAGAGAATGGATTTAAGTGTCAAGGAATACGGCAGGCTTCATTATTCTTCGTCGCCAGACAGAGGATTGGACAATCTTTTATATTGCTTACCATTCCTTAAGCAGCATGTTCCTGAAATCAAGCTTCACGTTTACTATGGAATGTTCAACTGGATTTCGGCTGCAAAGCATCGAAATAACCCAGACGAGTTAGGCAGAATCAACGAAATGGAAAAGTTGATTGAGGGTGCTGGGGATTCAGTGGTTTTCCATGATAGGGTTTCTCAGCCGGAACTTGCTAAGGAGTGGAAGAAAGCTTATGTTTGGGCCTATCCAACTCTGTTCACCGAAACTTACTGTATCACAGCGAAAGAGGCTCAACTTTCGGCAACCCCAATCGTCTGCTCCAATGTTGGTGCCCTAACAACGACGGTAGGCCCTTATGGCAAAATCATAAAAGAGCACCCCTACACTAAAGAAGGCCGAATCGCCTTAATGGAAGAAATTATTCGACTTCACGTAGATAAAGACTACTACAAGCTCCGCAGTGACCAAGCGTTAGCAGGTACTGAACGTATCGATTGGCAGTCCGTCTGGGACGACCATTGGTCAAAGTGGCTTTAAACTAGCCCTATAAGATGCGCTCTGCGAACATATGGAGTGGCGCGTCGCCTCCACTTAGATATAATTGTGTTCCGCTACCTCCATAGATGTCTGTTACCGCCTTGCCTTGGACATCGAATACGTAGGCCACGCCTGCAGTAAGGGTGTACCAGCTTTCAATAGGTATTGTCGGCTGAGAGGCCGACGCTCCGCTGAAACCGGTATTTGCAATGCAGCCTGCAGACTCCGCCAGCAAACTTGCACCACCGCTTGTGTTGTACACTCTAACAACGCCAGTAGGACCACTAGAACTTGAGTTGTAGCAATCCACGGTGGCGTTGCAACGAATTTTGTATGTACCACTAACAACAGGTGTGAACGAGAACCCAGGACTGTTGCTGAAGGTTGTATAACTTGTTGCCGTGACGGCGGTCGATTGGGTAGTTATTGTTCCTGTTAGTATGCCACCGGCTTGTGATGTGGTCCCAGTTCCGCCGTTTATTTGAGCTACAACCCCAGTAACATTAGTTGCTGTGCCCACGGTTCCATTTGCATAGTATTCAGTGACGATGATCGCACCAGAGCCACCCGCGCCGCCTGCATATCCTGCCGAGCCCGCAGTCCCAGCCGCACCGCCTGAACCAACCGTCCATGAATAAGACGACAAAGGGTTGGTGATGACGGCTTTCACGTAGGCACCAGCGCCGCCACCCGATCCAGGGTAGTCACTTGCTTGGTTAGCGCCTAAAGCGCCGCCGCCGCCTGAACCAGAGTTAGAGGCCGCGCTATGTCCGACACCCGTTGCTTGGTCGCCGCCGCCGCCGTTGCCGCCAAAAAAAGAACTTCCGCCTGCGCCGGGAGTTGTTGATTGGGCTACGGAACTTGAGTTTCCGGCTCCGCTGCCCGATCCTCCGCCTACGGCGGTTACTTGTATAGCGGGGGTGTTTATTGTTGTCGATGTAGACCCTGCGCCACCCGCGCCCGCCCAAGTTCCGCCCGTTCCGCCGCCTGCAGATAACAGGCTTGTACCAAAAGTAGAAGCAGAACCATTTCCGCCCGTGCCGCCTGCTCCAGCAGTTGTGCCGGAGCCAGAGCCACCGCCACCACCGCCCACCAGCTCCACCTCAATGTAGATGACGTTGGATGGTGTCGTGTAGGTCCCAGAAGTAGCAGTTAAGAATTTCTGAACTGTGGGGACGTTTGCACCGCCAGCAGAGAAGCCGCCGGTCGCATAAGCCGTATAGTACTCAGTCACTTCGATGAGTCCGGTGCCACCAATTCCACCAGCACTACCGCTGGTTCCCGCTGCGCCAGCAGTGCCCGCTGCGCCTACTGTGTAAGAATATGTAGCGCTTGGGTTTGAAATAATTGCTTCAATGTACCCACCTGCGCCACCTCCACTTCCTGCGATAGAGCCGCCTGAAATGTTTCCGCCTCCAGCTCCACCGCCTCCACCGCCGGTATTGGGATTTCCTGAGCCCCCGACCCCAAAATTGATTGCACCGCCTGAACCGCCACCACCCAAAGCGGATGATCCACCCTCGCCGCTTTCAGGAGAAAAACCACTGATTGATGTTGACGCACTGTCGCCGTTACCACCAGTTACGCCAATCCCAATGGGTCCAGTCCCCAAAGATGCGCTGCCGCCAGGTCCACCACCTGCTCCTCCACCGCCACCACCTGAACCACCGTTTGCAGTTAGAAGGTTTGTACCAAAAGATGAAGTTCCACCTGTTCCGCCGCTGCCGCCATTTGCAGCTACTGTTGATGACCCCGCACCGCCACCACCACCGCCCACCATCCGAACAGAGATATACTGTACGCCCTTAGGAGTTGTGTAAGTGCCCGTCGCGCCAGCAGTCAGGTAAATAGTCTTAGTTGGAGGAGTCGAAGCTGTAACCGTGATGCCCGACGCGACAGTCTGGTTGTAATACTCGGTAACAATGATTACGCCCGAACCACCAGCTCCGCCAGAGGTCGATCCAGTGCCAGATGCGCCGCCGCCACCAATAGCGTATGAATAATAAGTCGCTGGAGTTGGCACTAAAACTTTTAAATATCCACCAGCCCCACCACCACCGCCGGAAGGATTTGTGGCTGTTGCTCCACCACCACCCGCACCTGAACCAGTATTCGCAATCCCGTAATAGCCACCACCACTGTTTTGACCGCCACCACCCGCACCGCCAAAAGGAGAGGCCGCTCCGCCGCCGCCTGCAGAAAACGCCACCGAAGAGCCAGCAGAACCTTGGCCTCCGGTTAGTTGAGCAAGAATAATGGCCCCAGAGCCAATAGAAACTGTTCCTCCCGAACCTCCAGGAGGCTGACCACCACCGCCACCACCAGTAGCACTTAAAAACGAAGTGCCAAAAGTTGTAGTTCCCCCCGAAGTTGCAGCTACAGATTGAGTCCCCCCTGGTGCGCCCCCACCACCGCCACCGACCATTTCAACGATAATATAGGCGACGTTGGATGGCGTCGTGTACGTTCCCGAAGTTGCAGTGAGAAACTTCTGAACCGTTGGAGTTTGGGTTGTATAGCCTGCTGACGAAAAAAGACCAGTGATACCTTGAACGCCGGTCATACCGGCAACGCCTGTTTGGCCTTGGATTCCTGTTACGCCCTGGTATCCCGTGGCTCCGGCAACGCCGGTCGAGCCCTGAACGCCTGTGACTCCCTGAAAACCTGTTGGGCCGTCGCGCCCGGTTGCACCCGCGACGCCTGTTGCGCCTTGCACCCCAGTGACTCCGTTAGAACCGGAGACTCCGGTTAAACCCTGTAGACCCTGGGTTCCGGTTAAACCTTGATTTCCCGCAACGCCAGTGGTGCCTTCGATGCCGGTATAGCCCCGGATTCCGGTAACACCCTGTACGCCTGTCGCGCCTGCGATTCCAGTAACTCCGTTAACACCCGCAATACCCGTCGCGCCCTGGGTCCCTTGGACACCGGTAGCCCCGTTAATTCCAGCAACACCAGTTACACCGTTAACACCCGCTACGCCAGTCGCACCCTGAGTACCAGTCAGTCCGGTCGTTCCTTGGGCACCAGTAGCCCCGTTAACACCTGCAACACCAGTTACACCATTAACGCCCGCTACACCCGTAACGCCTTGGTTGCCCTGAACCCCAGTTGCTCCGGCAACGCCTGTGGAGCCTTGGTTTCCCGCAACTCCTGTGGTTCCCCGAAGTCCCGTACTACCTTGTGAGCCTGCGGTGCCCGCTACGCCCGTAACGCCCTGAATGCCTGTTGTCCCTTGACTACCCACAAGACCGGTTGCTCCGGCAACACCTGTAGTACCCTGAGGACCGGTTGGGCCGAGGAGGTCGTTGCTGGTGATGGCGTTGGCGAGAGTCTTTCCTAGTGAAGCGATGTAGATCTTATCATCGTTGGGGAGGTCGGATATTGGAAAACCTTCGAGGGCAAGGTCTGCTGCGGATTTAATATCTTTGTCTTGAATCTTGCCCATCTAATCACCCCAAATACAAATATTGAAAGGAGACTAGGTCCCCCGTCACCAATGCTGAAAACCCTCCGGTCGCTAGGTCTCCAATAAAGGTGACTCTGGTCACACCACCAACACTACTTGTCGTATATTCCAGACTCTCGTCCTGAATTAAACCGTCGAAACTAAAAATAAGACTCTCAGCCACTACCAGTTCGGAGAGGTCAATGTACTGATTTGAGATATCCGAAGATTGCAGTGTGAAACGTTCTTTTTTGGGGGTGTAAGTGGTACCCGATGGTCCAGGCACCCCGGTTGCTCCGGGAGGACCGCCAGGAGGTCCGGTTGGACCGCGCAGACCAGTAGCCCCAGGTCCAGTCGAACCCTGTACGCCCGTTGTTCCTTGATAGCCCGTTATGCCCTGATAGCCACGGACGCCCGTCGCGCCTTGTGCCCCAGTTTCGCCCTGGAATCCGGTGGTGCCGTTGAGACCGGTGACACCTTGAATGCCCTGTTCGCCCTGGTTTCCTTGTTCACCTTGGATACCAGTTTCGCCGCGAAGTCCGTGCGCGCCCGTCGCGCCCTGTGCTCCGGTATTGCCCTGATAACCCGTTGGACCTTGCTTTCCTTGGATTCCGGGGAGGCCCGTGGCACCAATGACCCCAGTGTAGCCTTGAAGGCCGGTATCACCTTGGTAGCCCTGCTCACCCTGGAATCCGGTTTCGCCTCGGACGCCAGTGACACCCTGATAACCAGTTTGTCCTTGAATTCCATCGAATCCGCGCGAGCCGCGTAGCCCTAGAGCCCCGGTTTCGCCTCGAACACCTTGTACGCCGGTAGAACCAAGAGAACCGCCGTTGCCCGTAGCACCCTGTTGCCCTCGCGGCCCGTGACCGCCGGTGGGGCCATGGAGACCGGTGGCCCCCTGCATTCCGGTACGGCCTGTGGTCCCATCAACTCCAACGGGTCCAGTTACCCCTTGTAAGCCTTGTGCGCCAGTGAAACCTATGCTGCCGCGTGGGCCGGTGGCCCCAACCCCAGTTTCGCCAACTGCGCCAGTCGTGCCTTGTGGGCCTGGATACGAAAGCAAGGTGTCGATGCGAGCAATATCTCGCTCTTGAGCAATAAGAAGTGCTTGGGGGTTGGGTGGTAAGCCTTGGAAAAACCCATGGCCTTCCGACCCTCGATAGACAGAACATGCCCCTGTCGCAGGAGGGTAGCCGATGCGGATGATTTCCGCAACTCGCATGTTGGAGAACCCTAGAACTGGGTCGATATACTCCACATTAAAAGCGGTCCCCTCAGAGTCCAGAAGCTGGTCCCCAATTTGCACAATATTTTGCAGATTAGGAGGACTGGTAAAGGAGGCTTCCACTGTCCACAAATATGAGGGCGCGTAGTATAGACTTGCAGTACTAATACTACCCACGGCTTGATAAGGCGGTGCCAACGATACTTCACCGGGCGTATAGGCAACGGAGCCATAAACAGTCGTGTCAACTACTGGTAGCGTATTGTGATTGACGTATCGAACGGTCAAGACGCTCGTGTTGACAAAAGGAAGAGTTAACGAGATGATGTCGTAAATGTTACCCGCGCTGTCTTGGAGGTAGTCGCCAATATTGAGAAATTGAGCGCGAGTTGCGTCTTGGAACGTCAGATTTAGAATGTATTGGTTCCCATTAAATGGGCCGTCAGAGTTTGAAATGAAGACTGGTGTAGTAAGCATCGTTACACCTGGTCCGGAATCTGTAGAGTTTGGACCACCCAATTTTGCGATAAGAAGCCGTAGTGACTCGCGTGCGCAATAGCTTCATTCATGGTCCGGAAAGTGGAAAGGCGCGGGGTGATGAGTCCGTTAACTTCGTGCAGAAGTTTGAGGGTGTATTGGGTCGGGAAAGTGCTAGATGCTTGGGAGACGCTTATGCGTCCATGCAGCGGCGCACTATCATAACTGGCACGTAATTTGACACTGCTCATCCACCTAAATTAACCCTGAACGGTGCGTTGCCAGACTCCATCCAGGTTGGTGCTGCGGTCGGGACCAAAGCAAAGGGCGTTATAGGGGCAGAAAGGTTGGTCGGTGCGGTTCGAGCAGAGTCCGGTGAGCCCCGAAAGCTTTCCGCTTAACATTGCCGCGTCTGCAGCGGCTTTGTGCTTGGTGTAGCGGGTGAACTCAGCCTCAGAAAGGTCGTCGTTCTCCATCTCAATGATTTCGAAAAGGGATACATCCTCGCGTGGGAAGTAAACCACAGCCTGTCCTCGGATGTCCAAGTTATAGGGTGGGCGCTGAAGGAGATACTTGTAGGCAAAAACTTGACAGCGGTGTTTGTGGTCGAGTTGCAGTTTGGATAGTTTTTTGCGATAAATGGTCTTGAAGTCGCACAAAATAAACCCGCCCTCGTGCGGTATCAGACAGTCGACGTGGCCCGAAAAACCAGAGGCTGGGTCAAGTACTTCAAGTTCAACATACTCACAAATTGGACGCGAACATTCGGTTTGAGTGCAACGCACCGGACCTACGGACATACCATAAACTGCCTTGCAGTGAGGACACTTCCAAGTGCCATAAATGGTTCCACGTTCGCTCATTGCCTTTTGGAGCAGTGCGTGGATAGTGGTTCCGATGTCCGCAGCCAATCGCCATTCAAATTTGGTCTGGCGCATCGGAACGGTATTGGTTTTGGTTTGACAACGCACGATGCAATCATGCACAGCGCAATACGGAAGAGAGGAGCCACGGAAAGAATATCTGTGTGGCTCGATAAACATGTGGTTGAGAGTATCCGTGATGGTCTGATGCAAGGCAGGCTTAATCATCTTTTGGTTTTTACGATAAAAACTGTCATGGAAGATGCTGCCCCGAGTCCTCAAGTAGACCCAGTCACTGAAATCGATGAGGGTTTCAATGTGGACTTTGATATCCAAATTTCAGAGGACCAGAAAAAGGCCACAGTTGTCATGAACTCGGCCAACCCACTCTCCGCAGAAGACCTAATTTACGTTTTTGAGGTGTGGATTGGTGAAATGAAACAGCGTCTCGGAGAGACCAATGCAATTCGTACTGACCCGGCTTGAACAGAAACACGAAGGCTTCTCGGTCTCTTTGAAAGACGGTTCCACGTCTCGGACGCTGGCAACAGTGGATGGCAATACTGCAAACCATCGCGGCCCAGTTATTCTGCTTTCACTCGACCAACACAGCGTTTATGGTCTTTCTCATCCAGCAGTGGTGAGTCGAGTTTTAGCGGACGGTCCTCAAACCCTCCTGACATCCGAATTCTTGGCCCGACGGCTTTATGATGGTGGTATGAAAGCGGCTCTCTCATCCGTCAAGGTCCGGAACAACATCTTCTTGACTACCCTAGAGACATTCTACAAAGTCGACAACAAATCCAAATATTTTACCGTCATACCTGGGAAAACACCAGAACAAGTAGGTTGCCTTATTGCGGTTGGAGGTAAAACTATCTTGTTAGCCCACGGTGGGTTTAAACCTCAAAATGCGGTAGCTTATGAACAACACTTGGTCCCCGACCAAATCACCACCTTGGAAGTCGACGTCGGAACCCCAAAAGAGTAACATGTGCTCATGCGGGGAATTCAACGCCCAACAGAGGGCCTATCGAGCATCACGCCCAATCGAAGAGCGAATGGCGGCTGCCGCCAGAAAACGCGCTTGGGATAAAGAGCACTGTGAGAATCCTGAGGTAAAGAAACGCAAAGTTCAGGCCTCGATGGCGCGGTCTAAGCGGCTAGAAACAGAAGACAAAGACACCATTGGCGGTAGAACCAGGCAAATTAGGCATTTGGTCAGAGAGACCTTTAGACGGCTGGGACTTGTTAAACGCAGCAAAACTTTTGACTTGCTGTGCGCCACCCCGCAGCAAGTGAACCAGACGTTAGGACCGAAACCACACAGTGGAGCCCACATAGACCACGTTTGCCCATTATCACAGGCTAAAAACGAGGCTGAAATGCTTAGGCTCTGGCACTACAGCAATCTTCAATGGTTGACGCAAGCGGATAATCTCTCTAAAGGGGATAAGAAGACCCCGAGAGGCGAAGAGCTGTGCAAAAGCCTGCTTGGGAGAGAATGGATTGACTGAGCTTTCTTATCCGAAAATCCGGGACCATGTCATTTCCGAGCTGTCCAGAGTAGGCGGAAAAATGAAACGCAACGGCGAGGAAATGGTCATCCTCTGTTGTTTTCATAACGACTCCAACCCCAGTCTGGAAGTCCATGTCGGGCACACCAAGATGCCTGGTATCTACAAATGTTGGTCGTGCAAAGCACATGGGCACTGGAACACTCTTGCTCGGGCGCTTAGACTCCAAACGCTTGATTACGGTCAAGCGGGCAAGCTCACTGACAAGGATAACCCTTTCGAGCTGCTTGCGACCTCCTTGAAGCACCTCTCTCCTTTAAAGGAGAGTACAGTTGAAGTCCGCACTGGATTGGAACCACTCCCGGATGGCTTCAAATGGCGTGGCTATGGTAAAGCTTTCTACGAAAGCTTTGGCGCTAAATTTTGGTGGCAGCAAGACATTGATATGGATTGGATGCACTTGCCCCTTACCATGAACCAGCGGTATCTCGGCTACACGGTGTGCGCTCTAAAGCCTTACACTCCCAAGTACATGACCTTCGCCGATACCAAAAGTGTTTTGTTTCTGTATGACTATATTAAAACAGGCTCCCCAATCGTATTGGTCGAAGGCCACTTTGATGCCCTAAGATTAATGGCAGAAGGCATCCCAGCCGTAGCCCTTTTTGGGACCAGTAACTGGTCGGACATCAAGAAAAGCTACATAATTGCCAAGAACCCACCTAAAGTGCTCATTTTGATGGATGGGGACGCAGCGGGTTATAAGGCGGCCCAGGAGATCTTTCTGACTCTAAGAGCTGAAATTCCGACCGACATTCTGTATCTTCCACATATTCCTGGCAATGAACTTGACCCAGGAAACATGCCCGAGGAATGGTTGACCGAGACCCGACTCCGACTCGGGATTGCCTAAAAGTAGCTATGTCATCACCAGACCTTCAGTTTCTGTCTCTTCGTGTCAAAAATAGCCTGGTTTATCGCAATCAGTATTTTCCCCTAGACAAGCAAGGTATTGTCTCGATTTTGGGCGATAATGGAGTAGGCAAAAGTTCGATTTGGGGGCTCGTTGAGACTTGCCTTTTCGGCTCGTTGCCCGGAGTCGGTGGGCACAAAGGCGACGCTCTCATTCGCGACGACCAAGACGCGGCGGTGCATGTCGAATTGCTTCGAAAGGAAGCGGAACAAATTTACCATATCATCCATTTCCGTCAAAAGGGCAAGTGGAACTATAAAGTTCTTGCCGTTAACGGAATGGGCACCCCCGAATGCGACCATAAGTTCAAATATGATAAGGTGAACAAGACTGCGGTTTGTACTCGGAAGGATTGCAAATTTCTTGGTCGCGACGAGACCGCGCATGGCTATCCCGACCAGAAAAAGCAGGTCGCGAAAATCATTGGTCTTACCAAGGAAGAGTTCGAAGGTTCGGTTCATCTTACCCAAAACAATATGCATGTTTTGATTGACGGTAAACCATCAGAACGCAAAGCCTACATTTCGGATTTTTTTAACTTGGATGACCGTTACGACAAGGTCCTTGAAGAGGCCAAAGCCGAGCGCAATAAAGTGACAGATGAGATTGAAAAGCTTGGCGGTCTGGTTCACACTCAGGAGACCCTCGCGACCGAAATCATCCAATACAGCTACCAGGATCTTGGACCAATCGAGTCCCAAATCAAGCAAATTGAACTGAACAGAAAAGACCTTGCAGGACAACAAAGAGCCTTGCAGCAGGAAAGACTCCTGTTCGCCCGGTATTTGGAGCTTTTGCCCGAGGCTGAAGCTTTTGACTCGGCCCAAGAGAGCCTGAACGAGATGGAGCAGCGGCGTTCTACCTTGCAAGTGAGCCTCAAAGATTGCGAGCAAATTAAAGTTCGCAATGCTCGTGCCCAACAAAACAATGCTCAAATTGCAGAGCTTGAAAGCGTTAAAAGGTCTCTAGAGTCTCAGTACTCTAAGCTGCCAGAAATTTTGTCTAGCGGGATTGACCTTTCCACCAAAATTGCGGAGCTACAGAACCGCAAAAATCTTGTTCAACGACAGCAGTCCCTCCAAAAAGAAATTGCGAGTCTTCCTCAGAACCCCGAGCAAATTTCTACCTTGGATTTGGTGTGCGAGGCTCAGAGACTGTATAGCGAAATTCAGCACATCAAGACAAGGTCCGAAGCACTCAAGGATGGCAAATGCCCTACATGTGGCTCCGAACACGATGTTGGCACAGTGCAATCCGAATTGGACCGCGTCCCAGAACTCCAAGCCCAGTATACTGATGTCATGCAGGACCTTAAAGTTATTGAGAACAAGAATAATGGAATCTTAAAGCGCAAAGAACTTGAAAAGCAGCTTGGTTCACTCGAACTGTTCACTGAGCAAGATTCTGACCAATTGTTTTTGTTTCTGGATTACCAGCAGCCTTTGCGCAAGTACCAAGACGTGTCTTTGCGCCTCACCAGCTCGCAATTTCAACCGATTGAGAGCGAGACCTCTAGCGATTCCTTGGTAAAGGAGATCGCCGAGTGTGAGTCTATTATTAGGCAACTCCGCACTTGCGTCCAAGCGCAGCAAGAATTGGCTAAGCTGAATTATACTCCCAAAGGAACCATAGAATTACTGGACGTGACCTATGGCGAGCTTTGCCAACAAGAAAACGAGGCCGCCCAGACCGAGGCCGAACTGCGCACCAAACATGGCGAATTAAAAGGACAGAACGACCGTTATACCAGACTTCGCTCCCAGCTAGACTCTTTGAACCAGCGACTTGGGATGCTCCCTGAGTTTCGGCAGATGCAAGCTTACTGGGAAGGGATGGTTGATGCCTTTGGTCCTAAGGGGCTCCGGGTCCAGCAACTCAAAAAGATTATGGACATGGTGATCTCGCGATTACCCTACTACGCGCAGTTCCTATTCCGAGAAAAGGGTTTGAGCTTCTCCCACGTCTGCGACGCTGGTAACATCTTTATTAATGCTCATCGGACCGGTTTGAAGGAAGAGGAAGATGAGAATGGCGCTGCCAAAATGGTGCCTTATGAGTTCTTTCATGATATTGCTACTTTTTCAGGTGGGGAGAAAAAGAGGCTTTCAGTGGCTTTAGTTCTCACTCTTGCGGATTGCGTAGTACGAAGTAAGCAAACCAACTTACTCATCTTGGATGAAGTAGATGCCAACCTCGATGCCACCGGACAATACTTGTTTGTAAATGAGCTATTACCCTTTTTGCGAGAGAAATACTCCAGCGTCTTCATTATCTCGCACGATAGTGTCATTAAGCAAGCCGCAGTATACGAAAGTTCTTGGCTTCTCACTAAAGAAAATCACTGGACGGTGCTCACCATCGAAAGTGCTGCTTAATTTTTATATATGAACTACGACGATTTTCGAGATGCCATTGGTCTGAAGGAATCCAGTAACAACTACCTGTGCACCAACCAATTTGGTTATTTGGGGCGCTACCAATTTGGCATGGCTCGGCTTACCGATTTTGGTCTAGCCAGCAGAATACCCGGAACAAGGGGCTACGCTAACAGTGATTTTCAATGGGTCACCCCCTTTTCTAAAGAAGGTTTTCTAAATTCAAGCCAACTCCAAGACGCGGTTTTTGACAACCATGTTGTCAACTTGATAGGCTCCATCAATAAAGACTGCGGTCCCAAAATTGGGACTGAGGTTCAAGGAGTTTTGGTGACAATGTCTGGGGCTCTGGCCTGCTGCCACCTTTTGGGAATTGGCGGCTTAGTCGATTTCTTAAACCGTGGTATAATAGATAAGGATGGGGATGGGACCACCTCGGTGGACTACATTCAGATGTTTAATGGTTATGACCTCGGACTGGTGAACCCGTGGAGTCTTGCCCAGCTCGCCTTCTTACTTGCCGCCCATTCGCCCACTACGGCCTAGGCGCTGTAATCCTGGACCACTCGGACCGCTAGGTGTGCTGGTCTTTGGTGCGGTTTTCTTTTCGGTTTCCGGTGCCTCTTTTGGTCCGGGTTTCGTAACTTTTTTGGGCGGAGCCTTTTTAGGGAGGGCTCGCTTATCAGCGGCCCCATGTGATATACACGCTACAATGTGCTTACAGAGGTGGGCGATACCGCGTGGATTGGTCTCTTTTGGCCAACGGCCATTGGAGTATTCGATATCAGTATTTCCCTTACGCTGGTCTGCCACTTCGCAGTGATATAGGAAGTATTCGCAATCACAAGAAACCCAAACGTGGGCGTTCGCACCCTTTCCATAAAAGCGCATCACAACGCGTCGATCAACGGTTTCCCCATGGCAGATGGCTAAAACTTCTCGTACGGGGTCACCATCGTCGTCATAGTCCTCAGTAATTTTAACAAAACGGACAGCCACAGACTTCGCTTTGTCCATTATGGACCGGCGATGGTTATGGGTGAGTAAGATGAGTTGACGCACAGTCAGCATATGGGTGTCCCTATATAAAAGATAAACCGTAAAAAGAGGTAGGGGCTGTGTAACCCCGTCACATCCAAGGAAGGCAGTGCTATGGTTAAACCCTCCACCCGGAAGTCGGGTGAATTTGGCAAAGAAGATTTTGGATTTAGTGAAACGGATTTTCAGAGCCCTGATGATCTTGATACCATCCGCAACCGGATTCGTTCTGTAGCTATTGACGGTGAGGATAGCTCGGACCTCCTGCCTGCCTACATTGAGCTTGATTCCACTGACGACGATGATGAACTCGAAGAAAAGGTAGTCATCTCGATTGATGAAGCCGATGAGACCGACGAAGAGGCTGAGCCCCCAACCTGGGAAGGCTTACACCCAGCCGAAATTGCTGCCCGCACTCGCATTGACCCTGAGTATCGTGGACCTGTTGGTGGCTCTGACGAGCAGATTTTACGTGACTTGCGCAGACTGGTGTTTTCTGTTCCGCTCCTTCCTCAGAAGGAAGTGCATCGTCTATTTCTGGAAATCGATGCTGCTGTCTTTCCAATGGTTTATGCTATTCTAGAGCTTTCAGAGGTCTACCTCGAAAGTCTTTATCAAGTGGTGGTTAAGGTCGCTGCTGGTAACACTTATGGCAAAAACATTTACGAGCGCGAAGACCTTTCTGAAGATGAAAAGGAAAACGCCAAGCAGCAGTCGAGGGGCACCTTCAAGGACCATGAGGTCCGGTTCCTTCGGAACTCCTATGACACCTTCCGGCTATTTGCGGAGTCAGGACCTAAGAAAAAGCCTTCGGTTCGCGAAATCGATGAGGCGGTTAAGAAGTGTGCTTTTATTCGCGGCGTCTATGAAGATATCCTACGTGATTTTGTTGAGAAGACGGCCTATTATGAAGAACTACACTGGGTGGCCCTCAACGCAAAACTCGCAGGGCGGGCTGATGAACATCATCGCCTAGTGGAACTTATCCGCGAATTGGACAAAAAGTTGCTATTCCAACGTTCAGCTTTCGCAGTAGCTCGCGATGCCGCCAAAGTGCACGCGGATTACACCCGCAAACGGGCTATCATCATCGAGCCTTATTTGCGCACGGTTTATTCAGCAGCCCGAAGCACTGCTCGCAATGCGCACCAAATGCTTGACAACTTTCAGAATGGCTCCTTGGGTTTAATGAGGGCCGTGAGTTGTTATTCTACCATTCGCTCGGCTTCCTTCGCTTCAGTGGCCAAGTGGTGGATTAAGCAAATGATCTTGCTTTCCATCAAAGAAGATGCAAACTTTGTGAAATTGCCGGTCTCGACTTGGCAAGCCTACACTCAGCTCGAAAAGGCCAAAGCCAAAATTGGGGCCGATGATGAAAATATTGACAAGATCGCGACTGCTGCGAAAATGTCCATCAAGAAGGCTAAATCGGTCTATCACACTATTCGTATTGCCCAAGTCTATAGTCTCAATCGCACTTATGACTCCGAAGAGAAGCTCACTCTAGAGGATATCATGACCGATGAGGACAAAATCGGCAATGAAGGTGAAGACTTTACGGCACTCCTCGTTGAATATTGCGACAAGGCCGATTTAACCCACCAAGAGCTGCAAGTTCTGGCGCTGCGCCACGGCATGCTTGATTTGGTCCCGAACCGGGAAATCGACCTTAAAACTCGAACTACAGAAGCGTTGACACAAAACCTCGCGGCTTTGGGCTTCAACTTTAAAGCAGTAACATAGTTACGCTCTTATAAAAAGCCGATGTTACTTTGTCTTTGTCCGATTGCACTGGTAACGCAAATAAAACGTCCAGTAAAGTCGGTAACGCAGTTAACGCTCAATTGAAAGGAAACGCTATGAATAACGCACCATTACCGCAACAGAACTCCGGCTTCTCAGGGCTTTCTGCCCGCAAACCCCGCTGGGACGACAAGGTCCCCTACTACGACATTCCAAAGGACGGACAGTGGTATCGCTACCGCTTCTTCGGTCCGTTGTTTATGACGGCTGCCCACTGGTTGGAAACCAAATCAGGGAAGCGCTTTCCTCTGCTTTGCACCAACTACGACTCCAAGACGCAGCATTTCAGCGGCTCTGGATGCAAGATCGAAGAAGAATTCGATCCCAAAAACAGCCCTATTAAGAAGATCAAGGACATGCAAGCCCGCCAGTCGGGTCTTATGCACGCTATTCCAAGAGCCCTTCAAAAACAGGGTTCAAATGATCCGGCATGGCGTCCATGGAGGCCAGTCCGCATCCCGATGACGGTGATCATGGCTATCAAGCAATTGACAGGCCTCAATACGCACAATATCAACGGGACGGAATACAAGGCAGACGTGGCTGACCCCTACTACGGGCAAGACATCAACATCATGTACGATCCGAACGGACAAAACCCGAACCAAAAGTACACGGTGGCTTTGGGTGGACATACCCCATTAACTGATGTGGAAATGTCCTACTTGAAGGAAATCTTCCGTTGGGAAGAAATGATTCAGTACCCAACAGTTGATGAAGTAAAGCAATCGCTTCAAATCAACGGTTACTATCAGCTTCTGAATGGCGGACCGCAAGTTCAGGTTCCGGGAGTTGCTGACCAAGTGCTTGCAGGCGTCCCACAGCCTCCTGCATACCAGATGGCTAGTATTAATCCAGGAGTCACTTCTGCGCCGCCTGTTCCACAGCCAGCCGGATTAGCGCCTGCTTATCCGGGCCAGGCCTACCAGCCCGCTCCGGCTCAGTACCAGGCTGCTCCCTATCAGCAACCTGTGGCCCCGGCCCCAGCCCCTTCGTACTACCCGCCGCAGCCTTCGGCCCCAATTCCGCAGGCTGCTCCAGCACCCGCTGCACCTTTGCCTCAGGTAACACCTGGGTTTAATGTGCAAAGTGCTCCGGAAGCGGTTGTACAAGCCCCGGTGTACCAAGCTCCGGCTCCAACACCTGCGCCTGTAGTGTCGGCCCCACAGCCGACCTTTCAACAGCCAATGGCGGCTCCACAGCCTACGTTGGTCCAGCAGCCAGTTGCAACACCAGTAGTCTCGGCTCCGCCCCAGGTGGTTGCCCCTGCTCCTGTGGCGCAAGCGGCCCCGGTCGCAATGGTTCCAAACAATGTGGTTTCGATCGGGACTGCTGCCAGCACGGAGAAGCGGTTCGGTTTTCCTGGGAAGCCCAATGGGTTGAGCGCTAGTGAACTTCAAGCGGTGGTCACTGACTTCTCGCAGACGCTCCAAAGTGCAACCAATCGGGCTTTGCCTCTGAAAGTATGGGATCGCGATGACATGGCCGGAATGCAGGTAGTGAACTGCTTCGGAGCATACAAAGGCGACCCCTCTTGCATTCGTTGCCCGCTGCGACGTTATTGCTTGACATACTAACAAGAGGAGTTGTAATGGAGACGAAAACTCGCTTTATCGACGTAAGTCAATACCGGGATTATTTGGAGTCTGATAACTATTCAGATTTTTTCTGTGCAATTACCGGAGAAGGTGCCAATGATCCCCAGCCGCGAGTTTTCGTCTTCTTACTCGAGGACGAACTTCAATTTCTTAATAACGACACCCATTGGCTGCACCATTTAGAAAAAGCACACACCTTCATTGTTAGGTGTAATACGGCAGACTTCAAAGCTCTTGAAATCGGTCGGCATCCTAAGACTTTGGTTTTTCATAACAAAGTCTCAGAACTCGCAAGTTTCAATGGAATCCCAGCTCAGTCGGAACTAAATGCGTGTCTGCGAAGGATAAACTATGAAAGCCAGCGATCAAAAAACAGTAGCGGAAGCTCTGGACATCAATTCAATAATCAGCAAGGCCGCTCGTCAGTTTGAGCGTTCAGCCAAGCTTTCCCCGGTCTTTCTAAGGAGAAATTCCTTTGCGGCCTCGGCCACGAGTACAGGTTCCCTTTGGATTGACTATATTACGGGTGGTGGTATTCCACCCGGTCGTATTGTTGGTGTAAGCGGCCCCGAACACAGCGGGAAATCGCTTATTCTTACCGAAATCGCGGCGAACCAACTTCGAGCGGGACGTGCAGCTTGTTATATGGACGCCGAAGGTGGAAACGACCCGCTCTTCTTGAAATCTCGTGGTATTGATTTCGATATCTACCGTGGTGCTCGTAATAAGAATGGCGAGCTGAAACCTAAGCAGCAAGATTTGATTTACTACTACCAGCCTGAAACTGGTGATCAGATGCTCAATTACATGCACGGAGTGATGAGCGCCTTACCAGAGAACCGCAATGCCGCTCACCCTCCAATCATCTTCTTCCTGGACTCCGTGGTAGCTCTTATTTCGGATGCTGTTGGTGAGAACATTGACGCCAACAAGATGGCTATGCACGCCAAGATGTACGCCGAAATGTTGCCCATCATCCAGAGCCATCTTTCGCGCACGGGTTGTAGTTGGGTTTATTCCAACCAGCTCCGCAAAGCCCCGATGGTCACATTTGGTAGTCCAGACTATGAGCCCTGTGGTGACGCACTAAAGTTTTTCTCGGCTATCCGTATGCGCTTGGGCTATTCCAAACCCAAGGTTCTGGTTGATAAGGACCACCCTTTCTTGGACTTCGGGACTCCGCGCCAGAATCACGTTTGGGAAGAACAACATGTCACTGGTGGTGGAGAACTCAAAGAAACCATGGACCGCGCCATTTACACTTCTGTCCGCACCATCAAGAACAAGGTTTTCAATCCGCAGAAGGTCTGCTGGATGAAGATTTACTTTGAGGAGGACGGCCAGACAGGTTCTGGTTTGGACAAAGCTTTTGATTCCTTTTCCTTCCTTATGGAAACCGGGTACCTTGAAAAAGGCGATAAGGGTGCATTTTCTGCTGTTAAACGGGACATTGACTTGCATAGCTTGATTGGACTGCCCAACAAGTTTAACTATACTGACTACCGGATTTTTGCCAAGAACACCCCCGATCTCACGGAGAAACTGCGTCAAGCTTTAATCATGACTGATGCTGTTTATACCCAGGACGGAGTCGAAGTTGACTCCGTGGCTGATGGTGAGAACGCGTAACTAAGGCCTAAAAAAGGTTACGAGGTGTCTATGGAAATCAAAATCGCGGCAGACGATATGTATGAAGTGCTGGTGAATGCGGGCATCGACTCAAATGACGCCAAGGCCATTATCTTCGACCTCATGTTGGCTGCCGATGGCAAGTTCAAGCCGCACCCACCGGTGCAGCAGCAAGCAAGAGTTCAAGCGCCTGTGGCCCGTAAACCGGAACCACCAGCACCGGAGCCAGAACCTGAGTCCGAACAGGCGGAAGATCCCGCCGAATCTATGCGTCAGCCAAGTAGAATCCGCAGGAAAGTTGTAAGCTTTGCGGGATTTGGCGGACCGGCGGAGCCTCTTCGATGAGAAACTTCGCTACTCAGTTCCACTTTAGGTCAGCATTGGCCGAATTCGATAGGAACCAGGACTTTTCTAAACATCCTCAGTACCTTAAGCAGTGGCTTAACCGAGTCGAACAGAATAGGATGCTTTATCATTCCCGTAGTACTGACCCAAAGCTGGCCCCCCGCTTGCGGGCTCGTAATCGAGATTTAGAACAAAACAGTCTAGGCATTATTGCAGGAATCAAATTTGCCTTGGCCTATATGGAAGCCCCAAAGGGCTTGCTTAAAGCAGAGGAAACAGGCAAAAATGAAGTTTCTTCAAACCAGTGATATCCACATTGGAGAGTGCCGCTCCTTAGAGGGATATTTGGCCCGGCACCGTGGAATTCTATCTCAAATCATTGAACAGGCAAAAAAGAGAAACCTGCCGGTCATCATTCCAGGTGACCTCTTTCACTTAAAGAACACTACTTATGAAGAGCGTCTTCTTGGTTCTTGGTTCTTAGGTACTCTTGAGGAAGAAGGCATTGACGCGATTGTCACTGCTGGAAATCATGACCATCTAAAGGGCAAAATGACCCAAATCGATGACTATCGGTTTATGCCCTTTAAGCATGTGAAGATAATAGGGTGGGACCCTGAAATTCACATTATTAAAGATACGGGGTTTATTGGGATATCCTGGGGAAGCTACACCACTGAAAACTTGCATGACATCGTGATGGACTTGCTACCCAAAATCCGCCACTGTAAGTATAAAGTTGTCATGGTTCACGAGTGCATTGTCGGATCAATGGTTGATAACGGTCATATTATGCCCAAGGGAACCTCGGCTCTACCCAACATTCCTGAAGTCACCTATTGGGCGGTTGGTGATATCCATGTTCACCAAAGAATCAACCTTCCCAATGCCTACTATGCAGGTGCTCCGGCCCAGTTCAAGTTCGATGATGTTCCTCGTAAGGGTATGATCGAGGTGGATTTGGAGAACCCGACGGCCCAGCCGACATTTATTCCAATTCGTTCAAAACAACTTAAGACAGTGAGTACAGTAGCCGAAATTTTGGAAGATGCTTATTACAAAGTCGAAGGTTCTTTAGAGGAAGTTTTGCTCGCCAATCAACACGAAAAAGTAGTGAAAACCGATTGGGTTCGACCAGAAACAGCCTCGATTGACTTAAGTAACCTCACAATAACCGATGGTCTTCCCAATTTTCTAGCGGACCGGGGCTTGCCCGAGAAGTTCCAAAAAATGGGCGTCGAATGGGTAGAAAAACTGCTAAGTGCAGGCACCGGATGAAACCGGTATTCATTCTCCAAGTAGACGCAGACAAGAACTGTGAAGTTTGGTTGGTGGAACCGAGCGGTAGTACTGTAGCTCGTGGTACGATTGAAAAGTTCGAGATTACAGGGCTCGACAACAAGGCTCCAATGGATGCCCCAGTCGACGTGCTGCTGTCTGGCAAGTGGTCTATAAAAGAAATCATTGAAAAGCCACTTGATACCGACAAGGAGAAACAGTAATGCCAGGATGGAATTTTGGAATTAATAAAAACACCGCAGCTTCGAAACACAAGCTCGATAAATCAGCACAAGAATACATCGAATTGCAAGGCAAGAAGAAGGAACTCGAAATCGAAACCGAGAATCTGAAACTAGAACTTGCTAACGAGCGCAAGAAAGCTGAAATGTTGCTTGTAGAAGCTCGGCACAAATTCGCCTTAGAACGCGAAACTCTAGATGCTCGCTACAAGCGCTCCCATGAAGATTTTCATGCCGACAAAGCGAAATTTGAAGATTCGCTCAGACGCGAGTACGACTTGAAAGAAAAAGAGACGATTGGTCTTTTGAAGCTCGACTCCGAACAGCGTTCACGCCAGGCTGAACTAGACCGCGATAGGGCAGTACAGGAACTGAAAGTGAAGCACGCCGAGGAAATTTCCAAGCTCCGTTCGGATTTGGCCACTGAGTTCTATCAAAAGATGCAGGCAGAATTGTCTAAGTTGAACAGCGAAGGCAATGCGAACTCGCGGTTTATCCAAGAGCTTTCCTTAAAAATGTTGGACAAGGCACCGCAAGTTAACAGTTTTGAGCATCGTTCAATCCATGGAAATGTGAGGGATTTGCGTGAGCTTCCAAGACTGGAACCAGTACCAGAAGTCAGCAACTAGACCAAATTGTGGCAGTTGCAGCTCCACTGACCTTGAATTGGTGGATGTGGTAGTTGATGCAAACCTTAACCAGGGCAGCACTGTGCCTATCTGGTGGTGCGCAAACTGTCAAAAGACCATGGGTGGTCGGAGTTCCGGGATGTCTCAAGTTGTTTCGAATAACAGTGGGTCTTTCAATAGCTGTGTAAACGGTAGCAATATGAGTTATGGAACTCCATCCCCCGATATTTCCCAGTGCTTGGTGCCGCCTTCTTCTACCATGCACTACGAAATTCAACGAATTGCAACAGAAGCACTGGGGACTGCTAATTTTGACTACAACTACAACCTGAAAAATGCTGTCAAAAATACCATGGCTCCTGAACTAGCAGTCCAAGCCCAAGACTTGTTACAGAACCTGATGCAAAAGGTAGAACAGCGCCTAAAAGACCATTTGGACGAGGTTACGCGTATTGAGTCTGATCCCTTGCACGAAGTACGTCAAAGGGTCACGCAGTTTCGTTTGACATGAATTGTAAAAGAAAGGAAACGAGGTTATTATGGGAACTACAGCAGAACGGCAAATTAGAAAATATCGGAATCGCAAACTCTACGACCAGGGCACTCACACGTACATTACCCTGTCAGATATTCGCAAGCTTTATCAGTCCGGAGACCCGATCAAAATTCTGGACTACAACGACCAAGACATCACCGAGAATATTGTTATTCAGTCGGTCATCCAGAATGCATCCGGTGACCGCAAGCTGAAGGACTTGATTCTAAGTTATGCAAGAGAAAACACTTAAAGCCTTTGGCATTGCTCATCATTCGCCTCTAGACATTGAGGCCCTCATCCCAGTTGGGATGCGGGTGGTGACTGATCCGCAGGGAACAGGGGATATCCTCTTCACACCTAAATTCGTTCAGGTGAAAGAGGGTTCCCCTATCCACTATCAAATGGTCTTTGCTTCTTCTCAAGACCTTGACCAGTGGAAAGTGCGAAAGATTGACTGCGATAGTTCAGGTCGCATGATCAGGCTAACTGCAAAAGTGGTTGACTACCTAGTACAGAAGCCTGTTAAAAAAGGCAAGAAATGAAACGTTTGAACATTGTTACTGGCGGTGGTGGCTTTATTGGATTAAACCTAGTGGAGGCCCTTCTCCAAAAGGATGAATACGTCACTATTCTAGACAATTGTTCTACTGGTTACAACGCAACGGGCGTCTCTGACCTCAAACACCGATACCCATACCGTCTATCTCATATCAACGTCGATGTTTCAGACGCGAAGCGATTGAATGATGCCTTATCTACACCCTTTATATCCTCGATGTCTAAAGAAAACCCAATTCGGGTGTATCATCTCGCAGCGGAGTCCCATGTAGACCGTAGCATTAGCGATCCGCTTGGTTTTGTGACCACCAATGTGGTCGGCACGGCCAATATTTTGGAGCTGAAAAGACGCCACTTGGACTCCATTCTGCTTTTGGTGGTTTCTACTGATGAAGTCTACGGAGATGGTGGACCATTCCCAACTCCACTTGATGCTAAACTCGACCCTTCAAATCCATATTCGGCTTCAAAGGCCGCTGCCGACCTTATTGCGCAGGCCTACAAACGCACCTACAAAATGGGTTTAAAACTCTCACGCAGTTGCAACAACTTTGGCAAGCATCAGCACTCCGAAAAATTTCTACCCACAATCATCAGAAGTATTAAAGAATCAAAGCCTGTCCCATTATACGGCGATGGAAAGCAAATGCGTCAATGGGTTCCAGCCAGCGTCCATGCGTCCCGCTTAATTTCCTTGATGGGGGACTCAGACCTCGACTATCAGCATGTTGGCGGCTTCTCGATTTGTAATAAGGACCTTATCCAAATGGTGTCCGAAATTCTAGGTATCGAGGTAGCTTACGAGCACGTGGCCGACCGTCCAGGACACGATGTTAAGTATGAACTTAAAGACCCTAAGGCTATTGAGGAAGCGGACTTTCGAAAGCACCTCAGGGAATACATTGAACAGGAAGTAAAATGACGCAATTCAATAATGGTTTTCCACCAGGAGTTCAAATGGGCCGTCCACCAGGACCTGCCCAGCAGCAAGCTGCCCAAAAACGCCGTCAGGATAGACAAATCAACGCCGTGAGTGAATTGGCCTCTCAGCTGCCTGGTGGCCTTAAAGGCAAGCCTGTTCTTTTCAACGATGGCATCCCACAGATTGACGATGAACCTATCGCGCAGTTAACTGAAGCTGAGCAAGCGGCTTTGTCCGGGCGTTCGATCCCCGCACACGAGATTGCAGCCCAAGTCGCAGCAACTCAACCTGGACCCCCAGTACAACAGCCCCCACAGCAGTATGCGCCTCCAGTGCAGCCTTCTGTCCCGGATGGACAAGTGGTTGCCAAGAAGGTGCGCGACACGCATCCCGTCCTCCAGAGGTTGCGCAAGAGCTTTGGCTTGACCAAAGAGCGCCGTTACCCACTCGAAATCTTTCATGACCAAGAGAAATTTACCTATCTCATGGCTCCAATTAGTGATGACTTTGGTATCTGGTCCATCATGGAGGCGCAAAAACGGATGCTTGTGGAGGGTGAAGCTGCTGGAACGAGCTGGTTTAGACTTCTTTCCGCTTGTGCGTCGGTGCTTGCGATTGATGGTGTGGCCATTCACGAGATTTATGGGTATGCCACCACGCCCGAGGAAGACGTAGAGCTTATTAAGGATAAGTTCAATATTCCAAACCGCCTGCGTAAGCTCGCAGCTCTTGATATGGCTCGCGAGCTGTGGGAAAGCACAGACCAGGTTGTGGGCGATAAACTGGATACATTCTATCAGTCCCGAATCCTCGCCGAAAACCGTACCATGTCATCTTATGATAAGGAATTCGAAGGGGCCTATCGGTACGTTTGCCCAATTGATGAGTGCAAAGAAGTGCATCTATCGAAGCCACAATACGATGCTTCGGGACAAGAAACGCCTTTTTTCTGCCGTTTCCATGGTGCGCATCTTACGAAGACCCTTTCCTTGTCGGCGGAAATTAACGTCCCTTTGGCATAGAGGCCACGGAGCAAGACTTTCATCTTGAACTTCGTGGCCGTGTAATGGCTGTCGGCAAGTACACTCCGGCCCAGATCAAAGAAATGAGCCTTCTTGAATTGTTAATGATTCGTCATTACCAGGAGAAGGAAAAAGATGAGTTCATGAACCGCCTTGGTACTTACTTGGGCGTTCTATGGGACGTCGAAGCACTCAAAAAACCCAAATCAGAAATCAGTACTTCTACTGTCAGTAACGGCAAAATTTTCACTCCTTTGACCATGGTCATTAACCCCAAGATCCTTGAAATTATTCAAGGCCAGGGTGGGGTTGAAGACTCTCGCAAACCTTTCATTGGTGGTGGTGAGTATATACCGAGACCTGGTCAGAAAATTGTTTCTGCGGGTAGCCTTTCTCGTGAGGACTTCTACACGCTTCTTGGCCGAAAAGCTCCCAAAATGGCTAAAACTGGTGAGAAGTTTTTCACTCCTGGAACAACGCCTCAGAAGGCTGATACCCCGATGGCTTTTGCACAAGAAAAGCCTACGACCTTTGGTTCTAACACTCCCTCCAACAAATCTCGCAAGCCCCGCAAATAGTTTTTCCGCACGATACGTATGTGCTAGCTTAACAGGGTTAAGGCTTCTTCACATATTAGATTATTAACGAGAGGGCATGCATGGCAAATTTTCAGCACATGGAAGCTGTTGTTTCAACAAGCCATGCGAAACAATTCTATAACCTCACGAAATGCATAAGCTGAGTTGTAACTGTTGAGTAGCGTGAGCCAAGGAAGGGTATACGCATGGGAAAAGTCTGGACTGACGCTGAGTTAAAATGTCTAAAGGATTGTGTTAAAAAATCGGAGTCTGTCGAAGAGATCATAGCCCGCTTTCAAGGCTATTATCCCCGCCGGAGTTCGGCTTCTATTCGTTCTATGGTACAAAAAATGGGAGTTAAGGCCTCTTCTCTCCAACCTAAAGCCAAAGCCGGACCCGATGAGAGCAAAATCGAGAGTCTAAAGTCAGTAGCGCAAGAAGAAGTGAGTGTTGAGAAACAATCGCAGATTTCTGCTCTTAAGGACCAAGTCAACAAATTGAAGTCCGAACTCCAAGACACTCGTATGGAAGTGGCCACTAGCCAAAAGCTTATGGACTTCATGCATGGTCTTAAAGACGCTACGTTTGACGTTGAACCGGATTGGCTTCAGACCGACGGCAAGCACAGCATCACAGGAATTCCAGTTCTTTTTCTCTCTGATATCCACTTCGATGAAGTTGTCGACCCCGCGCAAATCGGCGGCGTAAATAAATACAATCACGAGATTGCTGTTAAACGTATTCAACACACTTTTCAGAGTGCAGTAGACCTTTGTACCAAGTACATGCACGAGCCTACTTACGACGGGATCGTTGTGGCCCTGGGCGGCGATATGCTTTCTGGAAACATTCATGAAGAGCTTGCGGAGACCAACGAGGCCCCAATTCTGCAAAGTGCGGTTGACCTCACTGAATTGCTCTGTCAAGGGATTAAGTGCCTAGCCGACACCTTTGGTAAAGTTTTCATTCCTTGCGTTGTTGGAAACCACGGTCGTTTGCATCGCAAGCCTCGCGCTAAGAACCGCGTGAAGGATAACTACGAGTGGATCATTTATCAAAACCTGGCCCATCGGTTTGCTGAAGATGAGCGTATCACCTTCATGATCCCAGACGGAAGTGACGCTATCTTCAAGGTTTTCAATAAGACTTTTCTGCTTACCCACGGCGACCAATTCCGTGGTGGATCAGGTATTGCGGGTATCTTTTCGCCGCTCTTTATTGGTCAGGCCCGCAAGCAAAAGCGGCAGCAAGCGGTTCATCAACCCTTCGACGTTATGATGATTGGCCACTGGCATCAATACATTCATACTGAGACTCTTATTGTCAATGGTTCGATTAAAGGACTTGATGAATATGCCTATCAGGGAAACTTTGGATATGAGCGCCCTCAACAGGCTCTCTTCATTGTACATCCCGACCTAGGCATCACATACCGTATGCCGATTTTGTGCGATGGGTACGAGGGTGGGTCCGGGCACGACGACGCCTTGATAAAAGTTTGGGACAGCAAAGGTAATAAATAGCCCAACGCGTTACTAAAATATCGTAGAATAGGATAATGGTCTGGGCTATCTTGGTTCTAGGAGGTACCCCATGGACAAAGACCGTAAAGACCAATTACCATTTCGGCGGTTTGTCGAGGGCCTTCACGAGCCAACGAGGACTATCTCCCTTGGGTTTGAGACCTCCAAGGAAGAGGAAAGTGCGGGAGCGCTTAACAATACCTCCGTCACCCGTTTCCTGGAAAACCTTCATTCGCTTGACTCGATTAACCATCAAGCCATCAACATCAAAATGTCCTGCATTGGCGGGGACGTTTACCTAGGCTTGGCTGTGTTCGATGCCATCCGGCATTGTAAATCCCAAATTCACATGACCGTCTATGGTCCCTGCTTTTCAATGGGCGTTGCCATTCTCCAAGCTGCTGACCGACGCATTATGATGCCCTATTCCACTTTGATGATTCATGCGGGTACGGCAAGTATTCCGGACGGACACCCTAAGGACGTTGCCGCTGAAGCCGAAGAAAATAAAAGACTCGACAAGATCTACTGTGAAATTCTTTCTGAGCGCTCGGGTACATCGATGAAAGAAGTCGAAGAAATGTGCACATTTGCCCGCTACATCGACCCTAAGGAGGCAGTTTCTTTAGGTCTGGCAGATGAGGTCTATGGTCGCGGTCGTCCCAAAAAGTGGAAGGCTAAGAAGCGGTAAAAGCACCCAAGGTCGGCCCGCAGCAAAACGGTCGCTCTGAGGCGCACGTGAGTCTCAGGTAACGGGAGAACTCCTGCATATGACTTGGACTCATAATTCGGGCATCCAGGAAGCGAAGATCGACCTTCTTTTTCTATTGACAACTGTATCACAGTGTGCTATAATAGAGAAAAGACCTACAGGAGTGCTATATGGATAATGTGTCGTTCTTGAACTCAAAGCGTGACCTTCTCTCAGAAGCGGCGGAACGGAATGTTGATGTAGTTCTCTTGGTCCGTGATATCGAAAAAGAGCAGGGCACCAACTTCTCCTTTCACGAGAAACTCGCCGAGTTGATGGAAAACGCTAGTGATACGCACTATAATGAAGGCGAAGACTTGCTCACTGACTCCCAATACGACATTATCCGCGACACTTTGCAACGAATAGCGCCGACGCACTCCCAACTGAAAAAGGTTGGGGCTCCAGTCAAAACGGGCATTTGGGCAAAACACCAGCATGATATTCCGATGGGGTCACTTGACAAGGTCAACTCGTTGGAGGAGCTAGAAGAGTTCTACCAGAAGCACACCCGTGGCAAAGACTGCTGCGCAATGGACAAACTCGATGGCAACAGCATTGACATTACCTATGAGAACGGCGTTCTTACTAAAGGGATTTCGCGAGGCAACGGCGAGATTGGCGACGACATTACTGCCAATGTGAAACGGATGCAAGTACCCCAGACCCTTCCAATTAAGAACAAGGTCCGAATCCGTGGTGAATTTCTTCTCCATATTCAGGATTGGGTCGACCACTTCTTGAAAGCGACCCCAGAAGGCAAAAAACCACCCAAAAACCCACGCAATAGTGCTGCTGGAACCGCCCGGCGAGAAGATGGGGCCAAATGCGAACATCTTCGTGTGTTTGCTTATCGTTTGATGTCTATTGAGGGCGACCATCCTTACGGCTCAATTCGGAAAAAATCTGAGCAGCTCAAAATCTTGGCCAAACTTGGCTTTGAAATCCCGACTTTTGCAGTGGTGCAGAGCTTTTCTGAGCTAAAAGACGTAATCAAGAACTACGAAGATGGCTTCCGGGCTTCTTTACCCTACGAAATCGACGGCATCGTGGTTGAAGATGACGACAATGAGTGGCTTGAGGAGCAAGGTTATTCCGACAACCGTCCTCGCGCTGCCCGCGCTTACAAATTTGGTGCCCAGTTTGCTGAAACCCTTGTGCAAGAGATTGTATGGCAAACAGGTCGCATTGGCGACCTCACTCCGGTTGGTTTGCTCCGTCCAACAGACATTGGTGGCGTCACCATTGGTCGCGTTTCCCTATGTAACCCAGCAGAGCTTTATCGCTTGAGCACTCAAGCCAAGTTCGGCGTCGGTAGCACGGCGAAGCTCGAACGCGCAAACGATGTGATCCCAAAAATTACGACCAACTACACCGAAGGTGCAAAGATCGCGCTCCCCCACTGTCCAGACTGCGGCTCTCTGCCTTCCTTCAGTGTCACACTCAAGGGAGTAGACACCACTGAGACTATCATTCAGGCTCAAGAGGGCATGGATTTGGTGGAAGAAGTCGGCAAGCTGATGGCCAAGTATGGGTTTGGCATTGAAAAGCTCAACGGCGCGGCTCTCACCTGTGAGAATTTCAATTGTCCCGGACGTGCTATGAGCCGAATCATGCATTTCTTGCGCACTCTGGACGTCAAGGGCTTTGGTGACTCCACGGTGGAAAAGCTCATTGATGCAGGTAAGCTTTCTACACCAGTTGACCTCTATAAACTCTACCCAGGGGACATCGCGGATCTTGAAAAAGGTAGCGAAAAAGTGGCCATTAAGATTTTGCGCGATTTGAAGGATAAATCGGACGGTGTACCGCTTCCGCGATTTATTAAGTCACTGGGTTTTGAATTGTTTGGTGAGTCTTACGCTGAGATCGTGATGGAGAAATACCCAACTCTAGCTGAAATTCGACAGCTTACCGAAGCGGATGTCGCAGGCATCCCGCGCATCGGGAGCGCAATTGCCAAAGCAATGGTTCATGGTTTTAAGCACAACAGCGCCCTCATTGACCAACTTCTACCACATGTTCGAATTGCAGAACGCAAGCTTACGGGACCGCTTTCTGGTAAGGTCTTCTGTTTCACAGGCTTGCGCGATAAGGGCTCGGAACAACAAATTGAGGATTTTGGTGGGAAAGTCGCCGAGAAATACACTAAAGCTGTCACTCATTTGGTTTGCAAAGACCCGAACGGCAAGTCGGAGAAGCTTGAACGCGCCCGAAAAGAAGGCGCGGAAATCATGGGCCTGGATTCACTAAAGACTTTACTTAACAACACCCACAACTGACAGGTTGATGGCGTAGACTGCTAAGTCCTTCCGACCGTTGGATACTTGCAGCTCTAGGTCCTGCTTAGCCTCTTCTTCAGAAGGCCAGAGAAACATTTGGTTGTTTCTGTCGTCGTCACCTTTGCCATCCCACATAATATCAAGGGTCCCTTCGTATCCTGATTTGCAGACTGCGAAAACAGTTAGTGACTTCACGAACCCCATGTTTCACCATTTTTTCAGGGGGCACTGGGCCGCCCTAAGTCCCGCTTTGATTTGAATAAAGCAGCCGCATGCAGCACACCGGTTGCCATTAAGCTGACTGCACCCTTTACACAAGGCCACTCGTCTATCGATTAGTGATTTTTCGGCCACAACTTGTCCGGTTTTGCTTGCATGAGCGACGACATTTGCCGCCGTAAGGGCAAGGTCCGCCACCTGTTTTCTTATACCCGGAACCGGTCTATTGCCGCAGCAACCCATTTGTGCACCCGCTTAGGTTTAAAAGTAGGTATGGAAAGTACACCTGTTGACCCAGTTGACCCAGTTTATGCTGCGCCAGCACCGCAGATCCCAAATGTGACAGACCCCCTGGGTTTAGGTGATTCTGCACCCGCTCCTACGGAGCTACCCTCGGACCTTCCTAACCAGGCTCTTATTCAGGTCTACAAACAAGCCGTTGCTACCAAAATTAGCCAATGCTCAAGCAGAAGAGATGTGCTTGAAATGGAGCTGGAAAGCCTATCGGAGTGCGTGGGCATCGCCGCTGAAATTTTCCAGCGTTTCCCAGTTCCAGACAACGCCTACATGCTTTCCGCTCTACAGAATGCCAAGAATTCCTCCCTAACTCAGCTTGAGAAGATGAAAGACCCCAAAGTGGTTTTGGCCGAACTCGAAGAGCAAATCAAGTCGATGTTTACTAACCTTATTCGGTCCATGGTCAACGAAATAGACAAAACAAAAAAAGAGCTTTCTCGAATTCACCCTGAAAGCAAAGCAACCATTGATGATCAGTTCACAAGGATGATTACCTCGTTGGCTCCCGAAACCAACAAGCTCTACGATGGTCTGCATCAGACACTCAAAACTACGCTTGGCATCAAGCGTTAAAAGACACCATGGACATCGGTGAAGAGCTGCGAGCTTTAGGGTTCGAAGAATTGGCGGTCGAGTGGGAGCGAGCCACAGGCTCTCATCTCAAGATTCTAGATACTGAAACCCCCTAGAGACTTATTTTGTCTCGGGGTATCTTCACGGATGAAGAAGCTTTGTGAGAATTGCGTTCATTCTAAGCCGGGCTTTACACTTTTGTATTGCCGATTCCACGGAGAGCCACGTTCAGCTACCGAAAGCTGTTCTTCTTGGTCCGAAAGAAATTCTTGGTCTTTAAAGCAATATGGTGAACTGAAAGCCTGCATGGAGTGCAGTTTCCCAGCAGATGATTGCATCTGTCACTACTTCGATGCGATGGATTGACTTAGGAATTTTCCTGATACCGTCGATTTTTCTTCTAGTCCGCGTTGAATTTCAATCTTCTTTCCGTCTTCGAGGCCGTGAAGTATGACTTCTTGTTCGCCGCGCACCTTGCTCGACCTACCTGATTCAATGTCTTTAACTAGCTCGTCCAGGGCCGGGTCTTTTACTAATACCAAGGACATTTCGGCTTCTACTCGATGTCTTTGATCCAGTAACTTCTTTCCAAGCCCTTGCATGAGTCCCAAGTAATAAGGCTGCTGGTCGCGAGGTCGGGCGTCGTTTTCTCGCTTATAGCTAAGCCACAGGTCCCGGAATTTACCAATTAGGAAGTGACGAATGTAGGCCGCAACCTCGACGTTGGACTTGGTTCCAATTAGAATGACGTCGCGCTCATACCAAGCGGACCTTGAGCTGCCTCCGCCATCGTCTGGTCTTAGGTGCCTGGATGTGATGACCCGAACAAAGAAGTGCTCCTGAAGGATGGTATCCACGAACTTGTCCTCGGTCCGCGCAAAAATCCTCCTGTCCACTCCAAGTCTCCCGTACTCCAATGGTGGACGGTCGCGCACTGATTGCTCGGTCAAGTTGTGTTTAAGGAGGAGTCGATGAGCCTGTTCTGCAGCGCGAGAAGCCTCATGTTCATTGTCTGAAGTCGCCAGCGCAAGAAGCTTTTTTATCTTGTCGATGATTTTGTCGTTCATACCGTTCCTAGATTTCGATGATTTTGACTTCCACTAGTTCTTGCTTCTGAAAAACAGCAAAACAATCCGGGCACAAGGACATTGACCCTTTCAGGCCGTCCTTTCCGGGTTTCTTTTCGGTGACAATCAGCCTCGGCTTATTGGTGCACCTGACTCTGCCGGGTCTTCCCCCGAAGGTCAAGAAGGTATAGCCGTTTGGCTTCTCAGCTTGGCATTGCTTGCGGTCCGGTGGTTCCAACTTCATACCTCTATTATAACACACTATGCTATATATTGTCAAGTAGTTCTTCGCTGTTATTGTTTCTCCGTGGACAGACGACAATACCGCAGAGAGTTATACCACAAGAGGTTGGCGGTTGGTGTGTGCGGTGGGTGCGGTACGCGACCACGACTAGAGGAGAAGAGTCGGTGCGATGTCTGCGACACTCGCCATAGGGAGTGGATGACTATAAACCGAGACGAACCCAGAAGAGCCAACCGATATCTCCTTCCGCCTCCAATTGGACGAAAAGCTTCAGCGGCAAAATATCGCAGCACTCACCAAACCAAGTGCCGCGAGGCTTCCAGGAAGTCGTCTAGGAAGCTGAAGGAGCTTGTCATACTTCACTACGGCGGCAAATGTGCATGCTGCGGAGAGAATGAATTCGATTTCTTAACTTTAGACCACAAGAACAATGACGGTTCTGCACACAGGAAAGATGTGGCCTCCACCGAGAAACAGAAGGCTAATAACGGTAGAGGTATGGGCGGAAGCAAGATGTATTCTTGGGCTAAGAGAAACGGGTTTCCAGTTATTTTTCAAGTTCTTTGTATGAATTGCAATTGGGCCAAGGGGATTCACGGAGTATGTCCCCACGAAAGGAAAACAAATGAAGAAGTTAGGCAGAAAACCGAGAGCGTTCAACCACAATATCCCCCATATGAGTGCAATGAGATTGGCTGCTAAGCACGTACCTGCTTTTCCGGCTAGTATTAATTATGCCCCCGCTAATGTGGTCGATTGGGGAATGTTCTTGAATGACCAGCTAGGAGATTGCACTTGTGCCGCCTTCTACCATGCCCTTCAAATCTGGTCTTTGGGCTCCAACAAGCCTGAGCTGACCGAATCCGACGCTTCTGTCCTCGCTCTCTACGAGAAAGCCACGGGCTACAACCCAGCTGACCCAAGCACCGACCAGGGTGGAGTTGAACAAAATGTTTTGACTTACACTCTGAAGTCCGGGGCTCCTATGGACGGTGGGCAGGTCCACAAGATTTCAGCTTTCTATGAGGTCGATCCACGTAACACTTCCGATGTCAAGCAGACTATTTTTGAGTGTGGGTTGGCTTACATCGGCTTCGATGTTCCTCAAAATCTGATGCCAGATGACGGAGAAACTCCTTCTATCTGGACGGTCGAGCCCGACCAGGAAATCATTGGTGGTCATGCTATCATTCTCACCGGATACGACAGCCAGGGCCTTGATTTAATCAGTTGGGGCGCAAAGTATCGCATGACTTGGGAATTCTTCGCGACCTACGTAGACGAAGTCTATGGGATTGCAGACCCTGAGTGGATTAAAGCTACTGGGCAAACCCCGTGTGGGCTGACGCTGCAACAGCTCGAACAATTAATGCAGGCGTTGTAATTAGTCATCGCCTTTAATTAAAATATCTACTTGACCTTCAAACTGCCATCCCGCAATTTGCTGGGAAGTTTCAATTTTGTGCCTGGTGAAGTCACCGTTTGCTTCTTTGGCTTCTTGGCATTCGATGCACAGGGTGGTTTTGGGTCTCGCCAGCAGACGCTTCTCGCCTATTGGCTCCCCGCATTCGTTACAGTTCCGATTTTTAGTCTCTGCCATGACCACCTGTGCTAATGTTACCTTAATAGTATGCTACCTTATATCACTATTTTAGAACTCAGTCAAGACCCTCCTTTATTTTGCTGTCGAGGTTCCTGTGAGCACTGATAAACTATTTGACCCAGGGGAGATCTTTCAGCAGCTTCAACAAGCTAGCCTGGACCCCGCGATTTTTGAAACGATTGACGAGCGGGGGATTGAGAAAGCCCCTAACGTTTTTGAATGGGCCATCAATCCTTCTTTTCTTAATACTCGAATTCTACCGCAACAATTAGCTATTGCAGCAAAGTTGCTGGCCGATTTTTGCCCCCGATGTTCAAATCCCGGATACCTCGACCGAGTGTTTGATGAGTCAATGGGACAAATTAGGGATAATGTTTCCTTTCTCGAACATGGCATTTGTCCCAAGTGCCGGGCCACACGCTATGACTTCATCAAAGCTCGTGAGCTTATTGAATACACCGAACTCGTTGGCTGCGTTGGTCAGCGGGCCGGTAAGTCGAAACTGGTTGCCTTGGTTGCAACGTATGTTTTGCATCAATTTCTGAAGATTCCCAACCCTCTTCGCCATTATGACCAACCAACCGGTGAGTTATTGACTGGCACCTTTTCTGCCCTGGTGGCTGAACAGGCCCGGAAAAATTTGTGGATGCCCTTCAAAGGCTTTATTGATCAGTCACCATGGTTCAAAAGCTACCACAGTTTTCTGAAGGGTCAGGGCAAGAAGCTGGGTGTTGAACTATGGGTCGACCGTCAGTCTTACCTGGCTTACCCACACAAGAATATGATTTGGCAGTACACGGGTTCGGTCGACGAGACGATGCGCGGTGCTACTCGAATTTTTGTGGCTATTGACGAATTAGGATGGTTCCATTCCGAAGACAAAGATGGACGTATCAAGAACGCTGACGCAGTTTACACGGCCCTTGGCAACTCCTTGTCCACCATGCGCCGCAAGTACCAAATGATTTGGAGTGGAACTAGCTTCGACTCGCCCCCAATTCTGATGGCCAATGTTTCGAGCCCGAGTGCGGCTAAAGATAAAATTATGCGACTTCTGGGAGATGCAAACCAGAACCCCAAAATCTTGCCGGTTCATTGTGCAACTTGGGAGTTCAACCCTGACTGGACCGAACAGGCTCTTCGTGAAGAATTCGCGGCCATGCCCGAAAACGACTTCATGCGCGATTTTGGTGCCGAGCCACCTTTGGCTTCCGACCCGTATCTCAGTGACCCTTTGTACATCGATAAGATTGCTACGGGTAAATTTCCGGAGTTATTAAACGCCGACGTGACTCGGTCCACTGACGATTTTGGTGGCTATAGGGCTATGAAGGCAATGATTGTCAAACCCGACAAAAACGTACCTCGAATGTTGACTTTTGACTTGGGACACACCAAGAACGGCCTCGCGGTTTGTATGTTTTCTTTGGGTTCTGACTCCAAAATCCACCTCGACTTCGCCTGTAACCTTCGGCCTGAACCCAAGACCCCTATCAACATCAACCAGGTTTATGAGTTGCTCACCATTCCTATCATCAACAACTACAATATTAAGCATGTATTCTTTGACCGCTGGAATTCTCTCGACCAGGTCCAGCGGCTCCGAGATATTAAGAAAGACGCAAGGATTTACTCACTCACCTACAAAGACTTATCAAGTGTGAAGGGCGTGGTTACGAGCCAAGGCGTTGTGATTCCAGAAATGCCACGCCCAATGGGGGAGAGCGTTAAAGAGTACTTGCAGAACGACAACAAACTTGACCGTGAACCAATAAGCCTGCTCGGGATTCAGCTTCTTACAGTACGCGACCTCGGCATGCGAGTCACCAAGCCTCTGCAAGGTGATGACGACCTGTTTAGAGCCTTTGCTCTAGGAGTTAACCGCATGTCCGACCCAGTGATCCGGAAAGAATATAGTGCTGGTCCAAAACGTCTTGAGACTGGGCATGTCGTGCGCGCTTTGGGTACTGTACGGCGTCATGGGGAACTTGGTGCGGCCATCAAAGCGGCAATCCCAGGTCATAACGGAAGAACTGTTGGAGCAGTCCGTAATCGCTGGAAAGGAATCAAGTAGTTCGGGATTATTTTTTAGCTATGGCAGCAAACTATCAAGAAAAAGTAATCGCTATTGACCGGCAGTATAACCTTGGATTGCAACAATCTGAAGTGCAACCTGTTGTCGCTAAGCTTTCCGCAGTGAAGGCCAACTACGCCACTGATCAAGAATGGGTGTCGGCTTTGGAGAGCATGGTTATGTCTATTCGTTCCAACCCGTTGGAAATAGATGCAAAACGGCAAGCTCTCGCAGAAAGCCAACTATGTCCTGTGTGCAGCAAGGCCGGTGACATAGTTACGCTAATGGGTGGCCGAGAGGTTGCATACTGCGTAAGTCATCGTGTAGTTTCCCCGTTGGTAAAAGAAGGATAAGGTCAGGAGACTAATGCTGTACCGCTTCAAAAGTCATCCGGCACCCGGCTACACGAAAGACGGGCGTCTAGTAACTGCGTCGGACCTAAACGGTCTTGGCTCTGTTCGTTTGCGCGGACAAAACCGACAAGAGGCTGCGACCGCCGGAGGTAGTTGGGGAAACTCAGGAGGCGGGGGTGGCGGTAATGGTGGATTTGGTGCTGGTACCAACTATGGTCCCGGCGACATGGGTTCCTCCAGTGGCTTTGGTGGTCAAGGTGGTAGTTCCCCGAATGTTGACCGCTACAACCCAGTTCGCGACCGCCTCGATGAAGGCTCGGTTGTTGAAGATTGGATACCGCGAGACGCGTCCGGCCTGGACGAAATGTTCAGGCTCATGTACCACCGCGATCACATTGCTGGTACCATTGTCGACCTAATTGCGGATTTGATCTGGTCGGATTACGACCTCGTAGGTGTCCAAGACCCTGCTATTAAGCATGTTTTTGAAGAATCGATGAAGTCCATTGACGTAGTGGCCACGATGCCGGACATTACTCGTGAGTACTTGGTCCTGGGTCGCACGATTTCTTCTATGATTTTCGATAAAGAGCGCGGCATTTTCAAAGATGTGGTTTCTCATGACCCAAGCTTTGTGCGCTTAACGCCAATTCCAGTTCGTGGCTTTGACCCAATGATTGATTTGTTGCCTTCACCAGCTTTGAAGGACTTCATGGAATCGATGGACCCTCGCGCAGTCGATGCTCGTTCGGTTTTGCCCGAGGCTTTCGTCCAGGCGGTCAAAATGGCCTCTGGTGGCATGAGTGGCGGTGGTCGCCAATCTTACAGCCCGTTTACGGCACCCAAGGGAACCAGAAATTCTGGACACGCTCCGAATTTTACCGGACCCGGAATTCCACTGGACCCTATCAATACGCTTTTCATTCCTCGTCGCGTTTTCAACTACGACCATATTGGAACTTCTTTCTTTACGCGACTGATTTCTTTTTGGGCACTAGAGAAGGCCCTTATCAATGCTACCATGACTTCTGCTCGTCGCCGCTCTCGTTCAATTCTCCACATCAAGGCAGGCATTGACGAAAAATGGGAAGCGACCGCCGAGGAAATTGATAATATTGCCCAGATGTTCATCCAAGCCGATGAAGACCCCGTGGGTTCTGTGGTTGTCACTCGTAATGGTGTTGATACATCAGAAGTGCGTGATGGGGCCAACTTCTACAAATGGTCCGACGAATGGACCCTTCTCACAGAAGGAAAGCTCCGGGCGCTAGGTGCCAATGATGCTCTTTTGACCGGTGATGCAACTTACTCCAACCAAGAAACCGCCAAAGCTTTTTTCATGGAGAAAGCCCAGACGCTCCGCAATTCTCTTTGCCAGCGCATTTTCTACAACCGAATGTTTCCTCTTATCGCCCGAATTCACGGTTTCCGCAAACGCACCAAGGCGCAATTGGACCACCGTATTCGCATTGGTGGCTCCGGCGGTCTGATGCCATCCAATGATCTCACTTTGCAGAACAACGGTTCCGACATTCTCACCCAAAGAAAAGCCCTTGAAATTCCTGAGAGTGAACTTATCATGCCGAAGCTTCAGTGGCGCAAGGAGCTTCTAAACAACGTCGATGAAAAGCGACTCGAAATTTATCAATCCTTGCAGGAGCAAGGAGTTCCTATTACTCTTAGGAATTTGACTTCCGCAGCCAATATCAATCTGGACTCACAGATTGCAGACCTTGACGCGGATGCTGCTCTCCGCAAAAAGGTTGCGCGGTGGAAAATGGAATGGGAAGACGAAGCGGGTAATGTGGAACAAGAAGCAAAACTCGAATTTGTGCGGTCCCTCCAAAATGTCACGAAATCAAACCTGCAGCGAGTTTTGGGCTCGCAGGAATCTGGTTCGTTGGGTCCTTTGTCCAAATATCTGTTCTGGGGTCCAGATGGTAAGATTGGCAATCTAAGAGCGCAGGACTTGGCCGCCTTCCTAGACAAAATCCAACCAGATAGCAATCAGGTCTTCATTCTGACTGACCAAATGATTTTAGGCTCGCATCTCAATCAGCATCTGCACGACCCGACCTCCGCAGAAATTGCCCAGTATCTGCTTTGGAGAACCCATCTTTGCCCGCAGGCCCCAGTTCTGTCAGAGCAGGCTCAAGGTATCTTGGCTGAATATGTTAAGAAATCGCTCGACCAGTATGCGTCACATGGTGATGTCTACCAGCTTGGTATCGCCGCCCGAAACGAACTTAAGGCCATTGCAGGCGTATCCAGTGCTAAAAAGAAAAAGGCTTCAGACAAATTCGAAAAGACGATGGATAGGACTGCAAAACTGGCTTCTCAGAAGTCCCGTACTCCAATCGACCGACTGCCAAATAACAGTTCCATCCTTTTCTCTGGACGCACTAAGTAATACCTGGTAAAAGAGTATATGGATCGCCCCATACTCGAAGCACGCTTGATTGTTCCCGCCCATCTTGTGCCGCTGAATGCGTTGGCCGCCTTCCGGGCAACCGTTAAGAATTCCGATGGTGAGCCTGAGAATATTGACTTCTTCAACTACAACCCCCAGACGAACTGCTACGAATTTTCTAGGGGCAACATGGAGCTAGTCCGGGCTCATTTTGGGCATCTAGGCCTCGAGGACCGAAGAGTCTCAGTCCCGATGCAGTCAGCAAGTATCTCTACCCCATTGGGTTATGGTATTCAGTTTAATGGGCAGTTGAAGCCAGGTCAGCAGAAAGTTGCTGACCTCTACCTCAGTTATGATGGTTATGGGCAAATAAACGCCCCGCCTCGTTTCGGCAAAACCGTCGTTATGACCTATCTGACCTGCAAATTGGGTATGAAAACCCTTTTTCTTTCTCATCAGGTCGACTTGAGTAGGCAAGCACTGAAGACTTTCTATAAATTCACAAACGCTATTGACGTTGAGTATGCTCTCAACAAACAAGTCATCGGCATTGTTGATGACTGGGACGACCTTGATAAATTTGATGTCGCTTTCATGCCCTATCAGAAGTTTGTTGACGGCGAATCTACCGACCCATCTAAAATCAAAGTCGCAAGAAAAGTCGACCCGATTGAGATGCTGGAACAATACAAAAATCGCTTTGGAGTGGTCTGGGTCGATGAATCTCACAAATCTACAGCAAAGTGGTATTCAAAGATTTGCGGAACTTTCAATTCGCGTTGGCGCGGTGGTGTTTCTGGAACCACCGAGCGCAAGGATGGGATGCACGTTGTAAGCTCATATGTACTGGGTCCAGTGGTAGCCGAAGGTGAGGCTGAGCAGATTCCATGCAAGGTTAGCATTATTCACACTGGCACTCGCCTGCCATACGTAGTGAAAAACCCAAAGGTTTTTCGCAACCTGATGTTGGACTATTTGTCCAAGAACCCAGAACGGAATGAGTTAATTTACCAAACAATGCTAGCCTGGGCAAGAGCGGGACACAGCATCATCGCGGTTGGCGACCGTGTTGAGCAGATTGATATGTTCGTCCGGAGGCTACGGGCCGCAGGAATTAGCGCCGAACCTTTTCATCGCGTTGCCTTCGGTAGTGGAAAAGAAAAGTCCCAGAAGAACCGCGAAGCTGCTCTGCAACGTTGTCGTTCTGGGGAGACGCAGGTCTGTGTTGCTTATCGCACCATGGTTTTGGGCTTAGACATCCCGCGCTGGAATGCTTTCTTCAATTTATTGCCCACAGCCAACGGACCCAACTATTATCAAGAATTTTCTCGTGTCCGCACTCCTTTTGCAAGCAAGGAATTAGGGCACATTGTCGATTTTGCAGATTCGCATCACCTGGTCGAAGCTTATCTGGGTGCACGTAAAAAGGTCTATCGGGCACAGGGTTTTGAAATTGAGGAAATCCAGCCTCAGATAATTCAATCCCCTGGTTTCCACACCGGAGCTTTCACCGGGATTAAAACCTGAGGTAACGTGGCACACCCCAAAGCAGATTCGGATTATTATAGGCTGAGCTTGACGGATAGGATTCTCGCCCTCTCCGGCGTTCCCATACGCTCATTAAAAAAGAAAAAGACACCAACTTTTGGTTTCACTCAAACGGCTTGCAAAATTGGCGACCATGTAACAATTCTCCATGGAGAAAGCCAGTTGTCTTATTACACTCAAATGTTTGAGAACATTGCGGGTCTTGGTTCAGGTGGAACTATGGCAATTGGTTCATTTCCTACTGATGAGCCTTGTTACGATCTCGCGGTGCTTCTCTGTCGTAATTACTATCTTGCAATTGAGGCGCAAAAACAACTTCCACGGATTAAATGGATTGATCTGGGCTCCCCTGCTTGGGACTACCTTCGGGAAGACTCAAGCTGCAACGATATTGTGGTAGTTCACGGTATTGCCGAGTCTTCTGAAAACCGTCGCTTTGAGCAAGCCAGAGACTTTTTGAAGCATGGAGACACCGCTACCAAAATTCTTCTGGCTGCGACCCCAAATGTTCTAGAGTTCTGGCATCACAAGCTCCACATGAGCCCCGATGCGGCTTTCCAGTTAGTAAAAACAGCATCGCGGGTGGTGTAATATGAAAAAAGTGAAGCTGTTACCATCAAAGGACCGGATTAAAGTTGGTTTTGACTTGCATGGGGTCATCAACGAATATCCTCAATTTTTCGCTAAGTTGAGTCGTGCTCTGGTTTACGCCGGACACGAGGTCCATCTCATTACCGGAAACAAGAGAACCAAAAAGTTCAAAGCCGAATTAGACTCTTATGGTTTTCATTACACCCATTTCTTCTCAATTACTGAGTACCATGAGAAGAAGGGTACCAAGGTCCAATGGGTGAAAGACCATCCCTTCATGGACGAATACCTGTGGGACCGCACGAAGGGTGATTATTGCCGTAAACACCGAATTGATATGCACTTTGATGATACTGAGGCTTATCGCTACTTCTTTTCGACTCCTTTCTGTCGTTATTACAGCATGAACAAGAGGAAGCAGTACAAGCCAGAAGAAGTATTAACGCACGAAGAAAGAGAAATTCTTGCGCTCGCCAAGAGCAACCCCGGCCTAATCAGGCAGTTGCAGGTGAAGAATGTATAAGGGCAACTCTCCCACAGAGATGCAAGTTCTCCGCACGGTTTGCGATTCGCCGGACCGGTCCAAGCTTCTGGCGAAAATCAACGCGGAGTTCTTTGGTAGTGACGAAGGCATTGAAATTTATAACCGAATCATTACTTTAATCACTTCGGGCAAAAACGTCCCATCTAGCGATGTCCTACGCAACGATGCCGCCCTTTCTGATAGAAGTCGGGCTTTCATCTCGGCCCCGGATGCGGTTGTACTTGGGACAGACAATTTTGACCATGCCTTTACCATCCTAGACAAATATCGTAAGGGCCGGATTTTGCTTCGGACAGTTACTGAGGGTCTAGAAGCGCTGAAGGCTGACGATCCCGATTTGGACTCCGTGGTCCACTCCATGGAAAGTTCCCTCTTTCGTTGCCATTCCGGTCTTGCTAAAGATGAAATGTACCACATCACGGCGGACCGCGCAGCCGAATTGGTAGAAGAAACGCGGATTGACCTCGACCAAGAACCGATGGACTTTATCCCCTCTAGCTTTGTCGAATTCGACAAGAGAACTGGTGGATTCCGCCGCAAAAACGTCATTGCAATCGCCTCCACTCCCGGCGGAGGTAAATCCGCCATGGCGGAACAAATGGCCATCAATCAATACATGATGGGCTACAACGTTTGTATTGTTTCCTACGAGATGGATGAAGTCGAAGTTAAATATCGCATGTTGTCCTGTGTTTCCAAAGTGGACCACGGGAACATCAATATGAAGAAGCTTACGAAGGTCCAGAAAGAGCACATTCTCAAGGAATTTGACAAGTTTATTCGTTCCACTTCAAGTGGTAATCGTTTGACTTTTTGGGTTCCAACCAGCGAAAAGAACATTCCAGAGATTGCGACCGAACTCAAGCCAATGGGCTATGATATCATCTATATCGATTACCTTGGCTTGCTAAGGCCTTATCCAGGCAAGGCAATGTGGGAGTCGCTTGGTGACCATGCCCGTGCTGCGAAGCTGGCGGCGAACAATCTCAACGCCGCCATGGTTCTGCTTTGCCAGTATGATGATCAAGAGAACAAGCTCAAGTACTCTAAGGCCATCACAGCCAATGCACACTTTGTGTGGGCCTGGGAAAATGATGAGGTCGCAAAGGAATCCGGCATCATTGAAATCATGCAGCTCAAAGCGCGTAACGCCGAAGTCTTTTCGTTTCTGCTGCAGAAAGACTTCAAAGTCATGACCTTCCAAGACTACTCGGGACCACCGCCGGTCCGCGAGAAAAAGGAAGAAGGCAAGAGGGAGAACAAAGGTTTCCCTAAGATGCCCGAACTATCATAGTTCGTTGAAGTTAATTACAGATCCAAAGTATTCCAGTGCACTGAAGTCATAAGACCATCCTGATGTGTTCAGGGTGAGGTTTACCTGTCCATTATACTGAGCACTTTGCGATAACAAGATTGAGGTCGAGGTGGGAATACTTAGAACTGTGGTCCCAGCCACTATACCAGTGCTGCCGACAACATTAAGCCCTGGAACAAGGTCCTGAGTACTTGAAATGGCGGTTACAGTGGGTGAACCTGTAGCCGTTTGCCCAGTAAAGGTGTAAGAATAGTACGAATTAAAGGCTGCGGCGGCCAAGCGTTGCAAATAGGGGACGTAGTTACCCGATGGAAGTGTCGAAGCTTGAGTAATGAACTCCAAAGTATCCAGGTCACCACTCGTTAGAGTTAGGCCAACATTTGACGCATCAGCCAGGTAGCCTGTAATACCGATTTGGGTATCTCCGGTTATATGCGTGATGCGGAACTGCGTCCATCGATATGTAAAGTTTGGCACCTTTAAAAAGTAACGGAGGACCCTCATGACGTTTCCCGAACAAAATTACTGGCAACCGGCCTACTTAGAGTCTCTTTTGATTAGCGTCCCCGATTTCCCGAAGCCTGGAATCACTTTCCGGGATATCACACCAATTCTCGAGACCCCGATTGCATACCAGTCCCTGATTCACCAAATCAACAAATCAATGCAAGTCGACTTCAACAAGCTGGTGGCCATCGAGTCCAGAGGGTTCATTTTGGGAGCCGCGATAGCCGCAATCCGACATGTGGGTCTGGTGGTTGCCCGGAAGCCCGGAAAACTGCCTCGGGAAGTCTTGAAGCAAGCCTATAACCTCGAATACGGGGATGACTGTCTGGAAGTCCACGCCACCTCTTTGGCCAAGGGGGACCGGGTAATCATTATCGACGATGTTTTGGCTACCGGTGGCACGGCGCATGCCGTAGAACTAATCTGCGAGAGGGCCGGAGCAAAGGTCTTGGGGCACCGTTTCTTCATTGAACTTGAAGCCTTAGAAGGCCGCAAAAAGTTGCAGCACCCTGTTCAGTCATTGCTGAAGCTGTAATGCGGGGCCGAAGGAATCGAACCTTCTGCCAAGGTCAGCGCAAAGCATAAACCCTAGCTCCCCAGTGGCCCCCACTAACTTTATGCGTCGTAATATAAGATTTTCTTATGGCCTAGGGTAGCAGGGTATATCAGGTAAAAGTGACAGTGAGTTTTTCCGTTCTCGATGGTCGGTACGCAGCTTCGCTGTCGGCGCTTTCTCCAATTGTCGGGGAAGAAAACTTTGTATACTTCATGTCCCTCTGGTCTTTGACTTATGCAGAAGTGTTGAATAATGACTTACATTTGCCCATGTACCCGGACCGCCAACTTCTGGCTAAGCGAGTTTCGGTTAAAGAGCAGGTCACCAAGCACCAAATGGTTGCGCTGATCCAGGTGCTAGAAGAAGACTATCCGGAGGTTTCTTTTCATTACGGCCTGACGTCCGAGGACATCATGCACAACGCTCGTTGGACGCAAGTGCACCTCTGCATCTTAATGATCAATGATTTACTCCGCGAAGTGGAGCTAGCTATTCGCGAATATGAAAAGCAGCTTCCAGTTGCCATTTTGGCTCACACCCATGGCCAGCCAGCGACTCCAGTGTTTATCGGCCCCTATCTACGTGCCAAATGCAGGCGTATTGGTCTAGTCTTGCCCGAGTACCGACTTGGGGGCTCTAATGGTCAACTGACGGCGCTGAGGCTGATTTCCGGCCTTTCGGATTTCAAAGACATGGCGACGGCTTGGTCAAAGAAGGTCGCCTATCGTCTCGCTCAGCTAGAACGAGTCCAGATTGTAACTCCAACGGATACACATGGCCTGTTGCAACTTGGACCGAGCAATGAAGCCACACTCCTTTCCGGGGTGGCCACTGCGGTCAAGATGCGAGCACTGGCACGTGCTCTATGGGACCACTGCCAAAGAAAATTGCTCCTATACGAATCCAGCTCGGGACAGGCTGGTTCTTCAGCTATGCCTCATAAAGTGAACCCAATCGATTTCGAAAATGCAGAAGGGGCCTTCACCATTGCGGAGAAAACACTGCTCACCGCGTTTGAGGCTAACTCCGACACTCGTGGCTTGAGGGACCTTTCTAACTCTATTATCAACAGGCAAATGCTGGAAGGGTGGGTTTACCTTTATCATGGGTTGAAGTCGTTAACTCGTGGGATGTCCAAGACAATTTATTCGCATGAAAGAGCGGTTGGAGAATTACGCGAGAACCCTGAGTGTCTCACCGAGATACTTAGGTACTACCTGCAAGAACGTGAGGGTCATGCCGACCCTTACTGGGAACTCAAACAGAACCCGCCGACGGATTTTAATTCTACTATGGAGCGTCTGGGTCCGTGGAAAGATTTTCTGGTTCGACGAAGGTGACAGGAATTTCATCAACCTCTTCAAACTCTTTGTAGAAATACGCTAATACCATGTGCAAGCGTGGGATACTTCTGTTATCGAGAGTTGGGTGGTCCTTCCTGAGAACTAGGCGACGCCGACATTCTAGTTTAGGTGTATTGAACATCACGGCGCGGACATGGTAGCCCGCCTCTATTGCAGGCTTAATATACTCTGCACGTTGCTTTTTGGTTGGGTTCATTCTATCGATAACAATGTCTTTTCCCGTTGCTAGACCATCTTTGAATTTTTGCTTGATGGCTCCATAATCGGTGCTAAGATGCAGGTGATTAGGTAGAAATGCCTTAGAATAGGTTGTTTTTCCGGAACCGGGGGGTCCTACAAGTATAACCAGCTCTTTCATACTCCTAAAGCTGCCTTAATCGCCGCGTAGCTTTCTTCAATCGGAAGTTCAGTGTTAATATCCCACCAGTTGAAGTTTGTGGGTAAGCTCGATGGCTTTTCAAGTAGTTCTTCAGTGTAGCCAGCATTTTCCCGGAAAGCCGAGCATCGCTTCCGACGAATCTCTTCTGAGGCTAGCAATCGGAAAAGGACCACGGGCCGGTGCTCTGAAATCTGGACCAAGGCATCAAAATTCATTGGTGTCCTCATGTCGTCGGCGATGAGGGTCTGGGTCTCAGGCTGTTGCAGCACTTGATCACGGAATAAATCTGACCAGGCGCTTTTCTTATAATGCAGTTCAATGGAGCACGAAATTGCTTTCTGTAACTCTTTAAAAGCCAGAAGGTCCTTTCCTCCTGCCTTCCACTCCATCCCTAGGTCCGAGGCAATCTTCTCGGCGTAACAACTAAAGGTGCTTTTGATGCCATAAAGCCCTACAGAATACCCTTGTTGCTCTAAAAGTGAGGCTGTGAAAGTAGTGAGTTTGGACTTGCCCGAACCTTGCTGGCCGTGAAACCCTATGAGAGTATTTCTTGAAATCATGTGATGTTTTATTCCTTGTTTTATTATATCATATGTGCTACACAGTGTCAAGTGCTAAAAGATAACGGAGAGTAAAAAAGGTCATGCCACGTCTCACTTTAGAAACTCAAGAACTCAAATCTATATTGAAGACTTTCTCCGCTTTCTCGACCCAAAGCGTTCGTAGACATCCCGTCGTGACCTTTGCCTTCGACCCCAAATTCCAAATGATTATGAGCACAGATAGTGCCTATATCACTGCCCAACCCCAGAAAGTTGATGACTGGGACCAGCAGTCGGTTCCCTATACTTTCACCCCCGGCGTCTTAATGGGACTGGCGTTTTCCGGGAAAACTGTCACTCTTGGATGGACTGGGGACCGGTCGGCTTTGGAAGTAAGGGATGGTAAATTTGCAAGCTCGCTTAAGGTAGCGGCTGCCGCTCCGATCTTCGACCACATTCCACCCCAAAGTATGGAAGGCTTTGAATTGCCTCTATCATTGCTGGTTGCGATCACAAAGTATTTAAGCATACCGCAGTCCTATTACAAAAAGAAAGCGGAACTGATGCCGGTGCATTTGAAGGCTGATAAGAACGGCAAGCTACAAGCAATGGCCGACGATAGTTTTTCTCTCGGTAAGATTGAGACGAACATTGATTGCCCACCGGATTTTGATGTTAAGATTTCAAAGTACATTCTTGACACCCTATATGGTGGTTTAAACACCACTGGCAATGAGATGGTGACCCTGCAAAGGCAAGGTTTTTCTCTAGTTCTTTCGAACAAAGACATTAAGGTCTTCACGACCGGGGTCAACGACCAAACCGAAGACTTTGATTCAGTTTATGGTGATGTTGGCCCGTGGGTGGTGTCGGCCAAATTTTCTCCAAAAGGTCTTTCGCGAGAATTGAAGCCGCTACTTAGCCTTATTCCAGCCAAAGAGCGCTCGGGTAGCTTTCTCGAAATGGAAGTTAAAGACAAAGTGATGCTATCTTTGCGTCAGAAAGACATCGGAGATGGCAGAATCGAATCTACAGACTCTTTTTTTGAAATTAGGGTTGAGAGCGCGGCCCCTCGCGCTCTAATTCATCTGCACCCGCAAGCTTTTTCAGACTATACTGGCTTGCTTGATGATATCTCTTCGGCTTTAATGTTTGCAAATTCTGGTTCTGTGTACTACCAAGGAACCAAAGACCTAGACAGCGGACCAATTACTATCAAGTACTTGTTCCCGACAATTCAAGGGTCCTGAGAGGAGACAAGCATGAAGATGGCTCGATGGGTTTTGCAGGACAGCGGCAAGGGTGAAGTATTTATCCTTAAAGGCGAAAACCCGGAAAATTCCGTTCAAAAATCAATTTATCGCCACCCCAAAACCGAGTTGAAGCTTCTCTATAATCAACAAAATCGGATGATTGGCTATCTATTCAAATACAAACCTGGTCCTTTCCCAGGTTACGCTTTATTCAACAACTTTGGTATTCGCTACAGTGAGAAGCCTCATGTTGATCCATCTTCCTTGGAACTTGATATCATTTATGAGGATCAGGTAATTAGGCTTTTGTCCTTTATTCACAAGGACAGACACAAGACCAGAGACTTTTGGCTGGTGGGTCGCTGGCGTACTGAAAATATTCATTCTGATGAAGAATTAGAAGAGGCAGAGGGCGAAGCCGAGGAACAGGTCACAGAATAATGCCACCAGTCAATATGCCGCAAACGCATGCAGACGCGGCGACCAAAAAATTGACCTGCGGTTCTTGTCAGTGGTTCAACTCTGGTCTCCAAGGCAACAACTGTCGGAAACTTCGCGAAGTCGAGGTCGATACTCCTGCTTGTATTGAATTCACAGTAATCCTAAAGGACCAGTTCCACGAAATCTCTAAAGATAAAACTATTTTGCAACTGCGCGAAGAGCTTAGGCATAACCGTTTCAAAGTGGACGACAAAATTCTTGAAGAGTTGCGCGGCTATGTTATTCAAGAAGACTTTACTAAGTTCCGCTTTGGCACCCAACAGGATGTGGGCACGATGCAACAGGCATTGATGCAAATAGTGACCTACAGGTCTCGCGTTTCCTTTATTTACACTAGCATGATTGATATTCAAGTAGAACTTGAGTCTAAGGTCAAGACGGCCAAAATGTGGCTTGTTTCGAAGTACAAAACTTACCAGGATTTGAAAAACGAGGAGATGCGTGAGGCCGCATTAAATCGGCTCCTGCCTGAACTTATTCCAATAACTACTTCTCTCAACAAGGTCGTCCTAACTGCAAAACACTTAGACGAGAAGCTGGATAAAAATGACTGGACTTTGAGGACCATTCTGGAATCGGTGCAAAAGTCGCATTTTAAGGAACGAATTGTATGAATGAAGATGAG